ATGGCGACCAAACGAGAAAGAAACGGCAAGTGGGAATACATCATCAAGCGCAAGGCGCTGTTCCCCAAGCCGTTGGTCCTGCGCTTCGAGAAAGACAAAGAGAAGGAGGGCGACGCTTACGTGCGCAAGCTGGAGGCGCTGCTCGATAAGGGCGTCATCCCAGAGGGCCTTCTGGAATACCGCGAGCCGGAGACGAAGTATCCATTCGTCGGCGATGTAATCCGCGAATACTTGGCCACGCAGCACGTGCCCGAATCGGACGTGACTTGCTTGAACGTCCTCTATGCGCGCGTTGGTGTAACTCGCCTTAAAGCAGTCAACTATGCTTGGGTCGAGAAGTGGATCGCCGGCATGAAAAGGGAACTCACGCTCGCGCCTTCTACGATTCGCCATCACGTCGGCGCGCTTGGAAGATGCTTTGATTGGGGATCGAACCGAGGCATCGTCGAACTGACGGTCAACCCGATCCGCCTGCTGCCCAAGCGCTACGCCAACTACACCGACGCGGACATGCGCGCGCTGGAGCTGAGTGGCAGGGCCGATGAGGCAGACCATGAGAATGAGCGCGATCGGCGCCTGCATGGCCAGGACGAGGAGAGCGCCATCCGCGCGGTGCTGGTGGACCGCGTGAAACCCGACAACAAGGAACGGGCGCTGGAACTGAACTACCGGCCGGCCCTGATCCTCCTCTTCGACCTGGCGTTGGAGACGGCCATGCGTATGCGGGAGATTTACACGCTGTCGCTGGACCAGATCAACGAAGAGATGCGCACCGTGTTCCTGGACAAGACCAAGAACGGCGACAAGCGCCAGGTGCCTCTGTCATCAGTCGCCCTCGACAGCATCAGGCGCTACAAGCAGCTTGTGAAGGACGGGGACGCGGAGATGGAGGGATGGGAGTTCGCCGGCGGTCGGCTCTTCCCCTGGTGGGATGGTGAGAAGAAGACCCTGCGCGCCACGACAGCGAAGCTCTCCAGGCAGTTCTCTCGTGTGTTTGAGCATGCCGGCAGTCCCGACTTCCACTTTCACGACCTGCGGCACGAGGCGACCTCTCGCCTGTATGAGCGGACAACGCTCACGGATGTGCAGATCGCCTCGATTACAGGCCACAAGGATCTGCGTATGCTCAAGCGCTACGCGAACCTGCGTGGTAGCGACCTAGCCAGCAAGCTCTGGTAGCTCCGGCAGCTCGCGCTTCGGCTTTGCAGTGCGCTTGGCCAGCAGCGGGCTCACCAGTGTGGCGTTGCGGCGCACGGAAGCGGCCAGGCCCTCGTCAACGATCGCCTCATTGCGGCGCTCGGCCTGCTGCTGCTTCACGCGCAGCCGCAGGTAGTCGATCAAATCATCCTCAAGAAACACCCATGCGCGGCCGATACGCGCTCCCGGCAGATCGCCAGAGCCAGCCAGCTTCAATGCGGTAGTCCGGTCCACCTTCAGGAAGGCGGCGCACTCCTCAATGTCGAAAGTCCTCACGGTCACGAACCTATAAACAGTCATTACTTACTATAGAGCCATCCTACTCGATGATGCGCCACGAGTAAAGTAAGCGTTGACTGTTGTTGCCGCGAGACACCCCTCGTCGTTGGCCTGTCTTCCCTAAGCCCGAGATGTAACAATCCGTATCCGATTATGTGCAACACGTATTCGGACAAATCATTCTTATTTCGAAGCCATTGCTTCATTAATCAGGACACAGGGATTGCCAAATCAGCTCGCAACGTTACTGCCGGATGAGGCAGAGCCAATGAGCTTTCGAGAGCGGCTAAAAGCCCTTATGAGTGCAAAGCAGGGGGCAACACTTGCTGCGATCGCGGAAGCATGCGGTTGCACGCCGCAGGCCGTGCATAAATGGCTTAGGGGCGGGGATATCACCTACGTCTGCCTGAAACGTCTGGCCATCTATTTCAACGTCAATTGGGTATGGCTCAGGTATGGGGAGAAGGGTCTTGAGGACATTCAGGGCAGCGGCGGGTCTCAACGTTCTTCTTTCCTCATAGAGCGCAGCCAGTGCGTCGAGCGAATCGTGGAAAGCGAGCGCCTTCTGAGGCTTGCTCTGGAGGTTGCGGACGTAGGCGCATGGGAGATCGACGTCATCACCGGCCGAATGAGCTACAGCGCCACAGCCAGACGCATGCTGGCCCTAGATGGAGATCGCTCCGAAGACCTTCATTCCTTCTGTCAACTGTTGGTTGAATCCGACGCTGCACGCTTGGAGAAGGCGCTGGTTGACGTGCTCCGGGACGGTGCGACACTCGACATTTTGGTGCAATCGAAAGCAGATCGTAAGATTTGGTTCGAATTGTCGGGAGGCACTTGCGAGCACACTTTGGCTCAAAATGGCCGAGTAATGGGTGTTTTAAAAATCGTGCATATGAGTGATAAATAGAAAATCTGCCCCTAAAGTAGGGTTTCTACTATCAAGAAACATTTCGTAACATTCGAGTCCGCTCCATAAACCACCGGTTGAGAAACCGCTGGAGTAGATGCCGCTCTTCCCTCATTAGGATGCGCACAGTGGAGTTCGTCACATAAAAAAAAGGCACCCGAAGGTGCCTAGTTTGTAATAGAGGGGAAGTTATATGTCTGATTATGGCTGCGCGTTATTTGTGCTTTGGGAGCGCGTTGTCCGAGCCAAAGCCTGCCATAAATTCCTGAAAGCGCTTCTTGTCGGCGTTACTGGCCAACTTTGGGTTGGGCAGCTTCGCGGCGCGCAGCGTGTCAATGATCTCGACTTCGTTCGCCGTCAGCACGTGCTGATTCGCAAACACGCCCTCGATGGCCTCCCACGTCTCCGGCTGATACTCGCGCAGAACCAGTTGCAGGAAGTAGACCGGATCGACGTTGAGAGCTTTGGCGAGCTGACCAACCTTCTGAATGGGCACCTTCGCACGGCCGCTCTTGATCATGGACACCATGTTGGGGGTGGAAAAGCCCAGCTCGTCCGCCAACTCTTTCTGCGTCTTGCCGCTGATAGCCAGCATGTGGCCAACGTAATCAGCGACTCGGGGAATCTCGCCACGCTTGGGCGCCGGAGGAAGCATGGTGCCCGCGCGCGGGCCGCGACGTTTGACGTTGTTGGTCTCGGTCATAGATATCCCTCCTTTCTTATATATCCTGGATTAGCATCAGACACCTGATGCAGCGACGGTCTCATTATAGAAACCGGCAAGTAAGAAGTGACTGTAGCAGTCGCTTGGTGTAACAGTTGGGCTCAAGTCAGCACTGATTGAGCACCCCTTGGAGCCCAATTGTATTGAAAGGGCGTGGCCAGTCAATGCCTCGTCGTTGAAAACTTGCGCACAGCCTGCGTAAGATAAGTTAACATTGACTATAATCTGTGTGCGCTGAGCGGTTCAGCGATCAATCTCAATTGGGGAGTAACGGGTTCATGTGTTCCGGAGCAACTAACAGCAACAATGCGGCAACTCAATCGTTTGCGAAACAAATCGACCTCAGCCGCTATGCGGACTTGGTGGCCGAAGGCGAGGTCATGGAGGAGCTGGACATTGGCTCTGCAATCCTGTGCCGTGTTTCGCATCCTGTCGTGGGAGTGGTGACGCTGCTCAACACGTCGGCGGGCCACGCCGCGCTGCTGTGCTGAGACATGGCAGTCATAGAAAGGCGGGCAATGCCCGCCTTTTTTTGTCTTCGCTGGGAACGTGCGAGCCCCTGTTGCACGCCCTAAAAGTCTCGCGTAGTATTCGAAATGTAAGTCAACGTTGACTATATAAAACAAGGGACTGCACATGAACGATCGTATCCACATCCTTCGCGAAGCTGTTGTCAAAGTCACACAGATGCTGTCGGGAAAGGGCATTCAGGTCACGCAACGAGGAGTCAGTGCTTATGTTCAGCCCGGCCCCGACGGTGAGCCCGTTCTCGTGAACCTGCCCTACATGCCGGACAACGCCACCGACGAACTGATCCACGCCATTCAGGGCTTCCTGGACCACGAAGTCGCGCACATTCTGTTCAGCGACTTCAAGGCGCTCAAGAAGGTCAAGAGCGAGCGCCTGCACGGCATCATGAACATCATCGAGGACGCGCGCATCGAAAAGCTGATGGCGCAGAAGTTCCAGGGCTCGGCCAGCAACCTGTCCAACACCGCCCACTTCTTCCTCGCCAAATACATCACGCCGCGCATTCAAGAGTGCGCGAAGAAGGGCGACGCGAACGGTGTGGTGGCCGCAATGATGGCCCCGCTGATCCGCTCGATGGCCGGTCAGCAAATCTTCCGCGAGTTCGTGGACAAGCATAAGCACACGGTCGACCCCATCTACAGCAAGGTCGCCCACCTGGCGCCGCAAATCGAAAACTGCGCTTCCACAGAAGAAGCGCTACGCCTCGCGGAGCAGTTCATCAAGGCGATCAGCGACGGCAAGGGCGGCGCCGGCGGCGAGTCCGAAGAGGAAGCCAAGTCGTCGAAGAGCGGCAAGAAGGGCAGCATCGAGAAGAGCGGTAAGTCCAAGAAGTCCCGCCCGAGCGCGCCGCCTGGCGAAGAGGGTGAGGACGAAGATGACGCTGGCGGCGAGGGCGGCACCGGCGGCGTGGGTGAAGGCGAAAGCAAGAGCAAGGGCGGCGAGGGCGAAGCGTCGGAAGACGAGAGCGACGGCGAGGGCGAAGGCTCTGCCAGCTCTGGTGAAGGCGACGAGTCCGAAGACGAAAGCGACGCCGAAGGTGAGGGCGAAGAGGAAGGCGAGGACGACGGCGAGGGTGAGGGCGCGGAGGAGGGCGAGGACGAAGAGAGCAGCGGCGGCGAAATGGAGACCGGCTCGGCATCGGCCCTGATGGATGCGATCGACAAGGAAACCAAGAACGGTTTCGACGATGCCGTGTCCACGCTCATCTCCAACGCCGCGACGGACGCCGCACGCGGTTCCGACTACCTCATCTACACGAAGGACTTCGACCTGGTGGAGCCGCTGCATGTCGGTCGCGGCTACGACTCCACCATGCTCGCGCGGCTCCAGGACAAGGTGGACCACATGGTCTCCCCGCTCCAGAAGGATCTGGAGCGCGCCATCGCTGCGCGCTCGCTCGCCACCTGGGAGAACGGTCGCCGCTCTGGCCGGCTGCACGCGGCCAACCTGTCGCGCCTGGCGGTCGGCGATGGCCGTGTGTTCCGCCGCAAGACGGAAACCACCAGCAAGGACGTGGCGGTGGAACTGGTCGTCGACGCCTCTGGCTCCATGTCGGGCGGCAAGGTCCACACCGCTGCGCAGGCGGCCTACGCTCTCGCGTCCGTGCTGGACCGCATCGGCATCAAGAACGAGGTGATCTGCTTCACCACTGGCGAGTGCCCGATCGACCATCGCAAGCTCGAAGAGGAGAAGGCGAAGATCGGCAAGGAGTTCACGCGGGTCGAATCGCTCTACATGCCGATCATCAAAGGCTTCAACGAGCGCATGACCTCCACCGAGACCAAGAGCCGGTTCGCCTGGCTGCCGAACTCCAACATCTTGCGCAACAACGTCGACGGCGAGTGCGTGGAGATTGCGGCCCGCCGCCTGTTGTCCCGCCGCGAGACCGGCAAGGTCATGATGGTGCTCTCCGATGGCGCGCCCAGCTGCTACACCAGCAGCCCGCGTGCGCTCCAGAAGCACCTCAAGGACACCGTGCGCAAGGTCGAGGGCTCGGGCGTCAAGGTCGTCGGCATCGGGATCATGTCGACCGAAGTGGAGCGCTTCTACACGCGCAGCATGGTCCTCAATGACGTGGCAGAACTTCCCCAGCGCGTCATGAAGGAGCTGCGTCACCTGTTGTTGGGCTGATTCAGGCGACCTGATTGGGATAGTCAAAACTTACTCACTATCCCCTGGGTCGCGTCTCTAAATTTACACATGTCGCAGCGCATTGCTGCATCAACTAGCAAACACACTCTGTTGGAGATAACCATGAGCGAGAACTCGGAAAAGATCACCTGCGAAATCTGCAACGCGCAAGTCCACTCGATCCAAATCCACCTGCGTAAGGACCACGCTGATTGGACGGTGGAGAGCTACCAAGCTGCCTACCCGGACGCGCCGCTGCTGTCGGAAACGGCCAAGCGGGCGATCGCCGAGAAGCGCAAGGAATCGACGACTGCGGCGCCGCTGGAAATGGCCGGCACCGCCGCAGTCGCCGCTGCGCCGAACGTCGCCTCGCTGATGCCAAAGGGCCAGTTGGTGAAGCAGCCGTTCCACGAAGTCTTCGGCTTGGGCAAGGTTGCCGCTGCCCTGTCGAGCAAGAAAGAGCCGATCCCCATCAGCGTGGTCGCCACGTCGGCGCACCCGAACATGGTGCCCAACAAGTCGGACGACTACGTGTATGACGTGGACGAACTGAAGAATGTCATCCTCGCGCTGGAACTGAACATCCCCTGCTACGTCTGGGGCCACAAGGGCTCGGGCAAGTCGGAGCTGTATGAGCAAATCTGCGCCCGCACCAATCGCGCGATGATCCGCGTCCAGCACACGGTCAACACCGAAGAGAGCCACATCGTCGGACAGTGGGTCGTCAAAAACGGCCAGACCGAGTTCGAGTTGGGACCGCTGCCGCTGGCCATGAAGAACGGCTGGGTCTACGCCGCCGACGAATACGACTTCGCGCTGCCGAGCGTGCTGTCGGTCTACCAGGCAGTGCTCGAAGGCAAGGCGCTGGTGATCAAGGAGGCCGACGCCGCCAACCGCGTGATCGAGCCGCATCCGAACTTCCGCTTCGTCGCCACCGGCAACACGAACGGCAGCGGCGACGAAACGGGCCTGTATCAGGGCACCTCGCTCCAGAACAGCGCCAACTACGACCGCTTCGGCATGGTCGTCCACAAGCAATACATGAAGAAACAGTTCGAGAGCCTGATCCTCCAGAAGCGAGTCGGTCTGGTGAAGGAAGACGCTGACAAGATGGTGGACTTCGCGGCGCTCGTGCGCGAAGCGTATGACGGCGCCAAGATCAGCGACGTGATTTCGCCTCGCACGCTGATCTACTCGGCCAAGATCGGCGTGAAGCGCGGCTCGTTCCGCCAGGGCATCCAGCTGTCCTTCATCAACAAGCTGTCGAAGGTGGACCGCGAAGTGGTGGACGGTCTGGCACAACGCATCTTCGGCTGATCGACCATGTATAGCACGGACGTTCTTGAGTGCTACCAGGGGAACCTGGGGCTGGTGCATAAGGTGGCACGCAACTGCCACCGCCGGCTCCAGGCGATCGGTGCAGCGATGGAGTTCGAGGACGTGGTGGGCGAAGTCCGTCAGTCGCTGATTGTGGCGCACGCGAGCTTCGATCCCAAGCAGGGATTCGAGTTTTGCACCTACTTTGGCCGCGCCGCTTACAACCACATGAACCGGATCGCCGAGCGCGTCGAGTTGGAGCGCGTGGAGAACGCCACCTACTCGATCGAGGAGATCAACGCGGGGCGGGGTGAGAACGCGACGCCGGTCGAGGAGACCATCAGCAGCGACGCCATGACGCCGGACGAGGTGTTGGAAGCGAAGCAGCGCCAGGCGCGCGCACTGCGCATGACCGAGCGCCTGTCACCGGTGGCGCAACTGATCGTGGAGTGGCTGGTGAACCCGCCGCCCGAGTTGTTGGCGGAGATTACCCGCCACCGTGCGCACGCGGAAGTCGCCCGCAACATGGGCCTCGCTCGCCGCTCCCATGCCGGTCTCACGATGGACTTCGTGAGCAAGATGATCGGAGCCGCGACGGGCCTTCCCGCCAAAACCATCCTCAACGCCCGCCGCGAAGTGCAGGACGTGATTGATTCGCTTTAAGAGAGAAGGAATGCAATTGTTCGCCGATGTGACCGCCCCCGCTGGTGCTCCGGCATGCTTCGCCGCCGCGAGCGTGTTCAGCCACGATTCGATCGTGTGTCAGGCTTGCGCCAGCTTTGGAGAGTGCTCCAGCGCGTCGGTCAAGACGCTGGAAGCCATTCGGCAGACCATCAACGTGGAAGACCTGCTGCGTCGCCACGAAAACGCACGTCGACGCCTGGCCAAGCAGCCGGCGGCACCCCAGGTGCAGGCTGCCGAGCCGAAGCTGGAGCCCGCCCAGGCGGTCGAGGCCCAGGACGATGAAGTTGTGCCGGCGCGGCCCGCGAAGCCGGCGCTGCCGCCGCAGGTCGAGCGCAAGACCAAAGTGGAGAAGGTGGCGCTGGTGGTGACGGCCACCGACGAAGAGATCCTGCGCCAGCTGCCCGTCAAGGCCCGCGAGCACGCGGAGCGCTTCTGTCGTGCCGGCTTGATCGACGCGATGCGCAAAGACCTTCAGGCCGGTCGCAATACGTTCGCACAGTCGAAGCCAGAGTTCATGCGCGTGATCTGCGACCGTCTGATCGCTGGTGGCGCGAGCAAGAGCGATCTGCGCGCGTCCCTGATGCAGCAACTGAACTGGTCGGAGGGGACCGCCAGCTCGCACGTGAGCATGGCTGTGCCGATCCTCCTGCGCTTCAACATTGCCACCGAATCCGCCGGCAACATCGTGCTCGTTCCCTGCGTCTGAAGCGCACAATCAACACTGACTATTTCAGCTTAGGAGCTGTCATGAATCTTGGACACGCGCTCTCGGTGCGTTCCGACTTCTCGGTAGGAGAGTCGCTGCTGCAAGTCGGCCACCTCGTCGACAAGGCGAAGGAGCTGGGCTACAGCTCCGTTGCGCTCACCGACACCATGAGCCTGCACGCGATGGTGGACTTCACCAACCGTGCGAAGAAGGCGGGCATCAAGCCCATCATCGGCTGCCGCGTGCGCGTGGTTGACGATCCCACCTACCGCAAGCCGCCCAAGTCCAGCGGCGTCGCTGAAGTGCCGAATCTCGGCTACACCCTGAAGCTCTACGCGCAGGACGAGCGCGGCATCAAGGGCCTCATCAAGCTGCTCTCGAAAGCCAATTCGCCCGAGTATTTCTACTACGTGTCCCGCGTGGGCCTGGACGATGTGTGCGAGCTGGAGGGCGTCACCGTCACGACGGGCGACATGTTCAACCTGTTCCACCATCCGCAGGCGCAGGACAAGCTGGAGATGCTGATCAACGCGATGGGCCGCGAGAACGTCTTCGTGGAGCTGGTGCCGATCAATACGCCGCTGTTCGACACGCTCAACGCGAAGGCTCTCCAGGCAGCCGACGCCTTGACCGCCGCCACGCTCGTCACATATCCGACCTGCTACCGCGAAGAGGACGACGCATCGAGCCTGGACGTGCTCGGCGCCGTCACCTCGAACACGAAGATGGACGTGCCGTATCGGCCGATCCAGTTCGTCAAGGACTTCCACTTCCAGGCGCCGAACCATCTGGTCGACCGGATCAAGGCCGCGCACGGTCGCGTGGTGAAGTTCAACGGCGTCAACCTGCCGTCTCTGTGGCTCGCTGGCCTGAAGAACGTGGAGGAAGTGGCCAAGAAGAGCGGCTACGAGTTCTCCAAGCAGCCGGTCTGCCTGCCCAAGATGGCGGCCAACGAATTCATGGAGCTGGGCCGCAAGTGCATCGAGGGCTGGAAGCGTCGGTTCTCGCATCCGGTGCTCGGCTACAAGCCTGACCCGTCGCTGATCCCCGCCTACAAGGACCGGCTGAACTATGAGCTGGCGGTGCTCAAGAAGATGGGCTTCGCTGGCTACTTCCTGCTGGTCGAGGACTTGGTGAACTGGGCCAAAGAGAACGGCATCATCGTCGGCCCTGGCCGGGGTTCGGTGGGCGGCTCGCTGGTCGCTTACCTGATCGGCATCACTGACGTGGACCCGATCCGCTTCAACCTCCTGTTCGAGCGCTTCATCAACCCCGAACGTCTGGACTTGCCTGACGCCGACCTGGACTTCATGTCGACACGCCGGCACGAGGTCATCGAATACCTCACCAAGCGCTACGGCGCCGACCGGGTGGCAGGCATCTCCAACTACTCGACACTCGCCTCCGCTTCGGCGCTGCGCGACACAGGCCGCGTGTATGGCTTGAGCGGCCTGGAGCTGATGGCGACCAAGCTCGTGCCCAAAGAGCACGGCCAGTCCTTCACGCTCACGGATGCCGCCAAAGCCGTGCCCGAGCTGGAGAAGTTCCGCGACGAGAACACGGAAATCTGGAGCCACGCGCTCAAGCTGGAAGGGGCCATGCGCTCGTTTGGCCAGCACGCAGCCGGTGTGATCGTGGCGGGCGAGCCGTTGATTGAGCGCGCCGTCGTGGAGACGCGCGGCGAGTCGCCGGTGGTGAACTGGGACAAGCGTGTCGTCGAGGACTGGGGCCTGGTCAAGATGGATATTCTGGGCCTGTCCACCCTCGACGTGCTGGAGATCGCCAAGAGCTACATCAAGGAGCGGCACGGCAAGGAAATCAACTACCTCTCCCTGCCGCTGGAGGAGCCCGACATTATGGCGGCCTTCGCTCGGGGCGATACGACTGGCGTGTTCCAGTTCGAGTCGGGCGGCATGAAGGGCCTGCTGCGCAACCTGGCGATGGGTGGCGACCTGACCTTCGAGGACATTACTGCCGCCACTGCACTTTATCGCCCAGGGCCGATGGACTCGGGCCTGATGGACGACTTCATCCAGATCAAGCAGGGGTGCAAGCTGCCGTTCTACGAGCACCCCGCGATGGAGCCGGCGCTCAAGGACACCTACGGCGTCATCGTCTACCAGGAACAGGTCATGCAGCTGGCCGTCGACCTTGCCGGCTTCACCCGCGCCGAAGCAGATCACCTGCGCAAAGCGATGGGCAAGAAGGACAAGGACAAGATGGCGGAGATGCGCCAGAAGTGGGTCGACGGCTGTCTCGCGACCAACGGCATGGACGAGACGAAAGCGGGCCCGCTGTTCGACAAGATCGAAGCCTTCGCAGGCTACGGTTTCAACCGCTCCCACGCGGTCGAGTATTCGATCGTGTCCTACTGGACGATGTGGGTGCGCGTGCGCTATCCGGCCGAATACTTCGCCGCGTGCATGTCGATCGTCAAGGAGGAGAAGTTGCCAGGGCTGGTCAGCGATGCGCGGGAATATGGGATCGAGATCCTGCCGCCGTCGATCAACCAGTCCACGCACCGGTTCACCATCCCTGACGACAAGCACCTGCTGGCGCCGTTTTCGAGCGTCAAGGGCATCTCCGAGAACACCGCACGCCGGATCGTGGAGCTGCGCAACGCGCAGGGCGGGGCGTTCAGGGACATGGACCACTTCCTCGAAGTGACGGAAGCCAAAGGCTCGAAGGTCAACAGCAAGGTCCGAGACGCGCTGGACAAGGTGGGGGCGCTGGTGGAGATCCAGCCTGGCGCGAAGCCGGCACGAGCGCTGGAGCGTCGCCGCGATCAGACCGAGCTGATGCCTGGCCTCATCATCGACAGCGTGAAGGCCGACCGGCAGACCGACCTGACGGAGAAGTTCCTGCGGGCGAAGGTGATCAGCCTCGTGCAGGAATACAAGAAGTGCGATGCGTGCTCGCTGGCGGGCCAGAACCACCCGACCGTGCGCGCCAAGAACACCGTCAAGTTCATGGTCGTGACGGACTGTCCGAGCTGGCAGGAAGAAAAGGCGGACAAGATGCTGGAGGGCGACAGCGCCACCTTCATCAAGGAAGCGCTGAAGGCGGCCGGCCTGGCGCCGGCAGAGGGCTACTACACCTCGCTGGTCAAGGCGAAGAAGGACGACAAGTTCCTGTCCAACGCGCAGATCAACGGCTGCTCTGGTTTCCTCAAGCGGGAAATCGAACTCATCAAGCCGCCGGTGATCGTGGCGCTGGGCTCTGCTGCCATCAAGCACTTCATCCCTGGCATCAAGGGCGGCACGGCGGAGCTGACTGGCAAGGCGATCTACGACAAGACGCTGGACGCGACCATCGTCTGTGGCTTCAACCCGCAGCAGTTGGTGTTCGACGCGTCCAAACAGCCGGTTCTCGAAGCTGTGTTTGCGAAAGTTGCCGAGTGTTTGTCCTGAGTAACAAGTAACTATTGACTATTAACCCCTACGTGCAGACCGTAATCTGTGTCTGTTGAACGACATACCGCAAGGAGATCGACATGTCGCAAAAGGAAATCCCCGTCTCTGATGACGAACTGGCCGCACTGATGGCCGAGCTGGAGGAAGCAACTGGCGTGTCGGCTGAAGCGCCGGCGCCCACGCCCGTGCCGTCTCGCGTGGCCACGCCCGACCCCGAGCCGGAAGAGGCTCCGCCTGCCGAAGCCGCAGGGCCGGACGACGAAGAGCTGGCAGCACTTGCGGCCCTGGAAGAGCCGGCAGCCGCGCCTGCACCTGAGCCGGTCGCGGAGACGCCGGTGGTCGAGTCGGTCGAAGAGGACGACACCGACGCACGGCTGGCGGCCCTCGAAGCGCAGCTGGAGCGCGCCAACCAGGCCGAAGCCGAGAAGGTGGTCGCGGAACCCGAGCCGGTGCCGGCCCCTGAACCCGAGCCCGCACCCGCGCCCGAGCCCACACCTGAACCGACCCCGCGCCGCGTCGTGGTGAATGCGGACGGCACGAAGACGATGCCTTCGTTCGGCACTGCGAGCGCACCTGCGCCGGCCAACGAGGAAGACGACGGCATGCCGGCGCCGAAGGCCAAAGCTCCGGCTCTGGACTTCTACGTCGACGTGGATGACTTCCGCCGCACGACTACGCCGACGGAGACAAACCTCGACGAGTGCATGATCCAGCAAAGCGGTTTGCGTGCGTTTTACGGTGCACAGGCCGCGCGTGCTGAAGCGCAGCATGCTCGCCTCAAGGTTCGCTTTGAAGTGCTCGAAGCAAAACTGTATGACGAGCACCGCAAGCTGCTTGCGGCAGGCAGTGAGAAAGTCACGGAAAAAGCAGTCGAGAACGCCGTTCGCTTGGACCCGCGCTACCTTCAGGGCAAGACTCGCGTGATCGAGGCCGAGTCGATCGCCAACGTGAACCGTGCGATGGTGGACTCGCTGCGCGACCGCGCCAGCATGGTGATCCAGCTGTGCGCCGACCGCCGCGACGAGTTCAAGGGCCAGGCGCGGATCATGGCGCAGCAGCAGGAGCGCGATGAACTGCGCAACCGTGCGCTGGCAGCAGCAGCCCGTTCTGCCGCTTAATTCCGAGTCAGATATAAGTCAACGCTGACTATAATTAATTCGCTGAAACGAGGTAAGCGGTCGCCAATTTATCGGCGACTGCCCAACTCAAAAAGGCACCTCTCAACTCGAAACGAAACAAGGAAAAGCGATGGATGCAAACAAACTGATGAGCCTGATGAAGCAGAAGAAGGCAGCGCTCAAGACGAAGGAGAAGACTCTCAAGCCGACTCCGGGTTCGAGCCGCTACGTTCTGCTGCCGGGTTGGCGCAAGGGTGAAGAACACGTGTGGTTCCACGAGTTCGGTCAGCACTACATCAAGAACGCCGCGAAGGAAATCCAAGCGGTCTACCCGTGCGCCGAGAAGACCTACGGCAAGCCCTGCTCGATCTGCGAAGGTCTGAACAAGGCGATGCGCATGTCGGCCGACGACGAGACGGTGGAGCTGCTCAAGGAAGCCAACGCTGGTCAGAGCTTCCTGTTCAACGCTCTGGCGCTCGATGGCGACTCCCCGAACGAGCCGGCGATCCTCGAAGTCCGCAAGTCGGTCTTTGGCCAGATCGTTGACCTGATCGAGGACTGGGGCGGCAAGCTGTTCGACCCGGAAGAGCCGCAGATCATCACCATCAACCGTGAAGGCAAGGGCCTGAACACCAAATACAGCGTGCAAGTCTCGCCGAAGACCTACCCGCTGCCGAAGGGTGTTCTGTCCAAGCTGCACAACCTGGACGAGTATGTGGCGCAGGAAAGCGAAGAGCAGCAACGTCGCGCTCTGGCAGCCATCAACTCGGTCGCGGGCCTGCTGCCGCCCCCGACTCCCGCCGACAAGCCCAAGACTGCTCCGGCAGCCCTGAGCTACGACGATGACGACGCGGCGCTGACGGCCCTCGAAGAGCGTGACCGTGCGCAGGCTGCCAAGCCGGCCGCCGCATCGGCCAAGCTGGACGAGGAGCTGGACGACCTCCTGGGCGAACTGGAAACCGGCACCTGATCGGTTCCCGCACTGGCCCGCAAGGGCCGGCACTTTCGGGTGCTGGCCCTTTTTTCGTCTCAGGAGAGCAGTTTCATGAGCAAGACCCTTTTGATCGACGGTAACTCCATCGGTTACGCCTGTCACAGCGGCACCAAGCTCACCGCTGGCGGCATGCAGACGCAGGCGGTCTTCGGCTTTGTCCGAGTCATGCGCGAACTGCGCCGCGAATACCCGAAGCACACGCCGATGGTCCTGTGGGACGGTCGCGCAGAGTGGCGCTTCCAGCTCCACCCACTCTACAAGTCCAACCGCGACAACGACCCGAAGAAGGTCGCCATGAAGGAAGCGTATGCCCAGCAGCGCCCCTACATCGCACGCGCCTTGAAGCATCTGGGCGTGCGGCAGGTGACAGCGCTCAAGCATGAAGCGGACGACATGGCCGGCTACTTCGTCGCGGAGCTGACCAAGAACCCCGACAACGAGATTGTCCTCATCACCGGCGACGAGGACTGGATTCAGCTGGTGCGCCGCAACGTCACCTGGCGCGACATGCGCAACGACGACAAGAAGGTCAGCCTCGCCAACCTGTTCGACAAGACCGGCTACAAGACGCCCTATGCCTTCCTCGAAGGCAAGTGCTTGCAGGGCGATACGTCTGACGTGATCAGCGGCGTGGGCAAGATCGGCGAGAAGGGCGCGCCGGAGTTTCTGGCCGAGTTCGGCAGCGTGCGCGAGTTCTGGCGCCGCGTCGACGCTGGCGAGTTCAAGCCCAAATACGTGGCGCACAAGAACCTGGCATCGCCAGAGGGCCGCAAGATTTTCGCCCGCAATCTCAAGCTGATGCAGCTCCTCAAGGTTCACAAGCCGGCCAAAGAGGACATGCGCGTCGAGATTGGCAAGGTCGACGACGACGCCTTCCAGGCGCTGTGCGAAGAGCTGGCCTTCGCCTCGATTCTCAAGAACGTGCCGCTGTTCACCTCCATCTTCAAGCAATAAAGGAACACACCACCATGAGCAAGACCCTCGCAGACCTGTGCGATGACCTGGACAAAGCCATCGGCGCGAACGCCGACAACCAAGCTGTCACGCAGTGGATCGATACCGGCTCGCCCGAGCTGAACTACGCCATCTCCGGTCGCTACGACGGCGGCTTGCCGTTTGGTCGGATGGTCGAAATGTTCGGCGAGTCCTCGACCGGTAAGACCGCGCTGGCGACGAAGTGGATGGCGCAGGCGCAGGGCCTGGGCGGCGTCGCTGGCTTCATCGACTGGGAGCGCTCGTTCAGCGTCGACCTGGCCACCGCCGGCTTCGGTCTGAATGACCGTCGTCCGCACTGGATCTACGGCAAGCCGCGCACGTGGGAAGAAGGCAACGTGCTCGCAGCGAAGGCGATCCAAGCCATTCGCAAGAGCGGCGCCATCGACGACAGCGCCCCGATCCTGTTCGTGTTCGACTCCATCGCAGCGGCCCTGCCCAAGAGCCAGGCTGAGAAGGAAATCGACGAATACACCATGAACGACACGACGGCGCTGGCGCGGGTCACGTCGACGACCCTCAAGGCAATGGCGCAGCACGCGGAGGAATACAACGCAACGTTCCTCTACCTGAACCAGATTCGCCTGAAGCCGGGTGTGGTTTACGGTGATCCGCGCACCACCCCTGGCGGTAAGGCGATGGAGTATTACTCGTCGGCCCGCATCGCGCTCGGCCGTCAGAAGATCATGGAGCAGAAGGGCGGCGAGAAGGAGTTCACCGGCCAGAACATCACGGCGCAGGTCACGAAGTCCAAGTTCACCAAGCCGTTCAAGGAGGCCAACCTGCGCATGACGTTCGACGACGCCGGCGTGGCCCACTTCGACATGACGTTCTCGCTGCTGGAGTTCCTCATCGACAAGGGCGCCGTGCCGTATTCGAAGCCCTACGCAACCTGGGACGACGGCAAGAAGTATCACGTCAAAGCGCTCGCCAAGCATATTGACGAGACGGGACAGCAAGCAGTGCTGATGGCGAAGCTGCCGCCGCTGCCTGGTGTTGCAGTAGCCGCGTAATGCTGTAAGCAGCCCCTCCCTACAATCAGAGCATCGATTCTAGGGAGGGCTCTATGAGCACGCGAGTAGTTGGTTTTATCCCGCCAGTGGTGGGGACAGAAGGGGAATTCAACACGTTTCGTCTTGGCGGTTTCTACGCCAAAAGCCTCTCGGTGGGCGAGGAAGTGTTCCTGCTCAACGAGAAGGAGCGTCTGGTGTTCGGCAAGGCGGTTGTGACGGGTGTCGAAACCGGAAAGCTCGGCGAAATGTGCGCCATTCACGGCGACAAGAACCACACGGAGCTGGAAGTCTCCGGCGATGGGCGAAGCGCTGAACGTCTGTTCCACCTCTTGCAAAAGATTCACGGGCCGCACATCGCGACGCCCACCAAGAAGACCACCGTGATTTACATGCGGAGATTGGAATGAGCGACGGCAACACACTCGATGACGTTCTGCACTTTGGCAAGCACAAGGGCGCTCCGATCAGGCAAGTCCTGAAGGTAGACCCGACATATCTGGCGTGGCTGCGCGACAAGACTGCCGACGACATGCGGCAGTCTTTCTTCGACAAGGAAACCAATGATCTGATCGACGACGCGCTGCGCAAGATGAAGCGCAGCCGTCAGCGCATCTGGTCGGACAACCCGCCGCCCCACCTTGCGGATGCCCTCAAAGCCCAGGCCGAAGCACTGGAAGCGGCGCGGGAGCGTGAGGAGGAAGAGCAACAGGCGCTCGCCGCTCAGGCCGCCATGAGAGCCGCCCAGGCGCGCGACATGGCATATGCCCAAGAGTGGGGTGCCTGGTAATGCGCAACGACTACAGCCGCGAGCGTCGCCGCTGGGACGCCATCTCAAGTCGCCATCGCGATATTGACCAGCGGTTCGAAGATCTGTTTGGCCTCGACGGGCAGTTCATCATCATGGATGAGGAGTGGCCGGTGGAGAAGCCAGAGCCGCGCCGCGTCGAGAAGGTCGTGACGGAAGCCGCCACCGGCAAGGCCGCACGCCGCGCGCAGAAGCGACAGCGCATGCAGGAGCGGATTGCAGAGGCCCAGCGCCGCGCCCACAACGAGCAGAACCTGGGCTGGGGAGGGTGGTGATGCGCTACCCGCACTCGGTGAACGGCCGCTTCTATGGCAACTGGCATTACCTGCCGTCTGGCAAGGCACTCTACCTGGCGCACCGCCGCCCGAGCGAAGTATTTCACCGCCGCACGGCCTGGTGCATCGACGTGCGCACGTTGGAAGAGGCCAAGACGCGCGGCATCTCCTACATCGGCGTGGTCACGCGCAACGGCAAGAAGCGCAATTTCTGGATCACCCTGGTGGAGGACTTCTTCACCGATCCGCATAGCTTCAGCCACTTTGGGGACACACGCCAGCGCGGGCTCCCACTGTCCCGTTTTCGCATCAACCCGTCGGCAACCGCGAGCGCGATTGCTTCTGCCATGTCGCTTCGATAGTCGTTCCTGACTGATTCGATTACAATGTAAAAACAGTCAATAGTGACTTACATTAAGGGGCAATAATCATGGCAACTAAGCGTTACTCGAAGGACCGCGTTATCGACAATGTTTGCCGGCTACTGATCAAGCAGGGCTGGGTCACGAAATCAAGCAACCGCCACGTGCGGCTGGCCGATCCGAGCGGCAAGAAGATCGTAACCGTGCCAGGCTCGCCATCAGACCACCGCGCCGTGCAGAACTGGCTGCACCAGCTGCGCCGCATGGCGGTCATTGATGCCATTCCGGCCTGAAGGAGGCGGACATGGTGCTGACAACCGCGCTGCTGTGCATGGCTCTGAACGTCTACCACGAGGGGCGGGGAGAACCGACCGCCGGCCAAGTGGCGATCGCTCTGACCACGATGAACCGGGCCAGGCACGACAGTGGCAAGGTCTGCGAGGTCGTGATGGCCGAGAAGCAGTTCTCCTGGACCAACCGGCTTGTTGCGCGCCGCAAGGACGGCTGGGAGATCCAGCATGGCGCCATGCCGCGTGACCAGAAAGCATGGCGCAAGGCCCGCGTGATCGCAACGCTCGCCCTCAAGGGCATGTTGGGCGACTTCACGCGCGGCGCCACCCATTACCACGCCAAGTCGGTCAGTCCGGCCTGGAGCAAGAAAATGCCGCGCACGTTCGCCTACGGCAACCACGTTTTCTATCGGCACGTCTGATAGTCAGCATTTACCATCGGAGATAACCCATGAAGCCATACGGCATCATCAGTGACACGCATCACCACTCGTGGTCCGCTTTCTCAACCACTTTGCCTTCCGGTGTGAACAGCCGGCTCCAGCAGACCCTGGACGAGACCAAGCGCTGCGCAGAGGAAGTCCGCAAGGCAGGCGGCAACTACATCGCCCACGCCGGCGACCTGTTCCACGTGCGCGGCTCGATCGCGCCGAGCGTCCTGAACCCGACGCTGGACTGCTACGGCGAAATCATCAAGAGCGGCATCAACATCGTCATCTTGGCCGGCAACCACGACCTCGAAGGCAAGGAAGCGCTGCGCGTGTCGAGCGCTATCACCGCGCTGGAGGGCGTCGGCTGCAAGATCATCAACAGCTGGGAGGCGGGCCTTGCCGCGACCGACCACGTGGCCATGATCCCCTGGAACCCCTCGATCGAAGGCTTGAAGAAGCAGATCGAGGACATTGACCCGGCTGACCGCCCGGGCTGCGACCTGATCCTGCATGCGCCGGTCGATGGCGTGATCCCCGGTCTGCCTGACCACGGTCTGAGCGCCGAATACCTGGCCAAGCTGGGCTTTCGCCGCGTCTTCTCTGGCCACTACCACCACCACAAGGAGTTCGAGGGCGGCGTCTACAGCATCGGCAGCCTGACGCCGCAGACCTGGAGCGACGTGGACAAGAAGTCCGGCTTCCTGATCGTCTACGAGGACCGCGTGCGCTGGATGAAGTCGCACGCACCGGAGTTCGTGGAGATCGACAGCGCGACCGACCCCGCCGACATTCCCACGATCGTGGACGGCAACTACGTGAAGGCGACCATCCGCACCGCCAACGTGGCCGAAGTCGAGTCGCTGCGCGCATACCTGATCGACAGCGGCGCGAAGGGCGTCGTGCTCAACGTCCAGAAGGATGCGACCGCACCGACGCGCAGCGGCACCGTGATCCGCTCGGGCGTGACGCTGGACCAGAGCGTGCAGGACTACATCGCCGCCAGCTCCATCCCCGAAGCGGCCGCCGTTGCGAAGGCGTGCCAGGACGTTCTCACCACCGTGCGGAGCGTGGCATGACCGAACAGGAAGCCAGCGAACTGACGGGTGTCCATCTGGACATGGCAGTCGCCAAAGCGATGAAGCTGGAGAACGTCAGCGTGCATGGCGGCCGGCTCTGGATCGGCGGAAAGCGCCCGTTTGATCCGTCGACTCATTGGGGTGATGGCGGTCCGATCATCGAGCGCGAGAAGATCAATCTCATTGCGGTGGACGAGAGCATCGGCAAGATCGTGTGGGCGGCGGAACAAGGCAGCACGTCTTTTTCCGCCAGCTCCTTCTCGTATGACGGCGAGCCTGTAATCAACTTCGCCAAGATCAGCGTGGTGTTTGGGCCAACCCCGCTCATCGCAGCCATGCGCTGCTTCGTCATCGCCAAACTTGGCCGGGAGGCATAAATGGACTTCAAGACACTGCACATTCGCAACTTCCTCACCATCGGGGAAGCCAAGCTGGACCTGGATAATCGTGGCCTGCTGCTGATCCAGGGTGTGAACAATGACGACCCGTCCGCATCTAGCAACGGCGCCGGCAAGTCGTCCATCGTAGACGCGCTGTGTTGGGTGCTCTACGGTGTGACGGCGCGTGACGTGACGGGCGACGCCGTGATCAACGAGACGGCCGGCAAGGACTGCCGTGTGACGGTCGTGATCGAAGACGGCGCTGACACCTACGAAATCACGCGCGGCCGCAAGGACAAGGCGATCAAGAACGCCCTGATCGTCAAGAACCTGACCAGCGGCGCCGACCTCTCGAAGGGCACGGACAAAGAGACGCAGGAGGTGGTGAACACCATCATGGGCTGCTCGCTGGACGTGTTCTCCGCTGCCGTCTACGCGGGCCAGGAGAAGATGCCGGACTTGCCCGGCATGACCGACAAGCAGTTGAAGCTCCTGATCGAGGAGGCCGCCGGCGTGGAGGTGCTCTCTGACGCCTACGCCGAAGCCCGAGCCCGCGCGACAGCCGCAGACAATCTGCTCAAGATCGCCAGCTCGGCGGTGAACGCCCGCAAAGCGCACCTCGCCAACTGCGAGACCGAGCTGGCGAACGCTGAAAGCTCCAAGACGACGTTCGAGAACGAGCGCAAGGACCGCGCTCGCGCGGAGCTTGAGAAGATCAAGCCGATCGAGGCGGAACTCGTGCGGTTCAAGGCGCTGCTGGACAGCCACCCGCCCCGTGCAGATGTGGAGGCGGGGATTGCGGAAGTCGACAAGAGTCTTGGCGCCCTGAAGGCCGAGCAGGATCGCGTAATCGCCCTGAATGCGGCTGCGGCTGCCGAGCAGACCGCGCTCACCCGCAAGAGCGCCGAATTCGCTGCCGTCAAGCGCCGTCTGGACCAGGCAAATGCCGCCCTGGCGGACATTGAGTCGCAGGTGGGCAAGCCATGCGGCGAGTGCGGCAAGCCGTATTGCGAGCACGACCTCGAAACCGCCAAGCAGGCGCGCGCCAAGAGCATCGAGGAAATCAAGCGCGAACTGTTGCCGATTGCGACCGACCTGCGCGCATTGCAGGAAAGCGCAAAGCAGCGCGCAGAAGAAGCCGAAACGTTCAAGCAGTCGATGACCGACCCGAGCGCACTGGCTGCAAAGCGACGTGATCTGACGACTGTCCTGAACGCGATCGAGTCGACGACGCGGGCCATCGAGAGCAAAGAAGCGGAGCGGCAGCGCATTCGTGACGCGGCGAAAGCCCACCTGACCGCGCCGAACCCCTGGGACAAGATCGTCTCCGACCGGCGCGATGCCCGCCAGCACTACGAGAACCTCCTGAAGAAGGAAGAGGAGGAGCTGGCCCAGGCCGAGAAGGCGAAGTCGATCGCCGAATCGGTGGTGCAGGTGTTCGGGCCGGCGGGCGTGCGTGCGCACATCCTCGACACGGTGACGCCGTTCCTGAACGACCAGACCGCCGACTACCTGGGCATCCTCTCCGACGGCGTGCTGCACGCCACCTGGAACACGCTGGCCAAGACGGCGAAGGGCGACCTGAAGGAGAAGTTCAACATCGAAGTCACCAACGACAAGGGCGGCAAGAGCTTCGCCGGCCAGTCGGGCGGTCAGAAGCGCAAGGTCCGTCTGGCGACGGCGATGGCGCTGCAAGACATGGTGGCCAGCCGCGCATCCAAGCCGATCAACCTGTTCGTGGCAGACGAAGTGGACCACGCGCTCGACGAGGCGGGCCTGGAGCGCCTGATGACCGTCATGGAGCGCAAGGCGCGCGAGCGGGGCACGGTGCTTGTCATCAGCCACAACTCGCTCTCGGACTGGATCGACAACGTGATTACCGCCGAACTGAATGGTGGCATCACGACCGTGACAGGAGCAACCGAGCGTGGCGCAGTTTAAGTCTGGGACGCCGCTGGACCTCATCGGCGACCTGATGAAGCAGCCTTTCGCTGCGCCGATGGTGCCGGTCCTGAGCATCAAGCGGCCGACGCGGACCTCGTTCAACGAGGCCATGAATGATTTTCTCAACACGCCTGGCTACAACAGCGCCGACGCCAGCGCCGCAGGTGGGCACGACGCCTACATGCGGTCGCTGCGCGCCGGGAAAGTGGCCAAGCACTCCACTGAAGAGGACACCATGAAGGAAAAGAAGGAGGTTGCTGCGCTTGTCAGCGACCTTGAGAAAGAGGCAGTTCAAGGCTACGAGGAGGCGTTCCGCGAGAAGCTGGTGAACTTTGAACTGCCCGAGCCCCTGAAGCTGACCGTGCGCAATGGCAGCGACTTCAACGTTAAGCCGTTCATTGGCGGGGAGGAGTTCACCCCGGTGCGGGGCTACGTGGGCAAGCGCGGCAAGACCATCATCGTCTTCAAGCCTGTCGGAGTGGCCGACTTCGAGGAGATGGAGATGACGGAGGCGGACGCGAAGGCGACGTTCCCCGGTTTCAACCGCTACCTCAACGACGCGCTGGGCGAGGTGATGGACAAGATCCAGGAGGCCCGCGAGGAGGTCAAGGCACAGGAGCGGGCGGAGGAGATCCGCTCGAAGGCAGAAACCTACGCCGAACAAGGCTTTGGGAGCTGGTGATGCAAGCGCTCAAGAAGTGGTGGGGCGGTGCCCCGACGTGGCAGAAGCTGCTGACAGGCTGCCTGGTCTGCGTCTGGACCGGCGGCGCGCTCATCACGCTGGACTGTAAGGGCGGCCTGCTGTTCTCGACGCTCTGCACCGCCGTTGTGCTGGGCTTTGCGGCGCTCATGAACGCAGTAAGCAACTCGTAGGAACGACAACCATGAAACTGAAGCTGCTGGGGCTCGACCCCTCGCTGTCCAACTTCGGCATCGCCAAGATGACGTTGGACCTGACCGACATGTCTTTGGACCTGGACGACTTGGTGCTGGTGAAGACCGAGCCCGAGCAGGACAAAAAGAAGAAGAAGGCTGTGCGCCAGAACTCGCTGGACCTGGAGAGGGGCCGCATCCTGCACGACGCGCTCATCGTGCACGCGCAAGGCTTCCAGATCGCGGTGGCCGAAGTGCCGGTCGGATCGCAGTCGGCGCGGGCTATGGCGTCCTACGGTGTCTGCATCGGCGTGCTCGCGGCGTGTCCCATCCCGATGATTCAGGTGACGCCCTCCGAAGTGAAGATGGCCGGCTTCGGGGTAAAGACCGCCACGAAGGACGAAATGATCGAGTGGGCCTTGCAGACTTACCCGGCTGGCCCTTGGCTGACCCGCAAGACGCAGGGCCAACTGGTGCCGATCGCCGCGAACGAGCACCTGGCTGACGCGGTGGCGGCCGTCCACGCCGGCATTCTGACCGACCAGTTCCGTCAAGCCACTGCGCTCATGCGCGGGCTGAAGGCCGCGTAAGCGGTTTTCCTGACCGGTCAATATAAGTCAGCACTGACAATAATTGACTGGTCAGCAATGCAAACAAACGGGAAGCAGTTATGGCGAAGTCGCGCCTCCTTGAGCGTGTCAAGGAATACACCTTCACGGATGACTTCCATTTTTTCGGGGAGCGCTCTGCGCGTGAGCATCGCGAGTTGGAAAGGGCTAGAGTCGCCATCCGTCAGGACACGGCAGATGAGTGCCTGCACTGCACGCATGCCAAGTGGAATGTTGAGAAGCACCACCGAGCGTCCGACTTGACGCTCATTACCCGCGTGAGCGCCCGCTGTGGTGTTGCGCGGTGTGTCGAGGACATTCCGGCCATGCCGCCTACGCTTTCCCCCGCCTACCCCGAAACGTTCACTTTGGCGTCGGTCGCCAAAGAGACATGCTGGAAAGAGGTGGAGCTGAAGGGCGACCACTACGAGTCATGGGCCAACCAGAAGCGCGAGGCAATGTCGCTGATGAAGGAATACAAAGCCCACGTCGCAAGCAAGGATACGCCGAAGACCATGCAGGAGGATGCCTGGTAGCTTTCATATAGAACAACAGTCAAAACTGACTTACACTCCGTTCCCCCTATTTCACCCCACCCAACTTTGCAAGGAATGCAATGCAAGTAATCAAGCGAGACGGCACCAGTGAGCCGTTCGACGCCACCAAGATTGACCGCTTGACCGAATACGCCACGCGCGGCCTGAAGGTCGACGTTGCCGCCCTCAAGCGCGAGACGAAGCTCCTGATTTTCGACGGCATGTCCACGAAGGACATTTTCGATGCCCAGGTGAAGGCTGCCGCCGGCCGTATCTCCGTTGAAGAGCAGGACGCGACCTTTGTGGCCGCTCGCTTCCTCCTGTCGCGCCTGTATAAGGACGTGACCGGCGGCATCCACTACCCGACGCTGCGTGACTACCTGTTGGAAGCCGTGTCGGAAGAGCGCGTCAGCCCGCTGCTGATGGGCGGGACCGCCTTCGACTTGGACGTGCTCAACTCGATGATCCGCCCCGAGCGCGACCTCCAGTTCACCTACTTGGGCCTGCAAACGGTGGTGGACCGCTACCTCATCCGTCGTCAGGAGAAGGCCGGTGTGGCGGTGGCCCCGATCATCGAGCTGCCGCAGCATTTCTTCATGCGTGTGGCGATGGGCCTGGCGCTGGCCGAGAAGCCCGAAATGCGCACCTACTGGGCGTGCCAGTTCTACGAAGTCCTGTCGTCGTTCGACTTCATGTCCTCGACGCCCACGCTGTTCAACTCCGGCACGCTGCACTCGCAGCTGTCCTCGTGCTACCTGAACACGGTGGCCGACCAAATCGCTGCCGACCCCGACGAGCATCCGTTCGCCTCGATCTACGGCACGATCCAGGAGTGCGCGCTGCTGTCGAAGTTCGCCGGCGGCATCGGCACCGACTGGACCCGCGTGCGCAGCGAGGGCGACCCGATCAAGAGCACCAACGGCAAGTCGAGCGGCATCGTCCCCTACATCAAGGTCTGGAACGACACGGCCGTGGCGGTCAACCAGGGCGGCAAGCGCAACGGCGCCTTTGCAGCCTACTTGGAAAGCTGGCACCCCGACCTGTATGCCTTCCTGGAGCTGAAGAAGAACTCGGGCGACGACCGCCGCCGCGCACACGACATTTTCCCCGCCAACTGGATTCCCGACCTGCTGATGGAGCGCGTGGAGCAGGGCGGCATGTGGAGCTTCTTCTCGCCGGCCGAATACCCGGAACTGCACGACCTGTATGGCGATGCCTTCAAGGTCCGCTATGAGACGCTGGAGGCGGAGGGCAAGTATCGCTTCCAGGAACCGGCCATCGAGGTTTGGAAGAAGATGCTCGGCTTCCTGTTCGAGACGGGCCACCCCTGGATCACCTTCAAGGACGAGTGCAACCGCCGCAACCCGCAGCAGCACGTCGGCGTGATCCACAACTCGAACCTCTGCACGGAAATCACCCTGAACACGTCCGACGATGAGACGGCGGTGTGCAACCTGGGCTCTATCAACCTGGCCCGCCACGTTGACGCCTCGCACCCGAGCGGCCTGAACGTGGACAAGCTGTTCAACACGGTGACGGTGGCCATGCGCATGCTGGACAACGTGATCGACATTAACTTCTACCCGTCCGATCGGGCGCGCAATGCCAACCTGCGCCACCGTCCGGTGGGCCTGGGCATCATGGGCTACGCAGAGTGGCTGGTGGCGCAGGGCATCGCCTGGGAGTCGACCGAGCACCTGCTCAAGGCCGACCGCATGATGGAAACGGTGTCCTACTTCGCCATCGGCGCGTCGGTGAAGCTGGCTGCCGAGCGTGGTGCCTACGAGTCGTTCAAGGGCAGCCTGTGGGATCAGGGCATTCTGCCGATCGACACGGCCCGCAAGATCGGCACGCTGCTGCACGGCGAAGCTGAGTCCACGCTGGACTGGGACAAGATGGCTGCGCTGATCGCCAAGCACGGCATGCGCAACAGCAACTGCATGGCGATCGCACCGACCGCGACCATCTCGAACATCGTGGGCACGACGCCGACCATCGAGCCGGTCTTCCAGCGCGAGTATGAGGAGGGCAACCTGTCGGGCTCCTTCAAGGTGATCGACCCGTGCCTCAAGTATGGCCGGCCGGAACTGTGCGTCGAGTCCTACGACATTGACCAGACGTGGCTCGTCAAGGCGGCCGCGCTGCGCCAGAAGTGGATCGACCAGGCGCAGTCCCTGAACCTGTTCGCGAAGGAAGGCACGAAGGGCCGCCAGCTGTCGGAGCTGTATCTGATGGCCTGGCGCCTGGGCTGCAAGACGACCTACTACCTGCGCAGCCAGTCTTCGGACCTGGCCAAGCAGCGAGCGAAGTCGGCCAAGAAGGCGGCAGCCGCAGCAGCGGCTGCACCCGTCGATGCGATGGAGTCGGAAGTGAACCTGTGCTCCATCGACAACCCGAACTGCGAAAGCTGCCAGTAATCAACAGTCAACATTGACAATCGACGGGGCGAAAGCCCCGTCACTGGAGACCTGACGTGAGCAACGTCCTTGCTTTTCCCAACCGCCGCGTGGCGCCCGTCGAGTCGATCGAGGAGCCAGAAGCCACCTCTGTCGAACCGATCGAAGCCTTGCCGGTAAGGGAGCCCGACGCAGAGCAGGCGACCAGCCCTGTGCCGAAGGTCTTGCTCCCGCTGCCAGTCTTCGAGCGCATGCTCGGCGCGCTCACCTTCTATGCCCGGGCTGGATTCGATCATGGCCGCGAAGCACGCAGCGCGCTGGGCGAGTTCACCCCGCATCACCAACCGCAGGAATCCGCATGACAACCACCGCAGAACGAGTCAACAGCCGGCGCCTCATCGAAGGGCCGTCCGACAAACTGATGGCAATCTCCCCGCTCAAGCACGCATGGGCGCGGGACATCCTTCAGGTCATGGAGAACAACACGTGGTTCACGAAGGACGTGGATCTGTCCCGTGACGTGAAGCAATACAAGCAGGGCGTGCTGACGCCGCGCGAGAAGGAAGCCTATGACGGTGCGCTGGCCTTCCTCTCGAACCTGGACGGCTTCCAGCTGCACAACATCACGGACAACATCGCCAAGCACGTCACCTCGCCCGAAGTGAAAATGTGTCTGGTGCGCCAGGCGTGGGAAGAAGCGCTGCACGTTGAAGCCTATTCGACGCTTGCAGAAGCAATCTGCGCTGACCCGATGGAGGTCTACATGCGCTTTGAGCGCGACGGTGTGCTCGCGGCCAAGAACGAGCACGTGCTGCGCCAGAACGCGATCTTGGACCAGACCTACAGTCCGCGCACCTTCGCGTTGTCCACCGTCACCAACGTGGCCCTGGAAGGCATTTACTTCTTCTCGGGCTTCCTGATTTTCTACACGCTCGCCAAGAACGGGAAGATGCTCGGCTCGGCGGACATGATCGCCTACATCCAGCGAGACGAAGAGGGCACGCACCTGGAGCTGTTCAAGCACATGTTGCAGACCCTGCAAGTCGAGAACCCTGAAATCTTTGATGCTGGCTTCTACGAGGATGCGCGCGAGTTGCTGCGTGGCGCAGTGGAGCTGGAGACCACGTGGGGCAAGCACCTGATCGGCGGCGGCATTCTGGGTCTCACCGACCCGATCATGGAAGGCTTTGTGCAGTGGCGGGCCAACGAGTGCTGCGCGCAGTTGGGCTTCGAGCCGCTCTATCCCGGTGTGAAGAACCCGGTGCCCTGGTTCCAGGACATTTCGCGGGTGAATGGACGAAAGAAGAACTTCTTCGAAAGCAAGGTGACGGACTACTCCGTCGGTGGCGCTCTCGAATGGGAATGATTTTGTTCCCGCTCTAATATAAGTCACAACTGACTATAATTAGACTGTCGAAAGTGATGCAATCCCCGGTCGAAGTTGACCGGGGCTCAACAGGAGAATCCATGAAAAAGCACAAACGAATCTTCACAGTTGGCCTGGCCATTGGCGTTGCGCTCGCGTTCGCAGGCTGCGGCCGCACCGAGCAGGTCGCACAGATTCCGCAGCCGCAGGTCGTGCAGCAAGCCGCACCGGCAGCCGCTGGCCAACCAGTCATCGTCAACGCCGCGCCTGCGCAGAGCGGTGGCGGCATGGGCGACATGCTGATGGGTGGCGCGATCGGCTATCTGCTGGGCTCCAGCGGCAACCGCAGCGCCCCGGTCCACGAAGAGCGCCGCGTCACCAATGTGACGAACGTGACCAAGCACTACCACGTCACCGAAGCGCCGAAGCCGGCTGCACCGGCAGCGCAAGCGGCCACGCCAGCAGCAACGCCCGCACCGGCGCCGGCCAAGCCCGCCTACGCGCCGACCTACGCGAACAAGCCGGCAGCGCCGACCGCCAGCTACAGCCCGAGCTACGCGAGCAAGTCGAGCACCAGCTCCAGTTCGTCCAGCTCCTCTTGGAGTCGCCCGAGCAGTTCGTCCTACTCGTCGATGAGTCGCAGCAGTTCCAGCAGTTTCAGCAGCGGTCGCCGATGAGCGAAGGAGGGCGCAAGCCCTTCCTGACAGAAAAGCCGGTTGGCGACAGCCGTTTTCTCTGTCAGTGCAGTGTGGAGAGGTCACATACGCTCCTGCGCAGATAAAGCAGGGTCGGGGCAGCGCGACGGCACGGCAACAGGGTGCGCGGTCGTAGACCAGCCGGTATCGAAGCCGGCCACTGACGCTAATTCCAAAAGGGAGATCACATGATCCAAGCCAAAGTCATTGAGGACAGCATTGCCGCGCACGGCAAGCGCCTGACCACCCTCCAGCTCGTCTACCCGCGCTTCATCCATGCGGAATTCATGACGCACCGGGTGTTCAGCCGCAACGCCAGCAGCAGCCGCGCCATTCCGATCGCCAAGATGATCGAGCAGGTGCTCAACAGCCCCGCCATGCCGGTGCATTGGGGCAAGAACCAGCCAGGCATGCAGGCTAAAGAGCAGGTGAGCGACGAAACGGCCACCACCGCAGCGGCCAACTGGGTTCGAGCCGCGCACGATGCAGCCCAACGCGCCTACGTTCTGATGGACCTGGGCATTCACAAGCAGGTCGTCAATCGCATCCTGGAACCGTTTCAGCACATCCATGTGGTCGTCACCGCGAGCGAGTGGGACAACTTCATGGAGCTGCGCGCCCACGAGGATGCCCAGCCGGAGATCCACGAGCTGGCGGTCCAGATTCGCGCCGCGATGACCTCCTCGACCCCTGTCCTGCGCCTTCGCAACCGTCAAAGCGCCTACAACTGGCACCTGCCGTATGTGAGTGCGGAGGAGCGACATGCTCGACGGGATGAGCCGTATCTGCTGGCGAAGTTGTCGACGGCACGCTGCGCGCGCGTGTCCTACCTTACGCACGACGGCGCAGAGCCTTCGATTGTGAAGGATCTGGAACTGTTTGACCGCCTGGTCGGCGCGCGCCCGCTCCATGCATCGCCCACCGAGCACCAAGCCTATCCGCTGCCGCTGAGCACGCAGTCCTCCAAGAACTTCTTCGGCTGGCGGCAACACCGCGAGCTGATCGAATCCACCGTGCTGGCCTGATATGGCCACTCAACGTAGTCAACCCTGACTTTTTATAGGAGTAGGAAATGATGAAAGCGTTTGGCAAGAAGTCCGTCGATTCAGTCCTCGCCGCCTTCAACCAGACCATCACGGACCTGGAGCTGGTCGGCCAAGAAAGCCTGGCGCAGGCCGACCGTGCTGAACAGGACCGCATCGAGGCCGAAGCGCGTCGCAACGCCGCGATGACGGAAGCCTCCCGCGCAGCTGCCGTCGCTGACCGCCTGAAGACCCTCGTTGCGTCGGACGCAATGGGCGGCGTCGGTCTGGGCTTTGGCCTGGCCGCAGCGGAGTGAACCCCATCCCCACCGAAAGGAGCAATCACCACATGAACTTCAAGGAATACCAACAGCAGGCGATCCTGACGGAGAGCGTGCCGGCGACCATCAACTTCGGCACCGTCAGCCTGCATGCGGCGCTGTCGCTGGCCATCGCCAATGCCAAGATGATGGACCTCGTGAAGCGCGCCATCTTCTACGGCAAGCCCATCGACAAAGAGGACATGCTCAAGAGCCTGTCGGCGCAGGTCGAGATCCTGGACTTCCTGGGCACGCACAACAACGAAGGCAACCTGGCCGACACGAACGACAAGGCGCTGTTCCCGGACCTGCCGCCGGCACTGGCGGGCGCCAAGCTGTCGAACATCAACGTCCGCCTGTTGCACGCGGCGGTGGGCATCTTCACCGAAGGCGGTGAAGCGCTGGAAGTCATCCTCAAGCAGATGGAGACTGGCGAGTTCGACGCGGTGAACTGGGGCGAGGAGATTGGCGGCGACGTGTCCTGGTATCAAGCCATCGGGCACCATGAAGCCGGCACCGACGAAGATGTGGAGCGCGAGAAGAACATCGCCAAGCTGCGCAAGCGCTACCCCGACAAGTTCAACCACCACGACGCCGTGAATCGCGATCTGGCGGGTGAGCGCGCCATCCTGGAAGGCAAGGTCTTGCCAGGCGGGGGTGCAACGCCGTTCGCTCCGGTCACTTCGACGGAAGCGGTGGCGGCTTGATGATCGGTCTGTGCGGCGCACATCGCACCGGCAAGACCTCGCTGGCGCGGGCGGTCGCGGAGAAGCACGAGGACGTGCTTTTCCTCGAAACGCCGGTCAGCGGGATTTGCAAGGAGCTTGGCTTCGATCCGGCGCGCACCCATGACTTCAAGACCCGCCTGGAAGTGCAGGGCGAAATCTTGAAGCGAGTGGACGCCATCTACGCCAAGCACGCGGGAGAGCGAGCCATTACCGACCGCACGCCGCTCGACATGATCGCCTACACGATGGCCGACGCAATCGGCGATCGCGTGGCACAGGAAGACCAGCAGCGCTTCGCCGGCTACGTCCAGCAGTGCATCGACGTGACCAACAAGCGCTTTGGTGTCCTGATCGTGGTGCAGCCAGGCATTCCACTGGTGGCGGCAGAGGGCAAGGCAGCGCTCAATGCGGCCTACATCGAGCACCTGAGCGCGATCATCCTGGGCCTGTCTGTCGACGAGCGGGTGAAGCCACTGCACTTCTACCTGCCCCGGTCGATGACCGACATGGTGGAGCGCGTTGGGGCTGTCGAGTTCGCAATGGGGCGCGCTGAGAAGCGAGCCGAAGAGCAGATCGAGCGGGAAGTGGCCGGCGGTTATCGGCTGATGTAGCAAACCGGTAGGGAATGCGCGTTGTATAGTCAGCAGTGACTTGTGTTCCCTACCGCGCTTCTATAAGATTCTGTGTGTGCGCAGTGTTGCGCGAGTGCATGAAAGAGGGGCTTTCCAGTGCCAGCCGTCAAAGTCAATGCTGACTTACATATGCCGACCGTTCAGGAAGAACTAGATCGCAAGACGTTCGAGACCCTGGAGTGGCTGTTCGGGGCGGTGCGGCGCGGCAACCTCACGCAAGACCAATTTTCGACGGGCGTGGACACGTTGTTCATGGCTGTCAGCGGGCTGCTCGGCAAGGACTTCATCGACCTGATTACGGCAGCCCAGGCGGAATGCTCGAACGAGGCGCCGGTGCTGAAGCGGGTGTTCGTGAATGGAAAAAAGATCCTCGTCATTAAGTGGACGGTGGGGTCGACGAGGGTGACGGTGGGCAAGCGGGTCAATGGCCTGGCTACCGGCGGCCATATCAAGGATTTCGACAGCGCGCTGGATGCCAAGAATACGTTCGAGCATCTGTGCCACGTTGTCACCAGCAAGGGATTTGAGGAGATTTGACATGAAGCCGAATTTTGAACTGTTGAAGGACGCCTACGCGATCATCGACGGTATCCCTGGTCGGGTAATCGACCTGGACATGTGGACGGCGGAAACCGGTGACTCGCAATTCTGCGGGACCATTGCCTGCGCCGCCGGCTGGCTTGCGCGACACCCGAAATTCAACGCGCAGGGGTTGAAATTGGAGTTTGGTGACGATGGGCCGCCGATGCACGAACCGTCCGGCACTTACGGCTTCACGGCGCTCGCCAAAATGTTCAATCTGGACGAGAGCAAGTCGGAGCACGACCTCTTTAATGCTCGCATCGGCGGCTACCGCGATGAGGAGCTGACGGATGCCCAGTTTGTCCGCATGTCCGACAAGCAACTGTTCAAGCGTCGAGTTCTCCGCCTGTTCCAGGAATACAGCGAGCCGTTCAACGAGAAGTTGGGGCGCGGCCTGAACCTCGATGCTCGGCAGCGGGCCATCTAACTATGGCTTCGATCGGCGATTCGGTCGAGCTGTCCTGGTTCGTCGGCAAAGAGTTCGAGCTTTCGGGCGTTCACGAGGGGCAGGTGCGGAACCCGCGCGTTGACGACTTCGCCACGCACTTTACGTTCGTTCTGGACGGGCGCGCCTACACGGCGGCGGAAGACCCGGACGACGGCTACCGGTCGTCTTTGGAACGAGTTTTCTGCTCGTCAGTAGAGGATGTCACCAACCGGTTCCCGCCTGTGCGAGTGCGCGGCACTTGGTCCGACGACATGGATGGAGCGAGCGGCGAGGTCATCCAGTTCAAAGATTGCGTGACGGGGCGAGTGGTCATCACGGTCGGCACACACAACCACGACGACTATTACCCGTGCTTTGTGGGCTCCTTCATTCCGGACAACATGGTGATCAACCGCTCGGAAGAAGAGCGCCAGTTGGCGCTGCAAGAGAACATGGCCGCGATCAAGGCGAAAGACGGTCAACGTGAATGGGGGACGTGGTGATGGCAAACGTCGGAAAGCTCAAGGAAGGCAGCTTGTTTGGAGCCACAGATGGAGTGAGCTGGCTCTACTGCAAGGTGGCGAAGTTCGACGGCAGCGTCATCTACGCCCGCGTGATCAACGGCGCTTGGACCGCGCGCTTCAACACCGACGGCACCGTTGACGCAATCGGCTCTTGGGACCGGATCATGAACGAGGGCATCAAGGGCCTACGCATCGCCTTCACGGACGAGCTTCCAGAGGACGTGCGCGACGACTACAACGCCTCCATCGATTACATGGATGCTCAGATGGCCAAGAACCCGGTTTCGCGCTACATGGCCGGCCGACTTTTGGGCATGCGGTTGCGCGTTGCGCGCTTGATGCGAGCCAGCCGAGCCGCCAAGAACGCATTCGCGCAAGCGTGGAGTCCGAAGCCGGCTGCACTGCACGCGGACGCGGACGAGGAAGAAGACGAGGATTCGATTCCCTTTTAGGAGAGTGAAGTGGCAAAGAAAGTCGGGACTTACGAGATTCCCTTCGACAAGGAAGGCAACCAGTTGGACTACGGCGGCTGGGCGCATGAAATGGTGCCCAACCATGAGTTCGAGGACACGCTGACCTACCAATCGTGCGGGCGCGGCCGCAGCTCCGTTGGCTTCACCTTCACGCGCACGGACGGCCGCACCGTCAACGTGTTCCTGACGGACATGGACAAATGGATTCCGCAGATGGCGGGCGGGAAGATCACCGGCAAGTTCACTTTCGTCAAGCACGGCCAGAACTACGGCTGCACGCAGGTGCAAGCATGAAGAAGCACCCGGCGCCAAAGGTCGGCGATACGGTCGTGCTGAACGACAACGGCCTGGCGCAGGTGTTTGGGCGCAGCCTGGGCCTGTCCCACATGAAAACGCTGCGGATGAAGGTGACGCAGGTGGACAAGACCTCGCTGACGTTCCCCGAGCCGACGTTTGCGGTGGAGGTGGACGACCCCGAAATCAACCAATACCTGATCGATCACCGCTGTTTTGACATCGTGGAGAGCACGAAATGAAAGTCTTTAAGGTGCGCGACAAGACAACCGGCCTGTTTTCGAAAGGCGGCATCTCCAAGCGCTTCGACGAGAAGGGCAAGATTTGGCACACGGTCGGCACGGTGCGCGGCCACCTGGCGATGTTCCAGGACAAGGATTACCGCACGCGCACGTCCGTGTATCCGCCTCGTGTCAAGAACCTGGAAGTGGTGGAGTTTGAGCTTGTCGAAGTTGCCAAGCATGAAGTCGAAGACTTCCATCCTCCCAAGTATTAACCCCTGTTTTTGTTTGTCATCATCATACAGTCAATACTGACTTAACGCAGAGAGAAAGCACCATGAAAGTGAAGCGCATCGCATCCTACGAAACCACCGACGGTCAGCTGTTCACCGACAAGAACGCCGCCAAGAACCACCAGCGCGAACTGGACCGCCGCGCGAACTTGGCCAAGCTCGTGACGGACACGCTGAAGGACGAAATGATCGCCGGGGAGGTGATCTTCCACCCTGAGTCGCTGGCCGACTGGCTGCTGGCCAATCAGGAAGCTATCCGCAATCTGCTGCCGCAGCGCAAGCCGAAGGGCGAGGGCAAGCAGGAGCAGGCTGCCGACGCCGGCACGGATGAGCAGCCCGCCGCGAACGACGGCGCTCTGGCTGCCGCCTGATCATGATCTTCCGTGCCGTCTTCCTCGCGCTGTTGTTGATGGCACTGATCTACGGGGTCTTGTGGCTCGCCACCTGCACCCCGTTCTTCAGCGACAAAGCGCGCATCCGTCGAATCATTCGCCGGACCTTCCTTACCGCCGCCTCCGCGTGTCTGACCGTGCTCGCGATGGCCTTCCTCATTTCGGTCGACCACATCTTCTAAGGACAAACGCATGAAGAAACTGTTCATTGGCTTGGCGCTGCTGTTCAGCCTTGCGCTCACCGGCTGCGGTGGCACCATCAACACCGGCAACGTCGGCGTGCGCACGAGCTTCGGCAAGGTGGACCCGCAGGAGGTTCACGAGGGCATCTACCTGGCGCTGTTCTCCCACGTGGACGAATACACGGCGAAGGAGACCAGCATCGAGCTGGAGAACCTCCAGCCGCGCGCCCGTGACAACCTGACGCTGAAAGACCTGGACGCCACGGTCTACTACAAGACCAACCCGTCCAAGATCGCCGAGTTCGTCAGCACCCATTCGGGTCAGTCGGCGCAGTTGAAAGGCGAGCACTTCTATCGCGCCGGCTACTTCCTGGTCCAGAACATCGCCAAAGGCCAGCTCTCCGATGAGGTCTCCAAGCTCGACAGCCTGACGCTCCACCAGAACCGACAGAAGCTGGAAGACGCCGTGCGTGTGTCGGTGCAGGCCGAACTGGACAAAGACCCGTCCGTGCGCGGCACGTTCGAAATCACGCGGGTGGTGGTGCGCACCGTCATGACCGACCCGACGATCGAGGACGCCATCCGCCAGGCCGTGTCTGCCCAAAAGCAGCTGGAGGCGAAGGAGAAGCAGATCGAGATCGCCAAGAAGGACGCCGAGATCGAAAAGACCCGCGCCAGCGGTAAGGCCGCCGCCAACGCCGCCTTGAACCAGACCCTGACGAAGGACTACCTCCAGCACGAATACAACGAAGCCTTGCTGGCATGCGCCCAACGCGCGGGCTGCACGATGATCGTTGGCAGTGCAGGGAACACGCTGCTGAATGTCGGGAAGTAACACGTCCCCGCTGTAAGCCCTGAGCTGACTTTTTATCATTGACCGGTAGTCAGCAATGACTATCGGTCAAGAGTAAGACGTTAGGAAAGGAGAAACCGCGATGTTGGATCGCAAGTTTTTCGCGCAGATGTTGCGCGAGGTATCACCGGCAGAGGCAATGCCGCACTCTGTCATCAACCACCACGTCAATGGCATGGATTACCTGTGCCTGCACCGCTCGGACAAGCTGACCGTCAAGCTCTATCTGGTGGAGAAGCCTACGAACCCACACAGCGGCTACCTGGTGCATCCGCACAGTCACCGCTATGCGTTCGGCAGCATCGTTCTGTGCGGGTCGTTGGAGCATATCCGCTTTAAGCGCTCGAAGGATGGCGACCTTTGGCGCGAGCACTACTACAACCCCGATCGCAAGACATTGACTCCGATGGACTGGGTTGCTCTCGAAGAGCGAGCGGAGCATCACGCCACCGGCAGCTCCTACTGGGTCGAGCCGGAAGAGATTCACACGCTGCGCATGCAAAGCCTCACCACGCTGATTGGCCTCGTGCAGTTCGGCGACGCCAAGCGCGAGTCGGAACTGTTCCTGCCGGCCGGCCAACCGATGAATCGCTCGGAGGAGCGCAGGCCGACCTGGGAGGAGACGTATGCCCTCATTCAACGCTGCCGCGCTCTGATTGGAGTCTGATATGAGCCTGATCATCACCGGCCTCGATACCGAAACCACCGGTCTGGAGCAAGCAGACGGCCACCGCATCATCGAAATTGCGCTCCTCGAATACGACTTCGACAGCCGCAAGCTCGTGGACAAGTTCGTGCAGCGCATCGACCCCGAGCGCTCCATCAGCGCCGGCAGCCAAGCGGTTCACGGCATCACCTACGAAGAGCTGGTCGGATGCCCCAAGTGGCAAGACGTGGCGGGTGAGGTGCATGCGCGCATGCAGCGCTCGGACCTCGTGATCGCACACAACATGGGATTCGATGGGCCGTTCGTGGGTGGCGAGTTGCTGCGGGTGGGCGTCGGGCTGCCCGAGATTGAGCCGTTCTGCACGATGGAGAACGCGCGCTGGGCCTGCCCCGATGGCAAGTTCCCCAAGCTGATGGAGCTGTGCTTCGCCCTGGGCATCGAATACGACCCCGCTGCTGCGCACGCGGCCGAATACGACGTGGACAGGATGATGCGGTGCTTTTTCGCGGGCCTGGATCGCGGCTTTTACCAACTGCCGGCCGACGTGCAGGCGAAGCTTCTGAAGGTGGCCGCATGACAGCCAAAGCACAGCGATACAGGGCCGGCCACGATTCGGACGGGAAGCTCTTCGTGAGCGGAGGCCACTCCATCGAGTGTGGCTACTACGGCGGCACGCTGTCGCCTGATTCGCGATTCGAGAGCGAAAAGGACTGCGAACGCGCCGCCCGCATCGCAAACATCGCATTTGAGGAAGGGCGTCGGCACGCGAAGGCGGAAATCCGCGCGGCGCTGGGCCTCAACATCTGAGGGGAGGCAGACATGACGATGCGCCTTGACGCCTGGCTTAGCAAGTCGCGCTATCTGCCGCCATTCATGCGCGACTTTCACGCCCAAAAGGATTTGTTTAAGGCGATCCATGAGGCCGTGAAAGTGAACGGCTACGAGACCACCAAGAATGTCGATTGGGTCGCCGGCATGTGCTACGTCATCGACGTTTTCCTCTGGTTCATGGCCCTTCACGGCTACACATTGCAGCGCACACGAACCAACGTGGACGCTGAATTTCGAGACATCCAAACAACCGTCAGAGAAGCGGCAGACCGACGTTCCGCACTCTCGACAAAAGCGCTGATCGGCGCCTTCAAAGGGGAAAAAGCATGACCTACCACTGTCCCCATTGTGGCTCCGAAGGCCGCATCCAGGTCCAGGCCGTCATCAGCGCGCCCGCCGCGCTGGCGCACCAGTTCTCCAAGCAGAACCTGCGGCGCGCTGACGTGCATCTGATGGGCGTCCTGTGGGAGACGATGGACTTCATCTGCGGCAGCGAGAAGTGCGGCCGCGTGACTGATGGCTACGGCAACTACGTGACCAACCTGGCCAAGCGCGTCAAGGAGCTGGAGGCACAGGTGGCGCAGGCGCCTTCTATGACAGACGCCATGCGCGCCTTCATCGAGGGAATGTCCGTTTCGGTGGATGTGAGCACGTGCGAGGCTGACGCCGGCCATCGCTACTTCGGCACCGTAATAGAGGTGATGGACGACGAGGCAGACAAACATGGCGTGACGCTGCTGGTGCAGGACGCCAAGCCAAATTTCTAACAAAGCGAACCCATTTCTGCGAGGGGGATCGATGGACAACACGACAAAAAAGGAATGCCGCAGCAGCTACTGCGAATGCGAGCCAGGCAAGTGCGGCAGTGGCCGTATCGACAAGCGGGGAGAAGCTGCCGCGCAATCGCAGGCCCTGGCGATCACGAAGGGCGAGCGCGATGGCAATTGGCAAGAGTTCGACGTGAACGGGCATGGTGGCCTGATTCGCGTGGTGGCGCGCATCGAGGGCGATGACGCGGACCTTCCTCTCGGGAAGCTGGTGGAAGACCTCCTTGTCGGCGCAGGCGAGCCGCGCACCCAGCCCGCACAGCGTCCCATGCCGGAGCCGACGCTGGCAGACGCCATCGCCTTCATGCGGCGCCTGAAACAGAACTTGATGCACGCCCGCCGGTTCGGCAGCGACACGTTGCAGGCATACAGGAACGCATGCGTGCGCGCAGAGGGCGATGTGGAGGAGTGGCTCATCGAGCATCGCGAAGCAGCCCGCGCCACCAGCGCCGCGACTGTGGCCGAGCCGAGCAAGATTGAACGAGTATGCGTTGGTCAGTTTGCAAAGAAGGCGGACGAAAAGAATTGGTTTTGCATCCCACCAAATCGCGCCAGTGAGTTCCGCGAAGCCGGTTATGAAGTGCGCTCAGCTTTCCTAGAAGCCGCCCAGCAGCAAGCCGAGCCGAGCCATGCAGACTCGTTCGCAAGCAAAGCTGCGTATGCCGCAGCTATCGCTGATGCACAGCAGGCCGAGCCCGGGGCGGATGAGCGGGCGGCTAGCGATGCTTATGACAAGGTGGATCGCTTCCTGCGAAACAACCTTGACGACGTTGACTACGCCGAATATTCCGAAGCGCTGGAAAGCGTTCGTGTCGCCCAGTCCGCCCAGCACGCGGGCGACGATCACAACCCGGTCGAGGCGATCGGCGCAGAGTTCGTCAAGGCGAAGGCCAGCCGCGATCCGCGCGCCGTCGACACGCTGGTGGACGCTCTGGGCTGCACCCTGCGCGAACAGGGCTTCGCGCTGATCCCTCTCGACGAGGAAGAGGTCAGCGAGTCCTGATACACTCCAGCCACCTTTCATGTGTGAGAAATCACCCATGTTCAGCCCCTCCGCCTCACGGTCGAGGGGCTTTTTCTTTGTGCGCTGCGCACGCGCAAGACGCGATCAGGACACGGCTCAGATCGCGCTACAGCGCAGCCATTCGCGTGCGCGCATGCACAGACATGCGGTCAATGCAGAGGCAATTTTTGATGCGGTGGAGATAAGTCAACGCTGACTATAATTCCCAGCGTCTGCGCATCAGAATTGATGCATCGAAACACACAAGAAGGGGCCTCATGGGATTCCGCATTCTGCATCTGAACGATCCGACTGTTCGCAAACTGCGCCAAGAATCGCCGCTGCGAAACAAGCCTCTCATCGGGCGCGGCATGTTCGGCGCGGCTTTCGACAACGGCGACACCATTCTCAAGCTCACGGTGGACGAGGCCGCCTACATGCTGGCGACCGACTGGGTGGTGCGGCCTGACGGTGAGCACTTCCCCAAGACCGTCCACAACTACGGGTGGATGGGCGAGCACGCCGGTGGTTACTCCATCTACCTCTACGAGGTCGAGAAGCTGGCCAAGCTCGAAGCCGGTAGCGAGCAGCGGAAGTTGGCTCGCCGCCTGGTGACGCAAGTCGGCGGCAGCGTGAGGAACAGCTGGCACCGCGCACGCGCCGCGCAGGAGGCGCTGGATCTGCACGGCAAGGACAAGACGCTGCCGGAGTCCATCCGCGACACGTTGCTGCGCCTCTCGGCGTTCCTCGACAACGTGGGCGAGCACTGTGGCTTGGACCTGCACCTGGGCAACTTCATGGTCAGGCCGAGCAGCGGCACGCTGATCTTCAACGATCCAGTGTGCGACTACCGCACCTGGAATCGCCGCATCCAGCTGAACAAGCGCCGATTCGGCTTCTGAGCGGTTCCCACCCACACCCCTTCGTCGGGTTCAGACAATCAAAGCACGACAAACAATCACAGAGGTGACACACATGGACGAATCGACCCCGGTCTACCGATACACCCGCGCGATGGCCATCGCCGACGGCGTGCTGGTGGACGTGACACCGGACGCGAAGAATCTCGGCTTCGTGTTTCCGGTGGCCATCTCGCAGGCCGCGTATGGCGCGGTGGTGGCCTGGACAGAGGAAGACAGCAAGCGCAAGCCCAACTTGGGCCAGAGCGACGCCGGCCGCCTGCACGACGTGCTCTTCATGCTGCACGCGGCCATTGTCACCGCGCAGGTCACGGACACCCTGATGTTCTACGTCCTGGCCGTGCCGCGTGACCAGTCGCGCCAGACGGACCCGGTGCGCCACAAGCTGAAGGCGGTGGTTGGACCTGGCGACAACGGCGAGGGCGTCATCACCATCATGCTGCCGGACGAGGACTGATCGTGCTCACACAGGCGCAACTGGACACGGTGGCCGAGCTTCACAAGAAGCTGGAGGCCACAAAGCGATCGGCCCGGGGTCCGATCTTCGATCAACTGGACAAGATCCTCACGCCGGTTCTCAAGGCGGCGCAGACGGCCAAGCAGGAGCAGATTGAGGGGTGGATCGCCTCGCTGCCGCTCGGCTTCTACCGCGCCGAACTGCGTGTGGTGGCCATCCACAGATTTAGCAAAAAGGAAGAGGAGCAAGCGGCATGAGTCGAAGCATGTATGGCTATTTCGACAAGCAGGGCGACGGCATTTCGCACGGCGAGTGGCTCGCCCTGACCAAAGACCCCGCGTATGTCCTGCTGCGGCAATACGACAACGGCCAGGTGCGCGCCACTGTGACCTGGGAGGGCAAGGTGCTCAACCCGCAGAACATGCTGCCGGACTACTATCCGGTCCTGCGCCTGTCGGTGAGCAACTACGCCAGCGACGGCAGCCGCCGGCCGGACCCGGTGGAGGATGGCAAGACGTTCCCCAACGAGACGGCTGCGGTAGCCGCCTACGAGGAGTTCCTGGAGCGCTGGACAGCCAGCCACCGCGTCGAAGACGGGCAGACCGGCGAGTCCGAGTTCGTGGAGGTAGACAACGACCTCGCGCCGCCTCCGCCGCCCGACAAGGATGCGCCCATGTCGACGGTGCCTGACGACGATGATGGCGTCGGCGCCTGGTAGCAAAGCACGCCTTCACAAAGCCGGCCAAGCTCCGGCTTTTTAACGGCCTGATCGCAATAATTGGATGCGTCCGCAGCGATGTGCCTGCGTTCATTTTGCGAGGCCAATCATGACAGTCACAGCGGCGCTTCCGCGTCCGACAATCGCCATCGTCAACCACGACGATCTACCCACCGGCGGCACCAAACTGAGCAGCAAGCGGCTGCCGTCCGACATTGAAATCATCCTCATGCGCCCGAGCGAATGGGCGGCCGTGCCGTGCATCGACGTGCAGCGGGACACCACCCGTCACGCGGCCAGGATCGAGCCCCACATGCGCGAGTTCCTGAGCCCACATCGGGAGGTGCAGGCCGCGCGGCTGCCTGACGGCTCGATGGTCAAGCTCAATGGCCACAGCCGCGACCTGCTGTGGCAAGAGGGGCGCATCCCCGTGCCTGACACCCTGCTGGTGACGGTTCACTCGGTCGCCGACATGGCGCACGCCCGTCGCCTTTACTGGGCCTACGACAATGCCTCGGCAGTCGAGACACCCACGGACAAGGTGTTCGGGGCGTGCCGGCGCCTGGGTATGGAGTTCACTTCGTCTTACTGCAAGGAGATGCGGTTCAGCGCCGCGCTGGCCGCCATTTCACCCAAGCACCTGAAGGAGAAGGACCAGCGCATCGAGTATTGGCAGGAGGAACTGAAGGCGCTCGACAGCCTTGGCGTGAACCGCTCCACCTTCATCAACCCGGTCACGTCGATCTTCCTGCTGACCATGCGCAAGTATGGCGACGGCGCCTTGGTGTTCTGGATGACGTTCTCGGAGCGGGGCGGGGTGAAGGACGAGGCCGGCTATGACGCCATTGAGGGCCTGGGTGCCTGGCTCGACGCCAGGAAGAAGGACGGGTGGGGCAACGGCACCAGCCAGAAGCAGATCCGCAACGTGGTGCTCGGCGCGTTCATGGCCTGGCACAAGAACAACGGTGTGCGATTCGTCAATCCGAAGGCGCTGGAGAAGCGCGCCTTGGAGCTGACCCGGTTCGTCAAGCTGCACGTGTTCACGCAGGCGCGGGATACGGCAGCGGAGCCAGATCAGTAAGTTGGAAGAGAGCCGCGTGGCAGTCGCGCGGCTCTATCAAGGCTCACGCCTTAGTCAAACACGTTCCGAGGCGTGCATAGGACGCGCGTAATTTGTCCCGTGAACTCCCAGGCATCGTTGAAAACAGGAATCACGCAGATGTGGGTGATTGTCCAGGTTTCCGTGATGCCGAGGGTCTTGTTTGCACGCGCCGGCAGCTTCGCGACACCGCCAATTTGCAGATGGGCCAACGGAGCATTGGTCGAGTAGGAGAAGAATGCCTCATGCTTTCCAACATCGTTCAGTCCGTAGAATTCGTAGGTGTAATTTTGACGGCTATTGTCGCTCACAGATTCTCCTATTGAGGTGGGGTTGTGCTGAGTATAGGCGCGCTACCAATTACGCCTTATTGCTTGGGTCGGTGAGTTGTTTGGGGTGTGACAGGAGAACGCGGGTAACTTCGCTGGCGAAGCCGCCGCTTAATCGGGCTCCCGATAGGACTTCCTGAATGCGATATTTTGTGGCCACAGTTTCTGTGCGGGCGCGCAGGGCATCTCTGTCGACTGCCCCTAGATGAATCACCTTTTCGAGGACAAAATCCTTGCCCTCTTCAATGCCCGATAGGCTGTTCTCTGCCTTGATCTCGGCGACGATCACCGGCTCCCCATCAGGCCCGTTTTGGCCAACTTCCAAGAAGTAGTAGTAATGCGGCACGTTGCCTCCATAATCGAACGTGCAAGCCTAGCCGTTTGCCAGCCTATTTTCCACCCGCCTCATACCCCTTCCTAGTGGGGTGTGATATTCGCGCGCGCACGCACTCTGATCTAGTCGGTCAGCCCGCCACCCCAACCACGTCTCCAGCCTCCCACCGGCTATCCCCTGGGGTGCGTCTCTACTATTCACACATCGACTGACGCAACGCAGAAACAGCGCAGCGATGCGGTGAAAAAAGGTCTCCAGCAAACGCGATTGAGACTCCATAAGCCGGTTTTTAAAGTAACAACTGTCAACGCAATAACGCAGAGACAGACACACATGAAAGGTGAAAATTATGGCAAAGCGCAACAACAAGAACGCTCAACTGAACATGTCGATGGGCGAAAACCTGGGTGCAATCATCGACGGCGCCAACGTCGATGAAAGCGCGATCCTCGACTCGCTTCTGGAGGAAGTGTCGGGCGAGTCGAGCGCACCAGTGGAAGCCGCTGACGAGATCGTGGAAGCTGCCGATGACACGCCAGTGATCCCCGAAACCGAAATCGAGCCCGCCGTCGCGGCTGCCGACGACACGCCGGCCGATGCCGAAGCTCCGGCAGTGGATGCAGCGGCAGTGCCCGAAGAGGATCTGGAAGCCGCGCTGATCGGCATCGAGATCCAGGAAGCCACGCAAGCCGCCTACGCCGAAGCGGGCGATGCGGCCGACGAGGGCAGCGACGCTGACAAGCCCAAGACCGACGAAGCGGCCGCAGCCGACACGAGCGCAGCGCCCAAGAAGGAAAAGGTCCGTCACGGCCCGCCGCTCACCAAGTCGCAGAAGGTCGTGGCCAAGCTGGGCGAGCGTGCGTCGGAGTTCCTTCTGCTGGAAATCAACGACGCCAGCCTGGACGAGGAGGCGCTCAAGCTGCGCCAGGAAGAGGTGCTGGCCGAAGTGGACGGCCTCGCCAAGAAGGTCGCCGAGAAGGCCACGATGCTCTTCGGTTGGCTCAAGAACGGGGGCAAGCTCAACGAGGTGATGCAGCGGACCTTCAAGGTGCTGATCGAGGAGGGCGAAATCACGTCGGGCGTGAAGGGCAACCTCCAGTCGAACCTGTTGGCCAAGCCGTATAGCGCAGGCACCGCTGCCAGCCAGGCGAACCAGATGTTCATGCTGCTGCCGGCCCTCAAGGTCACGAAGAAAGAGAAGGGCCGCATGGTCGCCAATCCCGACTCGCTGATCTTGGCGAAGGCGAAGGCCGAGCTGGGCCTGTGATGGGCGAGGGGAGGGGCGACCCTCCCTCGATACGCAAGCCGCTTGCTTGCCAGGCGGCTTTCGCATCGACACCGGAGAACATCGTGGACTTTTCCAAGCTCAATTCGCTATCAACCGACACCCTGCGCGCCATGAACTCGCACATCGTTGGCCTGATTCGTCAGCGACAGGCGATGGAACAGATGCAGGCCGGCTCAAAGCTGCGCATCGGCGGCAAGGCCATGTTCACGCATAGCAGGACCGGCGCACGTCACGCCATCGTGATCGACAAGATCAACACCAAGACGGTCGTGGGTAGGGAGCTGAACCCGGACGGCACCACGCGCATGACGTGGAAGGTCAGCCCGACGCTTCTCACCCTGGTGGACGATCGGCCCAAGACAACCGGCGCAGGGGTTGGCGCCTCCTGGTAGGGAAAACTTTCAACCTCGCAGTGTGTGTGTTTTTGAGGAGTCTGACCGTCCCGTCGGACTCCTTCTTTTTGCAGCGCTCACGCCTTGGGCTCGCAGAACGCCCGCCCACCAGAAACGTTGGTGTGACGCGAATCGAAAGCGGTTGATGCTCGACCATGTGCGAAAGCGAAACGCGCTGGCCTGTGCGTCAGAACGCGCGGCCAATCAGGGGCGCTTTTTGCTTGCAAAACACAGTCAACGCTGACTATACTTCGCGCCGTTGGTGATGATGATGATGCCGCTGACGTTCCTGGTGCGGGTTGCGATGATCTTTCTTTGAGCAGTGACGTGCGGCAGGCGTCGGTTTAGACCGAGCGCTCGGTAGGGCGCATCAGCATGTCGGAAGGGGCCGTGAGGTTGCCGTCCTCGTCGACGAGCGCAGCGCGCACCTTCAGGCCGGTCATGCGGCTGCGAACTTCGGCGGGACCGATTCCGGTTTCGGTAAGGTGAGCATCGCCCCACTGCATGAGCCCCACCAGCACCGGTAGAAGCTCCACTGCGGCGCGCGTGGGCCGGTATTCGAAGCGTTCGCGGTCGCCAGGGTCTCGGTAGGGAGTTCGCCGCAGCAGACCGGCGCTCACCAGTGCCTTGAGGCGATTGGAGAGAACCGCAGTCGAGCATTGAAGACGCTCCTGGAAATCATCGAAGCGACGAACGCCGGAAAACACGTCTCGGAGGACGAGCAAGGTCCACTTCTCGCCGACCAGTTTGAGGGCGGCAGCGATGGAGCAGTTTTCGAGGTCTACGGGGAGCCGATCGGACATGGTTTCTTAACGATAGCACCCTGACTTTAACAACGAAAGGCATATGAACAAAGCAGCACTGCGTCAATTGGCCGTCGCCATCGTGCGGATGCAGGACGACATGCGTAAGGCGGGCGGAATCAAGCCAAAGAAGCCCCGCGCGCCGATCCCGCCTGTGGTCCGCCAGCGTGACCGAAAGAACGACTTCCAGCGCAGGCCGAAGCACAGCAGGGACTCCGAACTATTCTGATTGGGGCGGCGCAGGCGGCCTTTTTCTGGAGTTAGAAATGGCACTGTCCTCCGACGACTGGAAGCAGAAAGTGGTGGAGCAAGGGCTGACGATCTGCCCGGTTTGCGAGTCCTCCAAGATCACCTATGGCGCCTGTGGTGTAGGAGCTTTCTTGGTGAGGCAGGAATACGTGTGCGAGGCGTGTGGCCATGAATTCGAGGCGCTGTTCACGCTTCTCGGATGCTACGCGGCAAGAGAGTAGGGAACCGGCTTCCCGCGCTCTATCCCCTCGCTCGCATCAGCACAATGCATCTATCGAAACAACGCGCAGACAGCGAGCCAAAAATGATTACCGAACAGCGAAAGTCCGAACTGCAACAGAAGGGCTTCTTCGTCGAGGACATGGAGAAGGTCTGGGGTCCGGGTTGGTGGTCGGGAAATTTCCGCTGGATGCGCAAAGACAGCGACGAGTTCCAGGACGGTGACACCTCCGACAGCGAGGACGCGGCCTGGGTCGATGCTGACCGCTACGCAAAGGAGCTTTGCCTATGACCACTGCAACCCAACAAGTCAGCACTGTGGAAGTGCTGGATACCGTTCTCAAAGCCGCGCGCGGCGTCCTGGAAAGCTGGGAGAGCGGCGACCTGGCCGGCGCCGTGACCCAACTCGGCATCAGCATCGAGGAAGCCGACTCGCATCTGGATGCTCTGGGCGGCATGGAGTGGCACTTCCCCTACGACACGCCCATTGCGGCCGTGCTGTCAGCCGCGAAAGCCAACGGTCTGCACAAGGAAGCGCTGGAGCGGCTCGCCTTCGTGATGAGCACGCGCAGCGGCAAGGACGACATTGTGGACGAGATCCTCACCGACTTCTTCGAGGAGTTCGACATAAAGGTCAAGCAGCGCGCCCTTGACGGCCTGTGGGGCTGGGCCCTTGAACCCACGCCGGCCGCCGTCACCAACTGAATTCCCAACCCAACGAGGAGATCCACTCATGCAACTCCAGCAAGTCGAAACCTTCATCGACAACCTCAACGTCCTGCAAGCCAACGTGCGCGAACTGCGTCGCATGGCCCAGGCCACCGGAGCGCTCGGTCTGGGCGGCATGTCCGACAAGATCGCCGCCGTCTGCGCGTCCGTCGAGTCGGTCGAGGCCAACATGCGCGCCCATGCAGCCCATCAGGCCGCTGCCGCGCTGCCCGCCATCATCGAAACGCTGACGGCCGCCACCGCAATGGCCGCACAACAGCCCCAGCCCGTCCGTCATCCGGCCAGTCTGCCGGAAGTGGCTGTGATGGCCGTCTTCTCCACTGATTTGATGGGCAACGCAAGTCAGCACTGACTATAATAGAGTCGTAAAGCTGATTGTCTCCAATCCTCCAAACGCCAGGGCACCCTCCCTGGCTTTTTTTTGCCCTGAGGGCCTAGACGATCACGTATCGCCAATGTTGATACTCCTGTCGTTCGTTGCTACACTGTATCAACGCTGACGAGTGGCGCTCTCCCGATCTCGCTGGCGGTCTGCGATATGAACAACAAGGCTGCTTCCATAGGCAGCATGAATGGAGAAAGTTATGGAGCAAACAGTGAAGCGTTGGGGCAATAGCCTCGCGCTTCGTATCCCCAGCACATTGGCCGACGAGATTCACATCGCCGAAAATTCGGTGGTGGAACTTAACGTCCGTGATGGGCTGCTCGTGGCAGAAGTGAAGCCTTCGTTCTCCCTCGACGCAGCCCTTAATCTCCTTGAGACCAATCAGGAACGACTCGATCCGATGATGGAATGGGGCGCGCCGGTAGGGAGCGAGTGGGGTGGACCGGACGAGGCCGCAAATTCCAAATAACCAATGCGAAACCTCAAAACTTTCAACGTAGAAGTGGATGTGAAGTGGGCCAACGTTCGCAGTCCAGCGGAAGGCGAAATTTGGTGGGTCGATCTGGACCCCACAAAGGGTCACGAACAAGCAGGCCACCGGCCCGTCGTAGTGTTGTCGCTTCAGCGATTCAATGGCGTCACCAAGCGTTTAATCGGTGTGCCTGTAACGACCAGCATTGCACCGCCAGGCTCTGGGCGCGCCGCCTTTCAGGTGCCCTTGTCCGGTTGCGAGAAACCTAGCGCAGCGCTGCCCGACCAGATCACGACTCTGGATTGGGAAGCCCGGAAAGCAACGTTCACCGGGTGGAAGGCAACCGAAGCCGAGATGGACGAAATCTGGCTTCGCATTCGCGGCATTTGTGGCCGATAAGCGGTCAAGATTCACCCTTCAAAGCGCCTGAAAAGGCGCTTTTTCTTTGTGTGCTCGCCTTGTGATGCGTAAGCCACTGATTTTAAAGGGAAAAATCGCTCTGTAAGACGTTCCGGCACTCTTATAGAACCCTGCCGCAACTCGCACCCCGTGGGAGCAAAACGCAACAGCGCAGAGAGCGACCGCAGACACGCACACACCGACCGACGAGAACGCGCGCAGAAGCGATCCAAACGACCGGTTGACCGTCTGACACGTCTAGACCGCAGAAGCGATTACAGCGCGTTTTAACGAGTCGGTTTGAGCGAAGCAATGGCTGCGTCTACGGTCCTAGCAAGTTCCTCGGCTTGCGGGTCTGGCTTCGCAGGTTCAGAAGGCGCGGCCTTGCGCCGGCCACGAGCAACACGAGCAGGCAGCTCAAACAGAAGCTCGGCCAACGCCTCGGCGAACTTCAGGACACGCCGGGCATCCTCCAGGGTCGGCTTGGGAAGTTCATCGTCGGCATGCCGCTCATTGTTGGCCTCCAGACGAACCTCGTGCGCCCAGTCCTTCATGTCAGGAGTAATGAGGTGATCGGCAGCAGCCTGTTCGATTCGCTTGTGAAGGTTCCCGGTCTTGTAGCCCTTCTCCTTGAGCATCCAGTCCACAGCAGTCGCAGAACCAATGATGCTAAGGCGCGGCGTCGCCAAGGCAGCATGAGCATCCGCAAGGCTCTCACGCGCACGCTCGGGAATGTCCATCGAGTAAGTCTTCGGCTTAGGCCAGGTGTTCACGACGGTCAGGAACTTGGAAGCCTGCACGACCGTAAGCAGGCCACAAGTGCCGCACTGAAGGGCAAACACCCAACCGCCGTCATCGGCCGCAACTATGTCCTTGTAGACCATCGAGAGGTTCGGCTTGGCGATCAGACAATGCGGACACCGATGAAGTTGAAGATAGTTCGGCAGCGAGTTTTCAAAGGCCATAGCAGGGAGCACTCATGGTTCGACGCGCCAAGGATACGACACACGGAGGAGACAACAGAAGACAGAGAGTGAGTGAGGAGTGTGCGGGCAGGTGTGGTAGGCGGCAGTTGGTGTCTGGTGGGGCGGGGGAAAGTAATACGTCGACGAAAAGCCAACGCGCTCGGGGAAACCTTACACATTGCCGATTGACAACAACAGTCACCACTGACTATAGTTTCGCTCAAATGGTTGCCTGCAAGCAGTAAGTCGTTTTCGGCGCTTGAGTGCAGGGAGTCGCTTCTTTTCTCGGGGGCTTGTTCTTGCCTGTCGGGTTGTCATACGCGGAGATGCCTCCGATGTGGCCCAACGGTGGAATGGCTTCCCTACCTCTCACTACCAGGCTGCAAAGGCTGTGGGGGGGTAGGGGGGCTTATTCTTCCGCTAGGGTTCCTCATCGGAGGGGTATCAAAACAATAACAACCCCTCACTGTGTTTGTTCATTGTAGAGATCACGGACCAAAGCTCGCCGCGCGGGATACGGGTGCGAAGCCAGACAGGCGACCCCGTGGAGAGCCCAAGTCCGGTCCCCTATAAGAACGTCGGAGAGTCCCTATAAGTTTCCAAGGCCGCGTGCCTTCTTCCTAGGAGAAAAACAGCCCCTGCCGCTCTTATAGGGCGATTGCATGTTCCCACCCTCACTCCTGCGTCAGCTTGCGAAGCTGAGAGCTTCCTACTGACGCACGGAGGCGACATGCCGGTTCCCACCACACGTCCTGACTTGGCTTGTGACACTGCATCTATCGAAACAACAGTCACGGAGCAAGGGATGTTCGGTATCACGCATGAGGGGTGCAACGTTCTCTACAAGGGTCGCGTTATTGAAGAGTGCAAGAGCGAGGCCGAAGCCATCGCCCGTCGCGACGAAATCATCAACGTCTACATGTAAGGAGCTGGTGATGAGCGCGCAAACCGTTCAGATGTATCGCAACAAACTTCGTCGCATGGGGCAGTGGGCCGGCGTGCGACACCTGCGCAATCAAGGCATCGCCTTCGAGGACGCTTACTTCATCGTGTTTGACCGGGCACCGCGCCTGGTGTGAGAGGAGAGCCGCAATGGCAATGGAACAACTGATCGAGCGCATGAAGGCGCATGGCTTCCGCGAGGAAGGAAACGTGATCGTGCATGACGGCGAACTGGTGCCGGTCTACGCCACATGGGTGGACGCCATCCTGGGCTGCATCGACGTGGCGGCCGAAGACATTCTGCTGCCGGAAGAGGAGAACTGAAATGGACATGGGAATCACGCTGTTGGCTTACATGCTCGCCGGCTGCGCAATCGCTGCGACGGCCTGGGGTATTGCCAAGACGGTGGATGCCGCGCTGTGGGCGCAGGACAAGCTGACGCGGATGTGGCTGCGCCGGATGCCGGCCCGTTTGCGTGCCATCAATCGGTAGTCAATGCTGACTCTACGCGGCCACACCAGGCCGCCTGGAGTCTCCCAACCAGCGGCCTAGGCCAGGCGCCTCGGCCAGGCCAGTTGGCCAACCCAACCATGTTCGCCCGATCCACGCGCCCCAGGGAACTGCCATGGGCACGCCTTGGAAGAGTGCCACGGGTGGACATTTCTAGCGCAGCACGCAGGGACAGATAGCGCTCCTGCCTGCGCCCCAACCACGTTCCCATGTTGCCGGTGACGAACCCCAATGCGGGTAACGCATACTGCACATGTAGTCAGCACTGACTGATAAAACGCAAAACAACTTCAGAGGATCGCTATGCACCGTTTCCCCAAAGCCAAAGCCATTGAATCCACTATCGAGCGCGCGGAACCGACCGACGTGCCGGACATGCAGAACGATCAGGAGCGCGAACCGCTGCCGCAGCGTCTGTATCAAGGCATGAGCGACTATACGCTCGCTGCCTATCTGGAAGACATGCAGGAGCGGGCTGAGATCGAGCAACTGCGCCGCACGATTCGCACCAATGGCAAGCTGACCGCCACCGACCTCTACTAAGCACGAGGGCGGTATGCCAAGACAGTGAACCGCTGCGCAGGCTGTGATGCGCAGCAGGGCTTCGCAACAGCGAAGCGGGTGGCAAGTCACCAAGGAGCGCGTCCACGGGCGTGATGTGTCAATGTGGGCCGCATGCTGCCGGTCTTTGGTGCTCACGGGATACGGCGCGCCAGCTGACTGGGCGGCCCGAGGGATACGGCGAGCAAGCCAGATTGGACAGAGCCAGGCGGTTGCCTGCCCGTCTCCTTGGCCAGACGTAGGGGCCCGCCTGCGTGACGCCTGGGTGCGCCTGAGCGCACGCGAGTATCACGCCCCGCGCCTCCCTACAAGCGAAACCCCATGATCCTCGCCGATACAACATCGATGCTTAAAAACATTTTGCTTAAAAAAGTGCTTGCTTGTCCCTGTGGTGTCTGTAGAATTGTCTCTGTTGCGAGTGCAACAACACACAAACAAACACACACGAAAGGTAAACATCATGACCAACGCAAAGCGCACCGTTAAGGCAGAAACGATCCAGGCAAACATCGTGAAGGCACTGCAAGCACGTATCGACGCCGCACCGAATGCGAATCAAGCCGACAACCTGACGCGCGAACGTCAATGCTTTGAAGGTTCAAGCGCGCTCGCAATGATCGAAAAATGCAAAGCGCTGGAAGTCGATTTTCAAGCGCTCGCACGCAAGTTCGAGATTGCAGACAAGTCGAATGCTGATTTTGTCGCAGTGTATGCACTGCAAAAGATTCGCAAAGCATTGTTCGCGCTTGCGCTGAACTCGCGTGCGTCTTTCGACAAATACAGCAATTCGATTATTCAGAACCTTTGCGACCTGCAAGACCTGAATACCAAGCATACGCGCATGTCCATCTGCAACGCGATCGAGTTTGACGAACTCGAACAAGTGCGCACGATCAAGCGCTATCACAATTGCAGCGAATCGACCGCTTCCACGCAATCGTCGTCCACTCGCATGATGCTTAACTATCTGAACATCTGCGCTGTTGCGAAGGGTCGCAAAAACGACGTTATGACGTTTGCTGACACGCTCGCAGCAAAGCAAGTGCAAACGATGTTTGCATAATAACAACAGTCAGCGCTGACTGTTGACAAGCGAGACAGTCAGCGCCCTAGCGCAGGGGTTCAACGACCGGTCAGACCGAGACCGATGTCCTAGAACTCCTGCGCGCCCGCCTATACCCAGCCTTCCTCGTTCCGGTCCCCAAAATGCGCTTCCTTATAGAGCCAGGGGCGGGAAAAGTGACGTTCCTTATACAGCCGTGCGCGGGTGAGACAACCGGGCGGATGGGAGCTTGCACACCACAGCGTCACAGCCTACAGTCGGCCGCTCACATTGAACGGGGGAACCTATGGCAGTCACCATTACCAAGAGCCAGCTGGAGACGCTGGCAATCGCCGTATTCAGCGAGCGCAACCGCATCGAGAGGGAGCTGGGCACCGACCGAGCCATCACCAACAAGGAGTGGTTGGAGCTGGACACGATTCGGGGGATTTTGCACTCCGCGATCGAGGAAGGAGGGAGGGACTACGAGATTCGCAAAAAGTAGGGTATGTCCGTTCGCCCGATCCTTATACAATCCCCCGCGCCGGCCGCTGCGCGGCCTAAAAGAACGGGGAACATAATGGGCATGAGGACTTGGACGGGGGTCAACCTGGTGGTGCTGCTGGCAGGATGCGCAAGCGTCTCGCCGGCGCAAGACCCCGATTATCTGAAAGCCGAAGCGATGATGGCCCAGCAGCGTCAGGATGCCGTCGTCACGTGCGTGGGCAAGACCCAGTGCGACAAGGCATGGGCGCTGACGCGCGTCTACGTGTCGGAGCGCTCCGCCACCAAGGTGCAGCTCTCGACCGACACCCTCATCGAGACCTACGGGCCCGTGGACCGCGTGACCGTGAGCCTGCGCGCCGTGCGCACGCCAGGACCGGGTGACACGCAGACCATCGAGATTGGAGCGAACTGCCGAGGGATGTATGCGCCTGGCGGCGGCCCGGGCTCCTTCTACATCCCCTGCATCAAGCAGGTGGTGCCGCACGTCGTGCAGTTCCGGCCGTTCGTCCAGGCGCGTCTGTAGGTTCAGGCTGGCTTGGCCAGCTTCTCCAGGTAGGCGAGCTGCTCAGGGGTGAGGCTCTTGAACTGCTCAAGCAGCTTGGCCTGCTTGCCGCGACTCGATTCCTTGGCCTGGCGACGCGCTTCGAGGTGTGGACGGAAGTCTTCGACGTTGGCGTTCAACGCCAGCACTTCCATGACCGCGCCTTGGCTGATTTTGAACTGTTTGGCGATTTCCCCGATCCGCGTCGCCGCGTCTTTGTTCACCACGACGGTGTGACGCGGGTTCTCATTCTTTTCTTCTGCCATCGAGCATTTTCCTCAAGTTTCATGCACACATGCGCATTTGCTTGAGAATTATAGTGCTTGAGAAGTTGTTTCTGACAGCGCCACTCAAACGCCGGCTTCAACCAGCGCATTTTCGATCTGTTCTTCCGTCGGCGGGGCGGCTTCTGAGTGCTCCGGGGCAGGGCCACCAATATCGCCAGGCGCAGGAAAACGGACCAGCCACGTCTGCGCGTAGTCCGTGATGGTGTCGATGCCCGACACGCGGCGCTCGTAACCCTTGAGCAGCAGCTGGGAGCCGTTGGCCCAAACCAGTTCGGCGTCGAACAGCATCCACTCGCGCTTGTCCTCGGTCTGGATCAACTCCGCCACCCGCGTGCTCAGGCGGTCGATGGTGTCCCGTTTGGTGTTCAGGCGCAGCACGCCGCGTGTGCCTCCCATCGCCCGCATCCACTTCTGCTTCATGATGCCGCCCAACTTGAGCGGCGTGACATGCACTTTCATCGCTGCACCTAATACTGTATGGATATACAGTATAGCGCCCAAAAAGAAGCCCGCCGAAGCGGGCTGAGTCTAGACAGTAAAGCCAATGCGCGGCGAGTCGTCCGGCTCGGGTTCGCTCGGGGCGAGCAGTCCGTAAGGCATCTCACGCAGCGTGAGGAGGCCCGCCAGGCAAAGCGGATTGTGGGTGATGACCGTCATGATGACGATCGTGGCCAGAATCGCGAGGTTCAGCAGCAGTGCGTGGTTCATGGGGCCTCTGATGTAAGTTGGAACTGACATCATACGCAGGCCCGCTCGGCAGCTCTATAAGGGCTCAGGCGGCCAGCTTCGTGAGGCCAAGCCCCTCGAAGTCGAAGTCCGCGCCGGCGGGCAGGATGTTCTCGGCGAACCCCGGCGTGCCCTCAATGATGGCGCGGCGCTGCTGCGCGTGCGCCTTCAGGTGGCCGTTGTAGGCGTCCTCGAAGTCGACCACGAGGCAGACGTTGGGTCCGAACTTCTTCGCACGCAGGCCGCGACCGATGCGCTGGCGCAGCGACACTTCAGCCTTGCCGCCGCCCGCGAGAATCACCATGCCGACCGCCGGCACGTCCACGCCCACGTCGAGGATGGTGGTGCCGATGAGCACGTCGAGCTGACCCTTGGCCAGGCGGGAGAGCGCGGCCTTGCGCTCCTTCTGGTCGTTCTCACCCCGGATGAACGCGGCACGCACGCCGGCGGCCTTGAGCATCTCGACGAGCTTCTCGCCATGCTTGGTCTGCTGGACCAGCACCATGACCGTCATGCCGAGCTTGGTGCCGCGCGTGGCCTCGTAGACGATCGCCGCATTGCGCTCAATCGCATCCACGATGCCCAGACGATAGGCAGCCTGCCACGCGGTGCCACGGTAGAGCTTGGGCGGCTGCTGTGTGAGCGGGATGATCTTGAAGTAGGGCTTGGCCAGGATGCCGCGCTCGATCAGCATCTGCTCGCTCACCTTGATGCCGATCGGACCGAACGCAGCCATCAGCCGCATGTTCGACTCTTCGTCGTCCTTCATGAACGGCGTCGCCGTCAGCGCAAGGCGGTAGTGGGCGTTTTTGCAGTGCTGGAGGATCTCGTAGTAGCTGTTGCCGCCAGCCTCGTGCGCCTCTTCGCCGATCACCAGCTCGAACTTGGAGAGCAGGTCGATCGTCTGCTGCCGTCGGCGGGCCTGCGCATTCTGCTTCTCCACGTCATCGTCCGGGTCGGGCAGCGCGAGCCGTGCGACCAAGGTCTGCACCATCCCCACGCACACCTTCTTGACCGCTTGGCGCTCGTTACCGTGCGCGTCGACGATCGTGTGACCGAACTGACCGTCACCGAGCACCGAGACCGGGATGCCCATGTCGCGCTCGATCGCGTCCTTCATCTGATACATGAGGATCGAGCGGGTGGTCAGGAACAGGGTGGGGCGACCGATGCGGGCGATGGCCAGCTTGGCCACCTTCGACTTGCCCGCGCCCGTGGCCAGGCGCGCGATGATCTGGCCGTGCCGCAGCAGTCGCTCGATCGTGTCGGGCTGATAGTCGTAGCGCGGATCGTCCGGGAAGTCGTCGACCTTGGGGTTCTCCGGCCCCAGCGGCCCTGGCAGCGGCCGACGCACGGTGTTCACCGTGTAGCCCTTGCGGCGCAGCGCTGCGGCCACGAACTGCGTGAAGCCGGCGGGGAATGTGCTCTTGCGGAAGTCGTAAAAGGACGAGCGGCCATCCCACCCGCCGGACTTGAACGCCATCGTGTTCTCGGCGCCGTCCACGCGGTAGGAGAGCACCCGCTGCACCTCTAGCGCGACAGCTCGCGAAGGCTGATGCAGCTTGGCGATGACCGCGTTGCTGGCGATGGTTACGACTTCACTCATTGGCCTTGCCATCCTATAGTTGGAAGAGTAAAGTATAAGTCAATATTGACTATTCCTAAACTGGGATACCCACAATGTCGCAATTCCCGACGGTGGACCCGAAGCTGTTGCGCCACAACCCGTGGAACACCAACGTCGTGTCGCCGGACAACGAGGCCAAGCTGGACGAATCGGTCGAGCGGCTGGGCATGTTCAAGCCGATCATCGTGCGCGAGCTGCCCGACGGCACGCTGGAAATCCTGGGCGGGGCACACCGCCGCGATGCTGCGATTCGCAAGAAGTTGGCCTCTGTTCCGATCATGAATCTGGGTCGCATCTCTGACCAGCGGGCCAAAGAAATCAGCCTCGTGGACAACGGCCGCTACGGCGCGGACGACACGCTGCGCCTGGCAGAGCTGCTGGATGGTTTGGGCAATCCCGACGAGCTGTCGAAGTTCATGCCCTACACCGACGCCGACTTCGCGTCGATCTTCTCGTCAGTGAGTATTGCGCTGGACGAGCTAGACATACCCGATGACGACGAGCCCGCGACGCATTTGCCCACCGAAAAGAAGGTGCAGACGCACCAGATCATGCGGTTCAAGGTGCCGGTGGAGGACGTGGGTCGGGTGACAGACGTGATCGAACGGATCATGAAGACCCAGCGCTTCACAGAAGAGGACAGCCTCACCAATGCCGGCAACGCGCTGGTCCACCTCTGCACCAGGGGAGCGTGAGTTGGCTCGCTGTGACCACCCCTTTCCCGAGTGCCAGACCTGTGCGAACCGCGAGTTCGATCCGCAGCAGTGCGACAGCTGTGTGGACGGCTCCAATTACGAGTTCGACGACGAGGATTACCTGACCATTCAGCATTTCCTGCAACCCTTCATGAAGCTCAAGGAAGCTGCATGACCGAGACCAAGCCCAACATCCAGTCGTGGGACATTGCGCGGCTGACCCCCTACGACAAAAACGTCAAGAAGCACGACGCCGCGCAGGTGTCGAAGATCGCCGAGTCGATCCGCCGCTTCAAGTGGACGCAACCGATCGTGGTCGACCGCAATGGCGTGATTATCAATGGCCACGGCCGGCGCCTGGCCGCCATCGAGCTGGGGCTCACGCAGGTGCCAGTGTGGGTGCGCGATGACCTGACCGACGAGGAAGTGCGTGCCGCGCGCCTGGCGGACAACCGGGTCGCGCTGTCGGACATTGACGCCGACATGCTCCAGGAGGAGCTGGCCGCCTTGAATCTGGATCTCACCGGGATCTTCGACGACAAGGAGCTGAACTTCCTGACCGCCGATCTGGGCGAGATGAACGAAAGCGCGTTCGTGGACGACCTTGAAGCGGAGATTGCCGAGCAGGTGGCGGAGACCAAGCGCGAGATCGAGGCCACCGACGTGCGCGACGTGAAGATCGCCAAGGCGCTGGGCTTTTCCTCGATCCGAGGCAAGGACGAGCGCGTCGTCGCACGCTTCATGGCTGCCGCCGAGGCCGAGACTGGTCTCATGGGTGCGGACGCCTTCATCGCACACCTCAAAACGCTGGCCGGCTGATACCAGTCAGCATTGACTATCAACGCCATGACGACTTTTCTCGTGATCGCCTTCGTCGCGCTGATTGCGCTGCTGCTGGCGATTGCTGGGGTGAGCACCTGGGCCTTCTTCAACATCGACAAGTTCACGATCGGATGATTTATACCGTCAACAAGCGCTTTACATCGAGCGTAGAGCGCACAGAGCGCGTCCTTGAAGTCGCAGAGGGGTTCGGGCTCGGGCTCGACGACAAGGAGTTCGTCGTGTTCGACAACCAGCCCATCGAGGTCAACCAGGGTGACGTGTGCTACGTGACCGGCCAGTCCGGCTCGGGCAAGTCCACCGTGCTGCGCGAACTGAAGGCTCAAATGGAAGCCGAGGGCCTGAAGGTCGCCGACATTGACGCCGTGCAGCTTCTGGACAGGCCGCTGATCGACCAGATCGGCACGAGCACCCAGGAGGCGCTGGGCCTGCTGTCGATCGCGGGCTTGAATGACGCCTACCTCTTCATCCGCAAGCCGTCGGAGCTATCTGACGGCCAGCGCTACCGCTTCCGCCTGGCCAAGCTCATCGAGAGCGGGGCGGGCGTGTGGGTCGCTGACGAATTTCTGGCCGTGGTCGATCGCATCACAGCCAAGGTGATCGCCTTCAACCTGCAAAAGGTGGCCCGCCAGCGCGGCGCCACGCTCATCGTTGCCACGACGCACCGTGACCTGCGGGACGACCTGGCACCCAACCTCTACATCGAAAAGCGCTACCGGGAAAAGATCGAGACCGTCCGCGCGCCTGAAGGATTCAAGGAATGACCACCATCAACACCTCCGCAGCAACCTTTGAGCAAGACGTGATCGAGCCGGCCAAGGACGGCCCTGTCGTGGTTGCGTTCACCGCCGACTGGTGCGGTCCCTGCAAGCTGCTCAAGCCCAAGCTGATCGAGCTGGCCACGGCCTGGGAATTCCGCCTGGCCGTCGTCAATGCTGGCGTGGACCGTGAGCTTGCCGCTGCCTATGGTGTGCGCGGCGTGCCCACGGTGCTCGTGCTTGAGAGCGGCGCCGAGCGTCTGCGCTTCAGCGGCGACCGCGCCGAAAGCGAGCTGAAGAAGTTGCTCCGCGCTGAAGGACTCGCCCAAACCGAACTGGAGTTCTGACATGCCGCTCGCGCTCTACTTGCCGATCTTCCTCACCGTCGTGCTGAGTGCCTGGGCCAATGGCCACCGCAAGCGCCGCGATGACGACGACTGGCCGAGCGGGGCAGCGAGCGCATGAGCTGGCTGGAACTGGCGGCGCTGGCAGGCGCCACCTTCTTTTCGGTGTTCCTGATGGGCATCCAGTCCCGGAACGTCAACCAGGGCCGCTACCTCGCATCCGTGGTCACTTCCTTCGGCATCAGCGCGGGCAACTTCACGTTCGCGCGCTACGCCTCGACTGGAAGCATGACCGCATTCCTCACGAGCGCCGCCGGCGGCATGGCCGGCATCGCGTTCGCAATCTGGTTTTACCAACGATTTATGGAGAAGCGTCATGGCCGCCAACCCAAAGACCAAGCCGCCGGTCAACCCGATCAAGACCGTCGCCGACAAGCTGAACAAGGCCAACGGCAAGCCGCTGGACATTTCGAAAACCAAGGCGCCGCTGCGTGATTCGGGCACGACGCTGCCGCCGCTCGTGAAGGGGAAGTGATGCTGACATTCGGAGCCGCAATTGAGGCCCTCAAGCAGGGCAAGCGCACGTGCCGCACAGGCTGGAACGGCAAGGGCATGTGGCTCGCGCTCGTGCTCGGCTACGACTACAACCCGCAGGCTGATCGCGGCACCGTGCATGCGCTCGGCTGCGAGAAGCTGCCCTGGATCGGCATGAAGACGGCCGACAACAAGTTCGTGCCGTGGCTTGCCTCGCAGACCGACGTGCTCGCCGAAGACTGGCAAATCCTGGAGCCCTGACATGGTTGTCGCTGACAGCGAGGACGTGCTCATCGAGCGGCATCCCACGCCCAAGCGGCACATGCTGTCGCTGCTGCCGGACATTTACGTCGAGGCGGGCACCAAGGCGGACTGGGATCTGCTCCATGAGCTGCACTACAAGGCCGAGAGCCTACCCATCGGACCGCGTTTCTTCCGCTGCGTCATGCATGGTCAGACGATCGGGGTGGGCGTCATGTCCATCACGACGATGCTGTCCGCCGGCCGCAACGAAGCATTCACCTACCTGCGTCCCAACGTAGGCGGCAAGGACAGCCGCATGATCAATCAGCACCGCGCCAACTGGATGAACGAGTTCGCCTGCTGCAACTCGCGCCTGGTGCTGGACACTATGTTCCGTGGCGCTGGGATCTCCTACCGCATGCAGAACCTGATGATGCGCATGTCGGGCAAGCGGGTGATCGAATTCCAGTCGTCGATGAGCAAGTTCAACCCATTCGCGGCCAAGGCGGGCATTCGCTTCACGAAGCCGCGCAAAGCGGCCAAGTATGGGGCGGGCCTGGCGTTCTTCCGCCGTTGGTTCGAGTGTGTGCCGTCGGACTACGTGGGCGTGATGGAAGAGCTGGAGGCCATGCCGGCGGCTGTGCGCGACAAGTGCGTGACCGAGATGCGGGCCTTCTACTACGCCAATTCGAGCCGCGAGAAGTCCGGCAACCAGCGCTTTGACGCTCGTGAGCGGGTGGCCACGATGGAAGTGGGCCGCCTGCTGAAGAAGCTCCAGCAGCTCGTGTTCGCCAGCCCGCTCTACGGCACTTACGAGAACCCTGACTACGACCTCCAAAGCGGCCCACGCGAGCTGCCCCCTCGATTGCCCCTGTTGGCGTTCGACAATCAGCCCGTAGACGCGCCGCTCGACCTTTCCAAGATCAGCTGACCATGCACCTGACCGTCAAACAGATCGAACTGATGCGCGTAATCGGCGCGGGCAACCCCGACGGGTCGCCGGCGGACCTGGATCAAGTCCTGGAGCGCCTGAGCTACGAGACGACCAAGGCATCGCTCCAATTCTCGATCCGCGCGCTCATCAAGCACGGGTTGATTGAGAAGGGCACACGCGAGAAGCGGCGGGGCCGCCAGCGGGTGCTCCTGCTCATTACGCCGGCCGGAAGCATGCACGTGCGCCCGACGGGGACTGTTGGGGCCGCCGCTGTCGTTGTCTCGGAAGAGCAGGACCGAGCCGAACAGACTCTTTCCGCGCTTGCTGGAGAAGAGTATGTCGATGCGGCCGACGAGTTTCTTGAGCCGTGAGCCCAACTTGGGCCGTCTTGGGCTTTCCGTGCGTTCCCGTCAAAGAATAAAACAACAAAGAAAGAAGTTATGAGTATTGAAGATATTGACGGGAACGCGGCTCCGACCCAAGTAGGGCCCAACTTCATTCCTGGAACCCGGGCGGATGCGGAAATCGCGCGGCGCTTGGGCTTCAAGGTGGAGATCCAGGACGGCCTCGTGAAGATCTGGGAGCGCGGCGCTCCGTGCCTGCACGACAACTGGAGCGTCGGCCCCACCTACTGCGAGCACGACGACCTCACCACCGAGCTGCTGGAAGAGCGCGGTATCACGCCCCAGGTGCTCGCCGACGATGCGGGGTGCTGGTTCTGCGTGTTCGAGCGCAATGGCGAGCTTCTGCGCACGCCCTCGTTCGAAACCGACGCATTCGCAATCGCGTGCGCGCTCGACTTCGTTCTTTCCAGTGAATGAATAGTCAGCACTGACTTGACATAGGATGCCGGGGCGGATACAGTGGCGCCACAACTCCGGTTATCTCCAATAGGGCGCTCACCTTTCGCGCCCTTTTTTTTTAACCGCAGAACCCAACCAGGCAAACAGCAGTGAGCAAGGCAACCAAGACAACCACCGCTCCGAAGAGCAAGTATGCGCGCCTCACGCCGAAGCAGTGGGCCGAGGCGGAAGCTCTGTGGGAGTCCGGCGAGGTCACGCTCGACGACCTGGCTGCCCGCTTCGGGAAAAACCGCTCCGTCTTCTCCAACCACTTCGCCAAGACCGGCATCACCAAGGGGGCCAAGAGCGAGGCGAACAAGCGCCGTGTCGCCGAAGAGGTCGCCAAGGCGGCTATCTCCGACTCGACGGTGCTGGCCGCGCGGATCAAGGAGACCAAGGAGGAGCACTACAAGATGGCCACCGCGCTGGCCAAGCTCACCTGGAACGAGATCCTCCAGGCGAAGAACGACGCGCGGCCGTTCTCCACGGCGATGAACAACCTCAAGGCGCTGGACAACGCCATGACCGTGCTGAAGAAAGCGCGGGAGGAGCGTTATGCCGTGCTGGGCCTGGACCGCGATGACCACGTGGACGAGAACGGGTTGCCGGAGCTGGTGATCTCCGAACTGACCGCCGAGCAGGTCGAGGCGCTGCGCTCGCGCGATGAGGACGAGATCGACACTGACGTGGAGCTGACGGACGGTCCACCGCCGGCAGAGACCACAGGCGAGGACGACATTGTGCAGGAGGGTGACTGATGGCTGCGCCAGCCAAGTCGCTCTCGCTGCACAAGAAGCAGATGGAGGTCTACAGCTCGAAGCACCGCTTCCGGGTTGTGGTGGCCGGCCGCCGCTGGGGCAAGACGGCGCTCTCGCGCGTGCTCATCATCAAGATGGCACAGGTGAAGAAGCGCAAGATTTGGTATGTGGCGCCGACCTACCGGATGGCCAAGCAGATCATGTGGATCGACCTGCTCGACGCCATTCCGAAGGCATGGATTCGCAAAGTCAACGAGACCACGCTGACCATCACCCTGGTGAACCAGACCCGCATCGAGCTGAAAGGCGCTGACAAGCCTGACTCGCTGCGCGGCGTCGGTATCCACTTCCTCGTGCTGGACGAGTTCCAGGACATGAACGAGGAGACCTGGACCCAGGTGCTGCGCCCGACGCTGGCCGACACCGGCGGCCATGCCATCTTCATCGGCACGCCCAAGGCATACAACTACCTGCACACGGTCTACCAGTTGGGCCAGCGCGGCGCGACCTACGTGGATGCGCGCGGGCGCACGCGGGTGAACGAGTGGATGAGCTGGCAGTTCCCCACCATCACCTCGCCGTTCATCCCCGTCAGCGAACTGGAAGCCGCGCGCCGCGACATGGACGAGAAGTCGTTCAAGCAGGAGTTCGAGGCGTCCTTCGAGACCATGAGCGGCCGGGTCTACTACCCTTTCGACCGCGCCGTGCATGTCGGCAAGTATCCGTTCAACCCGAAGCTGCCCATCTGGATCGGCATGGACTTCAACATCGACCCCATGTCGACGGTGATTTTCCAGCCGCAGCCCAGCGGCGAGCTGTGGGCGGTCGACGAGATCGTCCAGTTCGGCTCGAATACCGAGGAGATCTGCGAGGCGATCGACGCGAAGTATTGGCGCCACCAGAACCAGATCGTCATTTACCCCGATCCGGCGGGCGGTCAGCGCCAGCACGCGCGGGGCGAGACCGACCTGGACATTCTGCGAGAGAAGGGCTTCCGGCGCATCAAATACCGCCGCAAGCACCCGCTGGTGGCCGACCGGGTGAACGCGGTCAACCGGATGCTGCGCTCGGCCGACAACACCGTGCGCCTGCGCATCGACGAGGGCTGCAAGCACTTCATCAAGAGCCTGGAGCAGACCATCTACAAGCCTGGCTCGCGCGACGTGGACAAAGCCGCCGGCACCGAGCACTCGGCTGACGCCGCTGGCTATTGCATCGACCTGGAATTCCCGGTGCGCCGCATCGAGGTTGGTGGCCTGTCCGTTTAACTTGTCATTAAAGTCAATACTGACTATCATTGCCCGCCATGAACACACTCCAGCCTGGCACCGTCGGAACCTTCGATCCGGTCGAAGCCACCAACTCGACGCCCGTCGCCCCGCAAGGGGACGACCAGAAGCGCCTGCGCCGGCTGGTGAGCCGCCGGCACCCCGAATACGACGAAATGCTGCTCCACTGGGAATTCCTGGAGGAGACGTATTCGGGCGGGCGTGAGTGGTTTGACTCGAACATCTTCCGCTACATCAAGGAAGGCGATAAGGAATACAACGATCGCCTGCGTCGCTGCTACCGGTTCAACCACACCCGCGAGGTGGTGGACCTGGTGGACAAATACCTGTTCAAGCAGAACATCACCCGCAACGAGGACGACGCGCCGCAGTGCGTGAAGGACTTCTGGAAGCGATCGACTCGCAACGGCCTGTCGATCGAGGAGTTCATGCGCCAGAACTCCAAGAAGGCGTCCATCGGCGGGCGCATCGGCATCGTGGTCGACACTACGGCCAGCCCGATCGTGATCAGCAAGGCAGAAGAGCGCGCCGCCGGCGTGCAGACCTATGCCTACGCGGTCGGCCCCGAGCAGTTGCTGGACTACTCCTTTGACAGCAAGGGCAACCTGAACTGGATTCTCATCAAGGAGTGCAAGCGCGACGACGAAGATCCCTTCGAGTCTTCGGGCGACGAGATCGAGCGCTTCCGCCTGTGGACCCAGAACGACTGGAAGCTCTACGAGGAGCAAGGCACCGGTCGCCGCAAGAAGATCGTGCTGGTCGACTCGGGCGCGCACAACCTTGGCGAAGTGCCGGTCATCCTGGCAGACAACATCATCAGCGACGAGCCGTATTGCTCGCCCGCGATGATCGACGACATTGCCTACCTGGACCGCGCCGTTGCCAACTACCTGAGCAACCTGGACGCGATCATTCAGGACCAGACCTTTTCGCAGTTGGCCATGCCGGCGCAGAACATGCTGCCTGGTGAGGACAACTACACGAAGCTGTTGGAGATGGGCACCAAGCGCGTGTTCCTCTACGACGGCGAGGGCGGCGCGCAGCCGTTCTACCTCTCCCCGGACCCCAAGCAGGCCGAGCTGATCCTCGCGGCGATCCACAAGATCATCAACGAGATCTACCACACGGTCGGCCTGGCCGGGGAGCGCACCAAGTCGGACAACTCGCTCGGGATCGACAACTCTTCCGGCGTTGCCAAGGCTTACGACTTCGAGCGAGTGAATGCTCTGTTGGCGGCCAAGGCAGACAGCCTGGAGGTGGTCGAGAACAAGATCGCCCGTCTGGTGGCGCTCTGGAACGGCGAAGAGAGCCGCGTGACGGACGAGCTGGTCTCCTACCCGGATGACTTCGACACGCGCGGGCTCTACGACGAGTTCGACATTGCGGCACGCTTGTCGCTCATCGGTGCGCCGGACGCGATCCAGCAGCAACAGATGCGCGCAGTGCTCGACAAGCTGTTCCCGCAGCTGGCCAAGGATCTGCGTGCCGAGATGGAGAAGCAGCTCAAGAAGTGGCCGGCGGACCCCGCCCAGACCACGGACGGCGGCAACTCCGCAGGCACGCCGCCCAAACAGGACTCGACGCCGAAGCAGCCTGGCGACAACCGCCAGGGGCAGGTGACGAAATCCACCCCGCAGTAATCCCAACCCGCCGGCAAGAGACTGCCGGCTTTTTCACACGACCCAGAGACCGGTCGAAAGGCAAATAACCCATGAAATACCTTTTTCTGAAACTCCAGGCACAGCGCTTCCGCGAACAGGCAGGTGAGGGCGGTGATCCGGGTGCAGGCGCAGGTGGTGCTGGCGGCGGTGCAGGTGGCGATGACGCTGCCAAGGCAGCAGCTGACGCAGCCGCGAAGGCCGCAGCTGATGCCGCAGCAGCCAAGGCAGCTGCCGAGGCCGGCAAGAAGCCCAGCGACGAAGAAGCAAAGCTCCTGAAGGAGGTCATGCAGAAGAAGGAAGCCTTGCAGAAGACGCAGGCTGACCTGGCCGCCGCTCAAGAGCGCCTGAAGAAGTTCGACGGCATCGACCCGGAAGCCGTGCGCGCCATGCTGGCCGAGCGTGCTCAGGCAGAAGAGAAGGCTCTCGAAGCCAAGGGCGACTACGAGCGCCTGAAGCAGCGCATGGCCGAAGCGCACGCGGGCGAAACGCAGTCGTTGAAGGAGCAGATCGCCCAGCTGCAAGCCACGCTGGCCCAGCGCGAAGGCGCCATCAACGAGCTGTCGATCGGCGGCCTGTTCAGCCAGTCGCAGTTCATCGGTCAAGAGTTGGTGCTGACGCCGGCCAAGGCTCGCGTGATCTATGGCGACCACTTCGAGCTGGTGGACGGCAAGGTAGTCGGCTACGACAAGCCCAAGGGCGCACAGAACCGCACCGCGATCGTGGACAGCATGGGCAACGCCGTGAGCTTCGACGAAGCCCTGCGCAAGATCGTCGAGGCGGACCCCGAGAAGGACGCAATGCTCAAGAGCAAGATCAAGCCTGGGGCGGGCTCCGAGTCGGGCAAGGTGGGCAAGCAAGCCGGCTCGCAGAAGGATGCGCCGGTTGACGGCGTTTCGAAGATCGCCGCCGGTCTGAAAGGGCTGAAAGTGATCGGCTGAAGCCAAAACCTTCGGGGTCATTAAACAGTCAGTATTGACTGTTTAAAGGATCAGTGGTATTGTCCGGTCCTACTCGGTGACTAGAGCGACTTAGACCCCGAAGGTTTTCATTCAACAATAGTCAACACTGACTGGTAGCCTTTAAGGAAAAGAAGCAATATGCCTCTGTTGCGACAAGAAGCCGAGACGCTGAGTAACAACCAGCTCGTCGCCGGCGTGATTGACCAGATCATCGACCGCGATGACCTGTTCGCCATCCTGCCGTTCGAGCGCGTCAACGGCAAAGCCTACGTCTACAACCGCGAAGACACGCTGGGCGGCGCCGACTGGCTCGACCCGAACGATCCGGTGAACGAGAGCGCTGCAACGTTCACCGAGGTCGTGGCCAAGCTGCGTATCCTGGCTGGTGACGTGGACGTGGACAAGTTCCTGCAATCCACGATGGGCGACACCAACGACCAGATGGCGATCCAGATCGCGAAGAAGGCCAAGGCCGTCGCTCGCGAATTCCATCGCACGCTGGCCAAGGGCAACGCCACTGCCAACCCGAAGGAGTTCGACGGTCTGCCGCAACTGGCTGCCGCTGCTCCGAACTCGCAGCAAGTGGTCGCCGGCGCGAACGGTGGCGCTCTGACGCTCTCGATGCTGGACGAGCTGTGCGACGCTGTGCCGAACGGCGCCGACGTGATCGTGATGCGTCGTGGCACGATCCGCGCATTCCGTGGTCTGCTGCGCGCAACCTACGGCACCGACGCTGTGATGCAGCAGCTGGAAAACTTCGGCCGCCCGATGCTGACCCACAACGGCATCCCGGTGATCATGAACGAATTCCTGGCCGCTGACGAAGCCCAGGGTTCGGCCAACGCAACCACCTCGGTCTACGCTCTGCGCCTGAACGAGCTGGATGGCCTGCACGGCATCTACGGTGGCAGCGACGCCGGTATCGTGGTCGAGAACATCGGCACGGTGCAGAACAAGGACGCGACCCGCATCCGTCTGAAGTGGTATACGGGCCTGGCCCTGAAGTCCACGCGGAGCATCGCGCGTCTGAAGGGTGTGACCAACATCTGACGCACACGTAATAGTCAATATTGACTATCATAGGGGCGAGCCGAGAGGCCCGCCCCTTTTTCACATCAGGAGTATTCATGAAAGTTCGACTGACTCAGCCTGGCTTCGAGACCTACACGGGCCAGATGGGTGTGATCTTCTTCCAAGACGGACTGTCCACCGAAGACGTGCTGCCGATTGACGCCATCCGTCTGTGCGCCGTGTTCGGCGCAGAGTGGGAAGACGGCACTCCGGCCAACATCGCACAGCGTCTGCTCGACGAGGCCGACACGCCCGCGCAGGACGTGAACGGTGCCGCCGAAGCAGCCGCCGCGCAGCCCGCCACTGAAGCGCCCGCAGGTGAGCCGTTGGCCACGTCCACCGAGCAGCCCGCCAAGACCTACACGGAAGAAGAGCTGGCTGCCATCGCGGACAAGGACGGCATCGCTGGGCTGCGCGCAATCTCTGACGGTCTGGGCGTCAAGGGCAACTCTATCCGTGGCCTCATCGACGCGATCCTGAAGATCGCCGGCACGCCGAAGGCAACTGCGTAATGGATGCCTTTCTCGCCGGAACCCCCGTCGAGGTCGTGATCCCGCTGCAAGACCGCAGCGGGAATCAGCTCGACGTGACCACGGTGGACTACCGGGTGGTCGATCATGCAGGCGTCGAACTGGTGCCGCGCACCACGCTGGATTCGTTCGTGGCGGGCACCGACGAGGCGGTCATCATCGTGCCGGCGGAGCTGAACGTGCTGCCGGCGGGTCAGACGCGCGCCGTGCGCAACGTGGAGCTGTTCTGCCGCGTGGGCAACAACACGGTGATGGTGGGCACGCTGTTCGCCGTCGAGGCAGCTGAAACGCTGGCGGTGGGCGTGAACACCTACCAGACCCTCGCGCAGGCGCAGCTCACGTCGATGGACGTGCCGAACATCCCCGCATGGGAAGCCGCAGATGAGCGGGACAAGGTGCAGGCCCTGGTGGAGGCGCGAGCCCACATCAACCAGTTGAGCTTCACGCTGCTCATGTCCAACATCAATTTTGGCCAGGACAGTCTGAACTACGTCCCCGAAGGCACCTTCTTCTCGAAGTATGCCGCTACGAACGGGATGTTCATGTTCGACGGCAACCTGGAGCTGCTGAACCCGACCCAGTTCGCCGCGCTGCCGGAACGCTTCAAGGCGGCCCTGCGCAAGGCACAGGTTGTGGAAGCGGACGCCATCCTGGCGCGCGACCCGATCGCCGAGGGCCGGCGGGCAGGGCTCATCCTGGAGTCCATCGGCGAGTCCAAGCAGATGTTCCGGTCGGCCAAGCCGCTGGAGCTTCCGGTATGCAAGCGAGCGCTCGGCTATCTCAGCTACTTCGTCACCTTCGGCAAGCGCATCGGGCGGGGCGGCTGATGTATGACCAGATCGCGACCAAGGTCGCTGGCCAGTATGAGCTGTTCCTGTTCGCGCTGCGCGGGCTCTACCTGAACGCGATGGCGCCAGGCGCGGCTGTCACGCCCAAACTGGTGGCAGACGTTCAAAGCGCCGCACAGCGGGCCGCAGAGAGCTTCCTGGCCGGCGCCGAGACTGAGCTGCAAGCACACCTTGCCCCTTACGAGGGTGGTGACGCCCAGAACGCGCTGACGCAGCACAAGCGCGAAGCTGTCGCGCAGTTGCGTGGGCTCATCAACCAGAACGTGAGCGAGGCGGTGCGCGACATGCGCCTGGGCACGCAGAACGTCGGCTCGATGCTCAAGGACGCCGGTGGCAGCATGGGCCTGCTGTTGCAGAAGCGCCTGGCGACGAAGAACTGGGCCGTGCGCGACACGAGCGGCCGCCAGTGGGAGGCGCCAAAGCTGGCGCGAGTGATCGTGCGGGGCTTTGCCGTGCAGGCAGACCTCGATGCGGCCGCCCACCAGGCCGACCTTCTGCGCATTACCCACCCGGACCCCGAGCACAAGTTTGCCGGCATGGTCGTCTCGGTCTCGGGCGCCGACGGCTACCCGAGCCTGGAGAGCGTGCGGTCGCTCGCATTCCACCCCAACACCAAAGCGAAGGCGGTGCCCTATGTTCCGGCCCAATAAGACCTGCGTGCTCACGCTGGCCAGCCACAAGAGCGACGTGTTTGGTCGCCCGGTGCCTGGACGCAAGGTGCGCGAGCGCTGCTCGGTGGTCTTCCTTAACGAGCGGCAACAGCAAACGTCCGTGCGCGCTGACAGCTCGGCGACGCGCGGTAACGCACAGGAGGCGGCAGCGGACGCCAAGCTGCTGTTCGCCCCGACGACCAAGGCGTCCATCAACGACATCATCGAGATTGCCGGCGCGGTCTTGAAAATCTCGGGCATGCACCCGCGTTTCAGCGTGCGAGGTGATCTGGACCACTACGAGGTGGACGCGCACATCTGGAGCCAAGACGAATGAACCTTCTGCCGCTGATCGACCGGCTGGAGTCCGAAGGGGTGGGCACGCCTGCCAAGACCCTGTTCGTGAACATGCTGCCGGCGGAAGTGACCAAGGGCATCCTGCTGCGCAACAAGCTGGTCGGCACGCCGATCAACTATGAGATCCCTGGCTACTTCAACAAGATCCCGTTCCAGCTGATCGCCCGTGCGCGCCACGACCAGGAAGGCGAAGACCTGATCAACGCGGCGACCAAGGCACTCACGCTCTACGAGGTGCAGTTGGGCGACATGTATATCAAATACATGCGCCCGAAGACGCTGCCGGTGATCTTCCCCCTCTCGAAGGGAAACCTGTTGGAGTTCAACGTCGAGTTCGAGTGCTGCTTCTGCCTGGAGAGCCTGTAATGGGGATCGAGGTCACGGGCGTCGAGCGCCTTCGTATGGTCCTGGAGCAAGCGGGTGAGCGCGCCGTGCGCGGCGTGTTCAAGAAGATGGTGAGCGAAGCCGAGGGCGTGCGCGACCTGGCGCGGAAGTATGCGCCGGTCGACGACGGCAACCTGGAGCAGGCCATCAAGGTTCAGGTGGAAGGCGGTGGCCGGGATGAGCGCGGACGCTTCGCGCGCAAGTCGGTGGCCGTCTATATCGACATGAGCACGCCGGCGGAGAACGGCAGAACTGTGGGCGACTACGCCTGGGAGATGCACGAGCACCTGACACCGTATGGGCCGCTCCAGCTCGGCAAGCGATCGCAAGCCAAGCAGGACGGGCAGTCGGAAATGGTGGGCGGCAAATTCCTGGAGCGTGCGGCCGCAGAACGCACAAAGGACATGGTGGATCGCCTCGTAATTGAGGCGCGCACATACCTGTAGTGACACTGGCTATGGTCCGTGATATAGTCGCGCACCAATAGTCAGCACTGACTATTAACAAACCTCTTTGCAAAGGAGTTTCTCTCGCATGGCAAGTAACACCAAGAACGTGAAGCTGGGTGTTTGCAAGGCGATCTTTGGCGGCTACGACTTGGGTTACACCAAGGGTGGCGTGGATGTGACCGTCAAGACCGACACCCACAAGGTCAACGTCGACCAGTTCGGCAAGACCGCGATCAACGAATACATCATGGGCCGAGAATGCACGGCCAAGGTGCCGATGGCGGAAACGACCATCGAAAACCTCGTGGCCATCATGCCTGGTGCCACGCTGCAAACCGTGGGCGGCGCTGTCGCCACGGGCACGGTGCAGATCGCAACCAACCCGAGCACGAACGACACGGTGGTCATCAACGGCGCCGAGTTCGTGTTCAAGACCCAGGCCACCGGCCCGTTCGAAGTCACGCTGGGCGCAACGGCCGCAGGCACTGCCGCAGCGCTTGCCGCCGCGCTGAACGCCTCGACCGACCCGCGCGTGTCGACGGCGACCTACTCGGCAGCCGGTGCGATCGTCACGGCAACCTACGGCCCGCGCATCATCTACGGAGACGCCGGCCAGAAGGGCGCGGAAGGCAACAGCTTCACGCTGGGCGCTGGCACCGCAGGCGCGAAGGTCACGCTGTCGGGCGCAACCCTGGGCGGCGGCCAAGACCCGACCAGCAAGAGCGTGAACGTGTCCTCGGGCATCGGCACCGACCTGCTGGCCGGCGCCAAGGAGCTGCGCTTCCACCCGGTCGGCAAGCCTGACAGCGACCGCTCGGAAGACTTCGTGATTCCGCTGGCCAACACCGCAGGCGCGCTGAACTTCGCCTACAAGCTGGAAGACGAGCGCGTCTACAACGTGGACTTCACCGGCTACCCGGACCCGTTCACCGGCCGCCTCTTCTCGGTCGGAACGTAATAGTCACCATTGACTATTCAAAAAAACTGAACTGACCCAAGCCCCCGCCGCGAGCGGGGGCTGCCTCAAGGAACAACCGAAATGGCCAAGATCCTCAATCTCGACAAGCTGTCCAGCAACGACGAGCGTGAACTGAACATCGGCGGCAACGCTTATCCCGTCAAGCCCATGTCGGTGGAGGACTTCATCGAAACAACCCTCACGGCAGAGCGCCTGGAGGGCGAGAAGAGCATCGCCAAACAGATTCAGGCCACCGTGAAGCTCATCAAGCGCTCGGTGCCCACCATCGACGAGCAGACCCTGCTGCAACTGAGCCTGGAGCAGCTGCGAGCCGTCACCGCATTCGTCCGTGGGGAAGACCCCGCCGACATTGTGGAGGAGCGGGAGGCTGGCTCGGGAAACTGAGCGAGGGCAGGTCCACACAGGAACTCGACTTCGGGTTCCTGTTTTGTCGGGTCTGCCACTTCTACTCCCTGAGCGACGACGCCGTGCTCGCCATGCCACTGAAGCGGTTCTGGCTGATGAGCAACAACATCAACCGCCTGATGGCCGAGCGCGACATGCGATCGCTGTCCGTCGCCGGCAGCGCGCAGAGCGGCGAAGGCTTCGCTGAATACCGCCAGCAACTGATTCTGGAGATCGGCACCGTGTTGCGCGACGACCCTCTGTCGACCGAGCGTGACCAGGCTGGTTTCGAGGAGCTGCGAGCAATGGCAGCCGAGCAAGTGGCTGCCTGAACCCCAAGACGAACTGAGGAATAGCAATGACTGGCGGTGATATTCGCGTCGTAATGACGTTGGATGACAAGGACTTCTCGATCAAGACGACGCGGGCGACCGCGATCGTCGACGACATGAAGAAGTCCTTGGAGCAAACCGCCAATTCGGCCCAGACGCTTGAGAATCACTTCACAAGCCTGGGCCGGAAGTTCCACGACACCATCTTCACCGTGTCCCTGATGCGCTTTGCATTCCGGGACATTCAGGACATTTTCGGCGCCATCCCTTCCGCGATCATCAAGACGAACGCGGAGATGGAGCGCATGAAGACCATGCTGACCGGCCTGACCGGCAGCACCAAGAAGGCCGAGGACGACTTCAAGTCGATCTTCAACATCGCCCAGAACGCGCCGACCTCGGTTTCGGCCATCACTGACGTGTTCGTCAAGTTCCGTTCGGTGGGTCTGGACCCCGCAAACGGGAGCGTGAAGTCGCTGATCGATGGTCTCGCGAAGTTCGGGGGCACGTCGGAGCAGCTCAAGCGCGCCGCCATCGGTATTCAGCAGATGGTCGGTAAGGGCGTCGTCTCGATGGAAGAACTGCGTCAGCAGGTCGGTGAAGCATTGCCGAACGCGATGCAGGCAATGGCGACCGGTCTGAACATGACCATGAGCCAGCTGGCGGCCGCCGTGAAGAAGGGCACGCTGGAGTCCAAGGACGCGCTCGACCGCATGTTCACGGTGATGCGCCTTCAGAATCAGGGCGCCTCGGACGAGATGATGAAGACGTGGGCCGGCCTGGTCGCCAAGCTGGAGACCCGCTGGACGCTCTTCAAGGACGCGATCGGCAAGCAGGGCATGTTCGACACTGCCAAGGAGGAGCTGAACAAGCTCGTCGACGCCTTCGGCAGCCGCGCCATGAACGACCTCGCTATGACGGTCGGCTCGGCCCTCGCATCGGCGACCACGGCGCTTGTGAGCCTCAAGGAGACCGTCACCGAGTATTGGGGCGAGATCAAGATCGCCGGCGAGCTGATGCTCTACTACTTCGCCGGCGGCCGCGTGATGGCCGGCTTGGAGGCAATGAAGGCGCAGATGGGCGGCCTGATGGCCTCCTACAAGGCGAATGTCGCCGCCAAGACGCTCGCGTGGGAGGTCGAGCAGGCACAGATCCGCGCCACGATGGCGGCGAAGGCCGAGCAACTGAGCCAGGAGATCGCGCTCAACGGGCGGGCCGTCGCGCTGGAGCGGGAAAAGAACGCCGCCGCTGCGACCGCAGCTGTTGCCAAGATGGAGGCAGAGCGCCAGGCAAACGCTGTGCGCATCACCGAGCTGGCCGGCACGTTGCGCGAGATGGAGGCGATGGAGTCCGAATACCGGATGAAGCGCATCGCCGCCGAGCTGGAGGCAGAGCGTCTGCTGCGTGCGAAGAAGGCCGGCACGGCAGCCGAGGCCCGCGCCATGACCGCGCAGGCGGACAAGCTGGGCGGTTCCGAAGCCATCATCGCGGCAGAAGCGCAGGCACAGCGCACCTCGATCGAGGCGCTGAAGGCCAAGAACATCGAAATCGAGAAAAACATCGTCCTCACCAAGGCGCAGGGCGCCGCGCTGACGACGAATCAGCAGGCTCTGCTGGCCGAGAATGCCGCGCTGCTGGCTGCCAAGCGTGAGACCGAGATGGCGTCCGCCGCCGTCAAGGAGATGACGCTCGCCCAGAAGTCGCTGAACGCGGTGATCGCCGGCGGCCAGATGCTGTGGACCGCGCTGGGCGGCTGGGTGGGCCTCGTGACGGTCGCCGTCACGGCGGGCATCTACGCCTGGATGAACTACAAGACCGCCGCCGAGAAGGCGATGGAGGCTGCCAAGCGCGCACGTGACGCCGAACGCGGCATTGCCTCCGACGACCAGCGCAAGGAAACCGAGAAGGAAATCTCGAACCTGAAGGAGACGGTCGCCCGCATGAAGGCCGACAAGGCCAACGGCGGCGAGCAGATCATGGGTGCCGAGGGCGTCATTGGCGTGCGCCAGTGGACCGCCAAGGACGATGCCGAGCTGCGCAAGGTCGAGGACCAGCTCAAGCAGGCCATCAACACCCACAGCCAGCAGCTCAAGAACATCCTGGAGGCCAACGGCAACGACCAGGCTGATGCCTATCGCCGCTCGCAGGAGCGCCAGAAGGAGGAGTTCAACCGCTCGCTGACGAGCAAGTGGGCCGCGCTCAAGGAAGCGTATGACGCCGACGTGCAGCAGGCGGGCCAGAACTCGGCCAAGCAGAAAGCCGCCGGCGAGAAGTATCTGAAGGCGCAGCAGGAGCTGCTGGGCGACACGGAAGCGAAGAACCTGGAGTTCGCGACCAAGTGGCGCTCCGACACCACTGCCAAGCTGCAAGCTCTGGTGGCGGTTGAGGGCCAGCGCGCCCTGACGGATCAGGAGAAGATCGAGAAGGACGGGCTCGAAAAGCGGCAGAAGCAGCTGACCGAGGAAATCCGCGACATGACGACGACTCAGGCGCAGCGTCTCGCGCACCTGAAGGATGCGGCCGTCACGATCGACAACAAGAACAAGGGCACGCACAAGATGGAGCACGAGAACCCGCTCGTGCGCGCCCTGGAGCAAGAACAGGCCCAATTGGAGGCCGCCAAGGTCAAGCTCGAAGCCCTGATCAATGAGACGCGGGGGTATGAGCAGTTCAAGTCGTCCGCCATGTTTAAGGTGCTCGGCGAGGTGGCGTCTGGCAAGTTCGACACGGCCAACCGAGATGCCGACGGCAAGGTCACGAGCACCAACAAGTTTGGCGGCTCGTCCGAGGCTCGCCAGAAATACATTGAGCAGCTCTCCGACTGGCTGAAGAAGGGCAAGGGCACCGCCGACGAGTTCATCGCCTCGCTGAAGACGATGGACGAGCAGGACAAGAAGACCGTCCTGAAGATGGCGGACCTGCAAGCGCAGCAAGGCCAGGTCGCGGAAATGTCGAAGGCGCTGGCCGACGCACGTCAGCGCGAAGCAGCGACGCTGGCCGAACTGGACGCCGCCACCACGAACTACATGACCCGTGGCATGGCGAAGGAAACCAGCGGCATGCAGTCGCTGATGAAGCACTTCGCCCAGGTCGAGGAGAAGCTCAAGGCCGGCACCAAGGAGTTCGAGGAATACCGCCTGACCAAGCAGCGCGCGCTGGCCAACCAGGCGCTCGCGGACAGCCGCAATTATGCCGCCGACGCCGAGAAGGAGCTGCGCGACGCCAAGCTGAAGTCGATCGCTGTGGTGTCCGAGCGCCAGGCGGCCGAGTTCTTCCTGGAAAAGCAGCGCATCGAGAACGACTACGCGATCCGCAAGCGCGCGATCGAGAATAACGTCGTGGACGAGATCCAGCGCATCGCCGAGCTGGATGCCCTGAACGCCGCGCGCGAGACACGCCTGACGGCCGCCACGCTGAACTACGCCCAGACGCGAAAGACTGAACTGCAACGGCTGTCCGAGGAGTGGACGGACGTGACGCAGCAGATGAATAAGGCCACGGCGAACTGGTCCAACGGCGTGATCGACGCGATCATGAACTTCGTCAAGACCGGGAAGTTCGAGTGGAAGAGCATGCTCGAATCCATGCTGACGGACGTGCTGAAGATGCAGATCCAGAACACGTTCGGCTCGCAGATCAACGGCATGATGGCCAAACTTGGAGATGCGCTCAAGAACGGTTTGCCTGGACTGATGCCGCAGAAGCAGGGCGGTGCAGCGGACGCGGTGAGCGGGGCAGCGACGGAGGCGGCCACCAAGATGACACAAAGCCTGTTGTCGTCTGCTGCCGCTACCGACACTGCCAAGGTTGCCATGCAGACCATGACAGACAACGGCGTCGCCAAGGCAACGGAGGGTCTGCTCACCAACGCGCTGCAAACCAGCATCTCCACGAGCACGGAGGAAATGGCCTCCTCGACTCTGATCGAGTTCGTCTTCGCCGCGCAGGCGGCGACCGAAGCGCTGACACAGCTCGCTGCCTCGACCGCTGCTGACAGTGCGGCCTCGTTCTTTGCTGACGGCGGCATCATGTCCTCGGCGGGCAGTCTGCCGCTCAAGATGTATTCGAATGGCGGTATCGCGAACAGCCCGCAGCTCGCGGTGTTCGGCGAAGGCCGCATGAACGAAGCCTACGTGCCGCTGCCGGATGGCCGCACCATTCCCGTGACCATGACAGGCGGTGGCGGCGGCGTCGGCAACGTGCAGGTGAATGTGATCAACCAGTCCGGCACGCAGGTTGCCGCGAAGCAGGGCGAGCCTCGCTTCGACGGTCGTCAGCTGATCCTTGATGTGGTGCTGACGGCGGTAAACCAGCCTGGCAGCTTCCGTGACGGCATGAAAGGAGCCCTGGCATGACCAACCCTATTTTTCCGGCTGACCCGAAGCAAGACTCGAAGTATTACGAGGTGGAGCTGGAAGATCCGACGCTGCGCACAAATATGGAGGGCGGGTATGTGGTCACCCGTCCGAAGCACACCCGCAAGCCACGCCGCACGTTCAAGTCCGGCTGCACCTCCATCACCACCGACCAACGCAAGGTGCTGGAGAACTTCTACGACTTGGTGCGCGGCGGATCGGTCATCTTCGACTGGACCGATCCCGTCACCGGCACGGTGTTCCAGGTGCGTTTCAAGGAGAAAATTTCCTTCAAATACACCGGTGTCGGCACCGCGCAATTGTGGGACGTAACCTTCACGCTTGAGCAGGCATAGTCGGCACTCATACAATAGTCAGCAATGACTATTCATAGTATGATGCCGACCCATGAGCAAATCCCTCTCGATCGCCACCGTCCTCGAAAAGAACAAGCTGTCTTCGGACACGCCGTTCTTGGTATGCCTGGACATTGCGGTCGCTGACCCAGCCACCGGCGCCCAGGTCGAGATGCTGCACATCGTGCGCAACACCGAGGCGATCACCTTCAATGGCCAGGTGTATGAGCCGACCGCGTTCGACGTGGAGCTGAAGGCTGAGTCGGGCCAGCAGCCGACGGTGAACCTGACCATCAAGGACTACAGCAAGGCGATCCAAGGCCGGTTGCAGAGCTACGGCGGGGGCATCGGCTTCGGCGTGACGCTCTTCGTGGTCAATGCCGGCGCGCTCGATCAGCCTCCCGAGGTGGTCGAGTATTTCGAGGTGGTCGGCGCGCAGTGTGCCAACTACGAAGTCAGCTTCGTGCTCGGCGCCGACAGCCTGATGGCGGTCGTCTTCCCACGCCGACGCCAGACCCGCGACTTCTGCCAGTGGCGCTACAAAGACCCGAACACCTGCGGCTACACCGGCGCCGCGCCCACCTGTGACCTGACGCTCTACGGCCAAAACGGCTGCGCGGCGCACGGCAACGTCATCAACTTCGGCGGCTTCCCTGGCATCAACCAGAACGGCGTCCGCTATGGCTGACGCCAAAACGCCGGACTACCTGGACCTGATCGGCATCCCGTTCGCCTACGGTGGACGCGGCCCCGACACGTTCGACTGTTATGGCCTGGTGCGTGAGCTGTATCGCCGCGCTGGCCAGCCCATCCCCGATTACCGAAGCCCGACCGACCTAGCTGTCATCGCCGCAATGATGGCGTGCGAAGTTCAGCTCTGGCGCGAGGTGCCGGCCCCCAGGGCCGGTGCCGTTGCGCTGATCCGTGTCGGGCGCCACGCCTCCCATGTCGGCTACTGCCTGGACGACATGCGAATGATTCACACCTGGGAGCGCACCGGTGGCGTCGTCATTGAACGACTCGACACCTGGAAGCGCCACATCATCGGTTTCTTCGAGTATGTCGGCCACGTCTGAGACCCTCATCCCCGTCATTCGCATCACGAATCCGCTGAACCCCCGCGAGTTCGTGCGCGAGACCCTGCAATGGAGCGCTGAGAAGACGCTCGCAGAGTATTTTCCTGTCGTCTCTGTCGTCGAGAACCCGGTCGTTATCTCGATCAACGGTCGGATCGTTGAGGAGAAGGATTACCCGGTGACTTACCTTGGGCCGGACGACAATCTGGTGGTATGTCCGATTCCGCAGGGCGGCGGTGGTGGCGGCAAGAGCGTTCTGCGTATCGTGGCCATGATCGCCGTGGTCGTTGCGTCGGTCTACACCGGCGGCGCTGTGGGGGCCGCCTACGGCTCGATGGCTGGCGTAGCCGCGCAGGCGGGCGTCATGATCGCCGGCACGCTCCTGGTGAACTCGCTGCTGCCAGTCAATGCGGCCGGCTCCAGTGCGCTCGGTCGTGGTGACTTGACGTCCAGCGCTTCCTACGGCGTCGACGGCGCGAAGAACGTGTCTGCCGAGGGCGTCCCAGTGCCGGTGTGCTATGGCAAGTTCCGCATGGGCGGCAACCTCATTGGCCTGTCGATGGTTAATGACGGTCAGACGCAATACGCCAAGATTCTCATCAATGCCGGCGAGGGGCCGATCGCGGGCATCACTGACATTGAAATCAACGACACGCCTGTCAGCGACTACAAGGAGGTTGCCGTCGACGTGCGTGGTGGTTGGCCAACTCAGGACGTGATTCCCTGGTTCGCCAACACGATCGTTCCGCGATCGCGCGGCGTGCGCCTCACAACCGACTGGAGCGTGCCGTTCACCACCGAGGCTGTGGTGGACGAGATCCGCATGGACTACGTGTTCCCGAACGGTCTGACCGGCGTGGACACGAAGACGGGCGACAGCTATGCCGTGGCCGTCGACATTGAGACGCAGTATCGGCAGGTGGGCGACCCGACCTGGCGCAACATGCGTGGCTCATTCACGGGCTCCTATTACTCGGTCTACCACTACTACGTCTACCAGTATGGCCAGGTCATTGGCGAAACGCAGTCGCTGAACCTCGCACCCGGCTACAGCGTGGGCGCGGACGGTTTCATCTATTCGATGGGCACGCGCGTGGGCTACGTCGAGAGCCGGCCCGCCTACGGCAACACTGGCCACGTGGTCGAGAACGTGAATTACGCCAAGCGCGTTTCGTTTTCGTCTGGCGCGCTGCCGCGCGGCCGCTATGAGATTCGCACGCGCCGCACGAATGCGCGGAGCACGAGCAGCTACGTTCAAGATGACGTGCAGCTCACCGACATTAACGAAATCATCTACGCAGGCATCGGCTACAAGCACACCGCGCTTGTGGGCATTCAGGTGCGCCTGACTGACCAGATCAGCAGCCTGCCGAAGGTCACTTACATCAACCACGGCGTCATCCACAAATACTGGAACAGCCAGTTCCAGGCGTGGGAGTGGAAGGCGGGCGCGAACCCCGCCTGGATCGTCTGGGACATGCTGACCAACGCCCGATACGGGGCGGGGATGCCCGAGGCACGCCTTGATTTCCAGCAGTTCAAGCGCTGGGGCAAGTTCTGCGAGGACAATGGCCTCGAATTCAACGGCGTGATCGACACGTCGCTGAACCTGTGGGACGCGCTGCAATACGTGATGCGCGCCGGCCGCGCCCAGATGGTATCGGTCGGCACGCGCTACACCGTCGCCATCGAGTGTCCGACCGATCCCGTCATGATGTTCTCGGTCGGCAATATCTTGGACGGCACGTTCAAGGAATCGTGGCTGGGCATGTCTGATCGTGCCAACGAAGTGGAGGTCACGTTCTTCGACAGCAACGACAGCTACAAGCAGCGCACGATCCGCGTTGCTGATCCCGTCGCCATTGCTGCCGGCCGCCCGCCGAAGACAGCCGCCATCACGCTGCCAGGCATCGTGACGCCTCAGCGGGCGTATCAGGAGGCGCTACTCCAGCTGAACCTGAACCGCTACGTTCTCCAGACCGTCGAGTTTGGCGCACCACTGGACGCGCTCGCCTGCACTGTGGGCGATGTGATTCTCGTGCAGCACGACATGCCGCAGTGGGGCTTTGGCGGGCGCCTGGCTGCCGGATCGACGGCCTCGACGATCAATCTGGATCGCGAAGTGTCGATGCAGCTCGGCAAGCAATACAAGCTCTTGGTGCTCTTCGATAAGCTCCAGCGCGCGACTGGATCGGTGTCGCAGATGTGGGGTTCGTCTATCGTCCTCGCTGGCTATGATGGCTACAACAAGGTCAAACGCTTGACGGTTGGGGGCCGCGATCTGGAGGTGCTGTCGGTGTTCGACGCCGGGGGCAGCTGGGGTGTGGTGGTTGCCGACGCCACGGGCGTGGCCGTTGGCCAGCAATACACGCTCTGGGACACGGACGTGATTGAGGAGCGGGACGTGGTGGTCAACACGATCGACCCGACCAGCACGCTCACCCTGCAATCGCCGTTCTGGGAGGCGCCCGCCACCTACGCGAACTGGATGTTCGGAGAGGTCGGCAAGGTTCGTAAGCCGTTCCGCGTGAAGTCCATCTCGGGCTCGGGCGAGTATCGACGCGACATTGTTGCCATCGAATACAACCCAAGCGTCTACGACCTGTCTGGGAATGTCTATCCGACGCCGAACTACTCGTCGATCGAGGCCGGTGTGCGCCACGTGTCCATTGACGACGTGTCGGAGGAACTGTTTGCGTTGGGGTCGACTCTGCGTAGCCGCGTGACGGTCTACTTCAGCTCTGGCCAGGAGACTTACCGCAATTCCCGCGTCTACGTCTCTACCAATGGGGGAGCCTTCGCACTGGTCGACGCAATGGCTGCCGACCGCTGCACGGTTGTCGCTGACGAGGGGCAGGTGCTGCGCTTCAAGGTGGTCGCCACGGACGTGGTGGGCGCCGTCGCCCCGGACTCCACCGCGCCGGTCTACGAATACAAGGTGCTCGGCAAGCTCGCGCCGCCGACGGACGTGAAGAACTTCAAGGTCACGAAGCGCACCAATGACTTGCTGTTGACCTGGGACGCGAACAAAGACGTGGACCTGGCCGGCTACGAAGTGCGACTTGGGGAGAACTGGGAAGACGCGCAGGTCATCACGACCGGCCACACCGGAACCATGATCACGCATAACCAGGATCATGCCGGCACTTACTACTACCTCATCCGTGCGATCGACACGGGTGGGCGCATGTCCAAGCATGTCACGGTGTTCAAGCTCGTGCTGGACGCGCCGATCGCTGTGCGCCAGTTCGATTGCGTTCAGAACTTGAACCGCGTGGAGTTCCGCTGGACAGCCAATCCGGAGACCGACATTGTTGGCTACGAGTTGCGCGAGGGCGCTGCGTGGGAGACCTCGCAGCTCGTGGCGCAGGTGACGGCGACCAACTTCACCGTGCCGGCCGGCGCGCCGGGCGACCGCATGTTCTGGATCAAGGCCATCGGCGCACCTGGCATCTACTCGGACCAAGCCACCTTCAGCACGACGCAGGTCGCCAGCCTGCCAAACCGCAACGTGGTCATGGAAACCGACGAGTCGGCAGCGGGTTTCCCCGGCGTCAAGATCAATACCCGCGTCGAGGGCCCGAACCTGCTGATGAGCGCGGATGCCAACGACGCGGAATACATTTTCCGCGTCGATCCGCAGGACCGTTTCCGTGCCCTGAATAGCCTCTACACGCGCTTTGACGCCGTGCAGTATTCGGACCTGACGTGGTTGCGTTCGACCTTCCCATGGTCGTCCGACGACGCGAAGGTGTCGTGGCTCAAGCGTGGTGATTTGACCAAAGTGAAGATGGAGACCCAGATCTCCACTTCGGTTGGCCAACTCCAGGACGACGAGCTGGACGGCTGGACCTTTGACTTCGCGCTCAATTCGGCACGCGGCACTCCGCCGCTCGAAACCAGCGGCCCGACCGTCTATACCCACGGCCGCTACCACCGGGGCGTCTACCTGGGTGATTTCCATGCCACTTACCCTGTCACATTTGGCGCAAGCTGGAACACATCTTTTTGGCTGAACATGGAAGACGCCTCGACGCAAACGCTGGCATCGGTTTGGAATCACCAGACCGGCGAAAAGCTGACGGTCAGCTGGGACGGCGTAGAGAAGACCTTCAGCCTCGTGGATAGCCGCGACGGCAGCGCCATGACTATTCACTACGAGGTGGCCTCGGGCGACCGGGTGTTCGTGTGTCTGGTGCAGACGCCGGCAGGGCGCAAGTTCTACGTCGGGATGTTTGGTCGTCAGCAGATCGGCGAGGCCCACAACGCCACGGTGAGCACCTCGCTCTTCACCCGGCTGACAATCGGCGCCTAGAACAACAGTCAATATTGACTTACAATACCGCCCACATACACGGTGAACCCACATGACTGCGAGTCTTACCCTTCGGCAGACAAAAGGCATTGACCTGACATTTGCCGAGCTGGACAACAACTTCCTCTTTCTGCGGGACACCAAGCTGTCGGTGTTCAACGTCGAGGCGAATGGTGCGCACCACATGGACGAGACCGGCTACGGCTCGACCGACGCTGCGCCAGCCATTCAAGACACGATCGACGCCGCCAGCCAGTCGGTGCTCAGCGGCAAGAACTGGGCGGGCCTGGGTCGCTACGGGGCCATCGTCTACGTCGGGGCTGCGCGCTGGCAACTGCGCTCGCAACTGGTGGTCAAGCCTGGTGTGATCCTGATGTGCGACGGGGTATTCTGGAACAACATGAACGACACCTACTCGCCGGCGATCGTGTTTCAGGCCCGTAGTCACTGTCGACGGCTTCTCCTCAACGCCAACGGGCGGGGAGGGGCAGAGTTCGGCGAGAACAACGTAGCATCGGACATGCGCATCGGCGAGGTGCGCGTCTGGAACACCGGCATCTTGACTGACGGCGTGCTCGGCCCACAGACCGGGGCGCGCTTCAAGGGGAGCCGTTTCGAAGTCGACACCCTGACGCTTGATGGTGGAGCGACCGCCCTCGATTTGCGCACCGCGTCCAACGTCCTGATCCGAGACGTGCTGCTCAAGGAGCCGCTGGTCGGCTTCCGCATCGCTGGCGCTCAGTCGATCGACATCGACAACATCCGCCTGGATTCGGTCAACACTCTGGGCGGCGCCATCGACAGCTCGAACACGGTGCGAATCGGACGCATCGTGGCGACGAGCGACGACACTCGCGTGAGCGCGCCGTGCGCATCGGGCTATCTGCTCAAAATCGGGGAAGACTCCGTTGATAGCGCTGTGGAGGGATTGGACATTGGGCTGCTTCAGGCCACCAATACCGGCGGCACCGCCATCAAGGTGGCAAACGTGAAGCATTCGCACGTCAAGCTGGCGGTCACGAAGAGCAAGCTGCCGACCGGCAACAGTCACCCGATCGTCAACGCCATCGAATACGGGGCCAACATCGACACGCTCCATCTCGACGGCATGATCGACAAAGACATTACGCCCTACGTCGGGAACAAGCAGGGCACGCTGATGTTCGCCAATGGCAAGACCGTCGTGGGTGCCGGCACTGGCTTGGACCCCTTCTCATACAACGTGCCCAGCGTCGCCGCCGGCGGCACCAACGTGCTTGATCTGGTGCCGCAATTGGAGACCTTCGGGAAGCGCACGCTGATTTTCCAGTTCGTAGGGGCGACCATCAACACCAGCGACGCCTATCGTTTGGAGTTGGTCGAGACCGACAGCGCGGGCGCCGAGACCGTGGTCTACGCGACCACGACGATCACTGGTGCGCACCGCGACACCCGTCCGTTCGCGCTTGAAAAGCAGGCGGACGGCAACGGAATCAAGCTCAAGTTCTACAACATGTCCACCAACGCAATCAGCACGGCCACGGTCAAGCTGGTGGTGACGGGAGTCTAAAACGTGGCCCGTCCTCCGTTCCCCAGCGCTCTCGACTTTCTACAGATTTACCCTGGCAGCTACAACGCTGGCCAAGATGAGGTGAATCTGCGCGACGACTACTACCCGGTGTCGGCCTTTGTCACTCAGAACACCTTCAAGATGCCTGGGTCGAGCACCGACATTTATGGTCAGTGGACAAGCGATGATGGCGACCTGAGCATTGCCCAGCCAAAGCGGGAGCCGCGTGTCTTTGCGACCAAGGGCAAACTGATCCTGGACTTTGCGGGCACTTGCCTGATCCTGCGCATTGAGCTGAACTCCAGCTGGGGGAAGGGGCAGATCTATATCGACGGCGCCAAGCCGTCGACGATGGGACTGACCACGGCGCTGGACGCGATCGACTGCAACGCCGACAACTATCTGGGCATCGAAGGTGCGCAATACCGCGACATTGTGGTGGCAGACGGCTTGGCAAACGGGAATCACCGCCTGGAGCTGTATGTGAACAATGGCGCCAGCGGCTTTGTCGTAGTGTCGGCCGCCAAGTCGCGCAAGTTTCAGCTCAAGTCCACGCCTCGCGCTGGCTGGCATGCGACCATCGACACGCGGCTGAATGACGGCAGTCTCACCCTGCACAACCTGGGTAAGACGGCGGCGATGGACGTCACCGTGACGATGCCGGCCTCCATCGTGCAGCGCGACGGCACGGCCTTCCCCAGCGGCGGCATCAACATCGGCCGCCTCGCGCCAGACCAGCGCTACACGGTGAACTACGCCGTCGATGGCATGCCTTGGGCGGACAACACGACGTTCAACGTTGGTCTGATGGCTCGCTACCTTGACCCGGACGGCGACACGTCGATGGTGCTCACGACCGACTACACGGTCGATTCCACCAATTTGACCTTTGGCAGCGGCTGGAGCAAGGACCAGAGCGGCCCTGGCGGCGTCTGGCGCGCCTTCTCGAACGGCTCGGCCAAGTCGGTAACGTTCAAGCTGGACACGACCTCGTTTCGCATCACGCTGATGAAGGAGTATGGATGGGGCAGGGCCGACGTGCTGATTGGCACGACCGTCTATGCGACGCTCGACTGCAACGATTCCGTTGGTGGCGGCTTCGCGCAGGACGTGACAGTGACAGGCTTGCCGGCCGGCTCCAACAAAACGATCACCATCAAATCGAAGGACGGGTCCGCCAAGCCGTTCGTCTTCACCAAGGTCTCGTTCGACGCCGTGACCAAGTTTGCCACGGTCAACGAGACGATCCCGCTCGCCTATAAGTTTCAACACATTCCGCCTTATGCCGCGCCAGGTGCTCGCCTGCAAAACGGCAAGATCGCCTGGGATGCGGTCGACAAGACCAAGCAGGATGTGACGTTGCCGCGCACCAATCAGGGCGTGACGGCCGCACGCCAATACACGCGGTTTCCCACCTACTGCGTCTACTACGGTGCAGGCAAGGACGATGTGCTGAACAAGTATGACTTGCTGGTCATCGAGCCATCGGCGGTCTCGCGTAAGCAGGTGGCTGCTTGGCAGGCTCAGGGCATCAAGGTGCTCGGCTACGTCACGTTTGGCGAGGAGCATGGTGAGCTGTCGGACATATACGATCCTGGCAGCCCCGTCCGTCCGGCCATCGACGATGGGAAGGGGACGGGCGGCTACGCTTCCTATTTGAACAAGGGCGGAAACCTGTTTGGGGAGTCGAGCGAATGCGGGCACGACCGCCAGCGCGTTGAGGGCGTGAAAGCCTGTGCCGTGGGCAACCCCAAATACTTCACCGGCACGGGCCGGTGCAGCCCTGTCTGTGGCTTCGATCGCCGCACGGGCTATGTCACCCAAAGCACTGGTGGAGCCTGCGGTGGCGGGTTCACGTCGGCCAACTACTGGCAGCGCGACGCCATGACAGCGTGCAAGAACGCGAGCTGCCCGAAATACACCCCGCGCCACAAGGGCTGCCCACAATGGACGGAAGCCGACACCCATTGGGGTCAGGACTTCGCGATGGATGACAGCTACCCGGACCAGAACGGCATCTGGGATTCCAGCTTCATCAATCCCCTTGCGCCGCGCTGGTTCGAGAAGCTGAAAACCCAATACTTGCCGACCGTGATGGACCCGCAGGTCGAGTATTCGGAAAGCCACGCCATTGCCTCGCACGTCACCGCGAGCGACGGAAAATCTGTGTTTGTGTTCCGCACCGACCATTGGCCGATTGATGACGCTGAGCGCCTGATCATCACGAATGGCGCGGGATACGCTTACACGCCGAATGTGGACTTCAGCTACGACAAGGACACTGGCGCCTTCATCTTCGACACGAATGCAGGCGTGGATTCGGGCGGTCAGCCCGCGCTGGTGGCTGGCCAGACGCTGAACATCATCTACACCCGCAAGGGCCTGAATTGCGACGGTCTGTTCATGGACACTGTGGATACGGTTGACGTATACCCGAGTGCCGCTTTCCAAAACGCCTTTGCGGATGTGATCAATCGGCTGAAGGCACTGTGGCCGACCAAGGCGTTCTGCTCGAACCGTGGCTTCACGATCCTGGACAAGATCATCAAGTCTTGCTCCTACGTGATGTTCGAGTCGTTCCTGGTCGACTATGACTGGGCGACCGGCCTCTACTCGAAGATCACCGACCCCAGCTCGGTTGCTTACAACGACGGCATCAAAGAGCAACTCCGCGCGCTGCGTCGCGCCAACCGCTTCGACGTGCTGGCGCTGAACTACTGCGACAACGGCCCTGCCGGCGACGAGCTGCGGAACTACATCGCCGACACCTGCTACAAGGAGGGCTACATCAGCTGGAGTTCTACCATCCTGCTGAATGACCCATTGCCGAACAAGCCGGTCTCGGTCAACCCCGGTGGTGCAATTCGCTCCAACGTCTGGTATTTGCTCAAACAGGTGCAAGCATGAGCCTGAACAATGAAGTGAACCCTTTCCTCATCGACGTGCCCCAGGTAACGATCGTGCGCCTGGTGCGCGTGGTCAACGGGGTCGAGGTCGAGACCCCCGACACAGACTGCCGCCGCATCTGGACTCGCACCACAAAAAGCGGCGCCGCTGGCGCGCAGCAGACCGAAATCGTGGCACAGCCCGAAGGCAACCGCGTCACGCCCGATCCGCTCAATCGTGACAACCTGCGGAGCTACTGATGGCCGGCACTCGTCAATACGTTGATCCTGGCTACGTCGAGAGTGGCTATGTCGCCGGCGGCTCAATTGTCATGTCCGACCTCATCGTCTCAAACAAAGACGTAACGGCTGATGACTTTCGCGACATGATGGCCAATGGCCACGCGCCGACCTACACGCCGTTCCGCCCGTTCATCGTGGGCGATTACGACTATCGGTTTGCGCTGTTCCGCACGGTGATGAAGACCGAAGGCATCGACCGCATCGCCCTGAGCAAACTGGACCTGTCGGTGGACGTGCCTGACATTACCGATCGGGGGCAAGTCACGATCGACAACCCGATCGCTGGCGCTCGCGTGACGTTCGCCCGCAGCTTCCACAAGCCGCCAGAGATGAGCTTCACAATGAAGGGCGGCACGGTATTCGCCATTCCGTCCTTCGAGGTAGATGAGTCAGGCTTCAACGTCTGGCTTAAAGACCCGGTGAGCGGCAACAAGGTGGCCGGCACAGTCTCTTGGACGGCGCTGGGCTATTAAGCTGACAGGGCTGCGTGCTAGAATGGCAGTCAATACTGACTATAGTGAAGCAAGGACATGACGCAGAAGTATCTCGACATTCCCGATTCGCACACACTGCAACAGTCCTTGCCGGAGATCCTGGACAACGACAGGACCGCGATCTCCTGTAGTGCGGGCGAGTCTTTTCCCATCACGAACCTCTTGGTGGGCATGCTGTGCTACCGCAGCGACCAGGGGATGCTGTATCAGCTCCAAGATCTGTCGCCGAACTGGGTTCTGATTGCCGACCTCAACCGGGTGCCGGTGTGGAAGGACAATCCAGTGCTCGCTGGCATTCTCTCGCTCACGAACAACCGCGCCACGTTGAAAAACGTGGCAGATTCGCTACTCATGGAGTCGCTTCAGTTCGGCATCATGAGCGGGCGGGGTGGGGTGTTCCTGGCCTACAACGTGACCTGGGATGGCACGAACTGGAACCGCGTCGATACCACGAAGGGCGGCGCTCTGCTGCAACTGGCGTCGACTTCCGGCCCGTCGCTGTTTGCGTGCGGCGCCGGCGCGAACCCGGTCAGCTCGTGGAACATTTCCAACGGTTCGTCGCTCTGGCACGCCAGCAACTTCGACCCGACGACGAAGCTGAACAAGGCCGGCGACACCATGACCGGCCCCCTGACACTGGCTGGTGACGGCAGCTCGCCGATGCACGCCGTGACCAAGCAGCAACTGGATACGGTCGCAGCAAACACGGCAAACCAGAAGGTCGCCAAGACCGGCGACACCATGACTGGCAACCTCTCGGTGCCCGCTGTGCTTTCCGGCACCACCTACGCGAGCAACTGGTTCCGCAGCCAGGGACCAAGCGGCTGGTATAGCGAGTCTTTCGGTGGCGGCATCTACATGGAAGACAGCTACTGGGTGCGCGTCTACAACGGCAAGGCGTTCCTGGTGAACAACGTTATCCGCTCGAACGGATGGTCGGGCGGCCAGACGAACTTCCAAACCGGCGACGGCGTGGACCTGTCGCAAATCTTCGCGCGCGTGACCCACAGTCACGGTGTCGGCATCAGCAATATTGGTGACGGCGCCACGGCAGGCTTCTTCGACAGCGCCTGGTGGAGCGGCAACGATCTTTGGCTCCGAAAGAACTCAAACTGCAACTGCAACTGCCGTTGCTCCTGCGGCTAACATGATCAATCGACACAATCGCCATTTCGCGGGCCTGCGCGAAGACTTCCTGCCGATCGTCATGGAATACGAGGGCGGACTGCTGCTGCGCATGCTGACACTGCGGGACGATACGGAGACGATGAAATTCGCGCCGGTCGATCCCAAAGAGAGCCGTGCCAACGCGGTCCTGCTCAAGAGCGCAGACCCCACCATCCACGCCGGCGGCCTGGTGGTCCTGGGAGAGCACCTGCGAGACGATCTGACCGGCCACACTTTCATCTGCTCTGGCCAAGCCAGCCTGTCGATTGACGGCCTGGGCTCGGGTGAGTGGGTCGACTATGCGGCCTGGGTGTTCTTCGTCGATGGCAACGGATTGCCCCAAGCACCAGTCAACCGACATGTCGAGACTTACCAGTCCAAAGCCAGCGCGCCGCGCTTGAGCAAGATGCGCGAGCAGTGGTCGGTAGTGCAGGTGTTCGTCCCGTTCAAGACAGACGCCATGGCCGCCTGTTGCAAGTCGGTCTGCATCGGCCCGCTTGGCATGATCACCAATCTGACCTTTGGCGAGGAAGCCTCTACCGAGGACGTGGTAGCGGGCTCCGCCCGCAAATTCTTGCCGTCGCTGCGCCTGGACGCGCCGGAATCAATCCGCGCAGACCGGGCCGACGATCTGACGGTGACGCTGACCGATTGCGATGGCAACCCCGAAACCAGCGGAGACGCCGAGGTCTACTTGGAAGCAACGGGTGGCTACTTGAACTGGCAGCGCGTCACAACGGTGGGCGGAGTCGCCAGGTTCAAGCTGCGCATGACGGATCTCGTCAAGGGCGATGAAGTTCGCGTGAAGGCGGGCTTTCGCAACTACTCCGGTATTACGGAAGTGGTGGTGAAGGTCGCCTGATGCTCAACATCTTTCTGGGCTACGCCTGCAATCTGAAGTGCGAATACTGCCTTCAAACTCCCGAGGCAAAGGACGCCGATCGCAAGAAGCACGACCCGGCGCCCTTCATCGAACGCATTGCGCCGCTCATGCTCCAGAAGGGCATTCGCGACGTAGCGTATTGGGGTGGCGAGCCGCTCATTTACTGGAAGCAGATCGAGGCGATTCACGAGGGCTTGCTCGCCAAGGGCGTGCCCATCCGCTTTATCAAGTTCGCCACCAACGGCACATTGCTACAGCAGGAGCATGTGGACGCGCTCAATCGCTGGGACGCGACGGTGATCCTGAGCCAGCACCAGGAGTATGGCCAGCCGAATTGGGAGATGGCGGCCAAGCTGCAACGCTCATCGCTCGCCTACCTGTTCACCCACGAGACACTGACAGCCTGGCGTTGGTTTGACGAGATCGCCACGCTGGAGCAGCGGCACGGCCGGTTCTTCTGGCCGGTTATGTATTGGGTCCGCGCCACCGACGGCGCCGACCCGCGCTTCTACATGACTCATGCCGATTTGGACTTGCACGAGAAGCACCTCTGGGAGCTTGCCGATCTGCGCGCCAAGGGCGACCGGTATGCGCACGCCGTTTGGGAGGGGCACTTGCAAGAGTGGCGGGCCAAATACAAGCCCGATCACGTTGGCCCCGTGGCGGCGCGCTGCTATTCCGACGACCACATCTCCGTCACGCTGACCGGCGACCGCTATATCTGCCACCACAGCGTCAAGAGCAGCCTCAAAACCGGCAATGTATTCCAAACCATGCGCTTCACCACGCCAAAAGAGATGCTGGCCATCGAGCAGGCAAATCGCTTTGTGCGCACGGAAGAGTGCATGACCTGCCCGATCCGCACCTACTGCCGTGGCAGCTGCCACCTCTCCAACACTCACGACGTTGACTGTCGGCTCTCCAAGATCAAACACCAGATTCTGAGCCACATCGACCAACAGGAACGCGCATGTTCTCCTTCGTAATGCAGGCCGGCGACGGTCAGCAGCACATCGTCAATTACGATCCTCGCACGTCAGCTCTGACATGGGAGGACGGCACGCCGCTTGCACTGGACCATCTACACACCAGCTACGAGCCGCGCGCCTTCGCGCAGGCGCACAGGACTTCCCCGACCAACCCACAAGGCAAGGTGGCGCAGGTGCGGCAGGTGAAGATCCAGCTGGGCATGAAGTGCAACTTCAGCTGCACATACTGCAATCAGGCGAGCCAGCCGCACGAGTCGCACGGCAACCCCAAGGATGTGCCCGAGTTTATGGCCCGCCTCGAAGCCGCGCTCGACATTGCCGACGGCGCAAACACGCGCTTTGAGTTCTGGGGCGGCGAGCCGTTCGTTTACTGGAAGACCCTCAAGCCGCTGGCAGAAGCCGTGCGCACTCGCTGGCCGGCCGCGACCTTCAACATGATCTCCAACGGCAGTCTGCTCGACGCCGAGAAGGTAGAGTGGCTCGACCGTCTGGGCTTCAATGTCGGCGTCTCGCACGATGGCCCCGCGCATGCGGTCAATCGCGGGCCTGACCCGTTCGATGACCCGCAGTCGGCCGCTGGCCTGAAGCTGCTGTTTGATCGCCTCGCGCCGCAGGGCCGCATGAGCTTCAATTGCGTGCTCACGGCCAACAACATGTCGCTGGAGGCGGTGCGCAATTTTCTGGCTGAGCGCCTGAGCGTTGATCCACTCGCGGTGCCAATGGAGACTGAAGAGTTCGTGGCGGCCTACGATGAAGGCGGTTCGAGCCTGTCACTGTTCTCCGACGGCGACAAGCGCGCTGTAACCCATACGGTGTTTCGGGAGGTTACACAGGCGAACGCGGCGCGCGTGGCGGCGGTCAACGTCAAGCTGCGCGATTTCGTGCAGGCGATCGCGCAAGCGCGTCCGTCCAGCGCACTGGGGCAGAAGTGCGGCGTTGACCGGCCCGACAGCCTGTCGGTGGATATGAAGGGCAACGTGCTGACCTGCCAGAACACAGCCCCTGAGACCAAGCACGGCCTTGGCAGCATTGACGCATTGGAGAAGGTGCGCTTCACGACCGGCTGGCACTGGTCGGAGCGACAAGGCTGCTCCACTTGCCCGGTGCTTCACCTGTGCGGCGGCAGCTGCTTGTTCCTTGAGGGTGAAATGTTCGCGCAGTCCTGCGACAACGCTTTTGCCTACAACCTTGGCCTGCTCGCGGCGGCCCTCAATGCGCTCACAAAAGGCATGGTCCTGACTGAGATTCGCGGCGAACGCATCCGCAAGCCTGGCGTGACCTCGCTGCCGGTGATCGACCTCTCGTATAAGACCAAGCCCGCCAAGAAAGTCATCCGTCTGGCTGTTCAGTAATAGTCAGTGCTGACTTGAATTGAGGGGGCAAAGCGGCTAGTATTGGGCATCTTTCAAAGGATGCCCAATGCCTGCCGCCAAGCAAAACTTCACCATCGAGCAGCGAGCCACGTTCAAGAAACGGCTCCAGTATCGAGACACGCGCGGCAAGCCGATCAACCTGACGGGCTTCGCCGCTCGCATGCAGATTCGATCGGCCGCAAATGCGGCCGAGGTGTTGTTGGAGCTGTCGACCGAGAACGGCCGCATCGCCCTGCGCGGTGCAAGCGGTGTCATTGACCTCCTGGTCGACTCCGCCACTACCAGCACGATCACGTGGACCCAAGCGGTCTACGACCTCAAGCTCATCGCTCCCGAGGGCACCGACCTGCGACTCCTGGAAGGCAAGGTGTTCGCCAGCCCTGGAGTGACCCAATGAGCGTGGAAGTCCAGATCGTCCAGGTCGAGGAGAAGGAGACCGTCGTTGTTGACGGCACCGTCTTCGAAGTGGTCTCCGTCGGCGAGCAAGGGCCGCCCGGTCCTCCTGGGCCTGTCGGCCCGCCGAGCGACACGATCCAGGTCAAGTATCCGGCAGCCACCGCGCTCTCGGGCCACATCATGACGGCGGTCACAACGTCCCGGACGTTGGAGCCCGCCAGCAACGACAACCCAGCCCACGCTCTGCGTCTGGTCGGCATGACAGTCGGCGCGGTCGATAGCGGGGCGCCTGGCACGGTTCAGACCTTCGGGGAGTTTGAGGAGCCCAGCTGGTCTTGGACGCCGGATCAACCGGTCTACCTCGGCAAGAACGGACGCCTCACGCAGCAGCCGCCAGCGGCACCCGATGCGGTCTTCTCCCTGGTGGTCGGCGTGGCCTTGGCGCCAACCCGAATCTTCCTCGCACCGAATTTCCCCATTTTTCTGACTCAGGAGTAATTGATGGCTGGCAAGAAATATATCCGCAACAGTGGCGGCCAACTGCAAGAAGAAGCCTCGGTTGACACGTCGTCGGGCGCGACCGATGCCGGCAAGATCGTCGCACTGGACGCGAGCGGTCATCTTGACGACAGCATCACCAACGCGACCGTGACTGCGGCCGCCAATCGCCTGGTCAAGCTGGACGGTAGCGGTCGTCTGGACCCGACCGTGATGCCCACAGGTATCGGCGCTGACACGGCCGTTGTTGTTGCCTCCGAAGCGCTGTCGGCGGGCGATTACGTGAACATCTGGGACAACGGTGGCACGCCGAAGGTGCGCAAGGCTGACGCCTCGGCCGCCGGCAAGGAAGCGCATGGCTACGTGACCGCCGCCGTCGCATCGGGCGCGAATGCCACGATCTACTTCGAGGGCACCAACAGCAACGTGACCGGCCAGGTTGCGGGCAACGTGTTCCTGTCGACCACGCCTGGCAAGGGCACGAACACGGCGCCGACCGCTGCCGGCCAAGTGGTGCAGCGCATCGGCTTCGCCGTAAGCGCCACGGCGGTGAACTTCCAGAGCCAGCCGCCGATTCTGCTGGCGTAACGGACGAGCGGCATGGCTACAAAAAAGCCCCTCGTCTTGAACACGACTGGCGCGATCGAGCAGCTTCAAGCTGGTGACGCGCTGGACGTGCTCAAGGAGTTCACGGTCCCTTACGCGAATGCGGTCAACATCGACTGGTCGCAAGGGGACATTGCCGTGCTCACCCTGACGGGGGACTGCACCATCTCGATGCAGGGCACTCGGAAGAAGTGCCTGCTACGACTGGTGCAGGACGCGACGGGTGGCCACGCAGTCGCGTTCGACAGCACGGTGCGCTTTGGCTCCGACATTCCCAGCATCACGCTTTCCACCGCCGGCAACAAGGTCGACTACATCGGCCTCGTCTACAACGGCGCCGCCGGCAAGTTTGACCTGATCGCTTACACGCGCGGTTATTAAGGAACCCCATGCGACTCGCAGTAGAAAACGACCTGTCGGCGGCGATGGTGTCGGTCTATGACCCGACGAAGATCACGGCCAGCAATCTGTTCCACAAAAACACCGGCTCGAACCCGCAGGACAACTACGTCGGCCCGACGCCGATTGCTCTGGCGCGGCCAATGGAGCAAAGCGCGTCGATCCCTGGCATGTATCCGCATGCCATCCAGGTTTCGTCCACGATGGACTGGGTGTTCCTGGCGGATGGCGCCGCAGCGGCGGCCACGCGGCGCTTCATCCTTTACGAGTTCAACCGCAGCACCGGCCAGTTCAACTGGAAGGGATACATCACAGCTACCTTCCCGAGCGCGACTGCGCACACCGTTCGAGGCTTCCGCGCGCTGCGTGACGTTCACACGACCGGCACCGTTGCGGTTAGCGGCACGGGCGTGACTGGCGCTGGCACAGGCTTTTCGACCGAGCGTATTGCCGCTGGCTCGCGCATCGGCTTCGGATCGACGGACCCGAACGCGATCACCACCTGGTATGAAATCTCCTCCATTGCCAGCGACACCAGCCTTACGCTGACTGGCTCGGCCGGCACCATTGCTGCCGGCACGCCCTATGTGGTGGAAGAGCTGCGCTTGGCCATCGTGACGACCAACGCGACCGCTGCCAACGGTGGTCTTTTTGTCGTAAAGGGCTTGCGTCCGGAGCTGTTCGTGTCGGGCGGGACGACCATCCCGGCAGCCACCACGACCGACAACGTGCGTGCAGTTTTCTGGCTCGCTGATGCCGCGACCGTGACAAACACGTCGGGCGCAGGCTGCGCGATCAAGTCGCGCGATGATTTCGCCACGCATTACTGCTACGCGCTGGACACGGCCGGCAAAATCTACAAATACAACATGCGCGCCGCGCTGGCGCTCACTGGAGGCAAGGCCACGCTGTCGGGCGCGGATGTTGTGGTCACGGGCGTGCAGGCCGTGAGCGGCACGATGAAGCAGGTGAACAATGGCCGGATCGCGACGCTCAACCACGGACCTGGGGCGGGGGTGCTGTGCCTGTATTTCGCCACGAGCACCCGCATCTATCGTGTTGTTGAGTCCAGCATCACGGCGGGCAACACGACTTGGCAGGCGGACTTCATGGTCGAAACGCCGCCTGGAAGCTCCAACACGCTGCCGGCGTCGTCGTCGATGGATTCGGTCGAGGTTGCAAGCACGCTGGATCGCCTGGTGATCCTCACCAGTAGCGGCTATCGCAAGTATCTGACCCAATACCGCACGGACGCCTCGCCGGTGGACATCGTGTGGGGATCGAACACGCAGTATTACGACCAGACGACCAACGACAGCGGCACGCCGGTCTCGATGGCGGACCAGGGCCTGCCGTGGAGCTGTTGGGTCGAGAACGGCATGTGCTACCTGGCGCGCACGTCGACCTTCATCGCCAACAACAGTCTCTACGCCTTTCCGATGGGCGCTGACTGGAATTTCGCCGCCTCGACCGGCCAGCGTCTCATCACGCCCGCGATCAGCACGCCCAATGCACTGAAGTATTCGCGACTCTACGTGAACGAGGTGGCGATGTTGGGCAGCAACGCGCTCGGAATCTCGACCGAACCCTACAGGGTCTATGCACGCACGGCCGGCATCAGCGACAACAGTGGCGCTTGGACACTGCTGGATTCGAGCTTGAACCTCGGAGGCATGGCAGGCGCTGCCCAGATCCAGTTCGCGTTCGAGTTCCGCACGGTTGGCTTCACCTGTGCGCCGGCACGCATCTGCGGCCTCTGCGTGACCTACGATTCAGGCGACTACTTGCCGACTGGGATGGAGTGGAGCTTGAACGACTCGGACACGACCAATAACATCATTGGCTTCGCACAGACCACTGTCTTGGGCGGCGTGCCGAACCTTCAGATCGACTTCTTCCGCGAAGACACTGACGCCAATGTGCTCACGCAGCAAAGCACGGGCAATGCCAATGGCGCCTTCGAATACTGGGATGGTGCCGGCTGGAGCGCGGGTGTGGGTCCGGATGCCGTTGGCACGCGCCGACGCTTCCGCCCGACTGCCGGCTTGCCGGCGAACGTGAACCTCTACGTGAAGCTGAAGGCCATCTAAGTGGGAATTGTCCTGCGCGGGGGTCAGCAGCGGCTGACTCCCATCTCGACCTCTATCACGCCGAACGCAGCCGTGCGTCTACGCGGCGCTCGTGCTGCATTCCGCTCGGTGTTTCACGCCGGCGCGAAGGCGGCGACAGTGGGCCTAAATGGCGCACGGCTCACATGGCAGAAGACCAAGGCAACTGTGTCGTTCGCCGCCCACCGCATGATGGCTATTTTCTTCTGAGAAAATAGTCAGCGCTGACTTGATATAGAGGATGTTTCACCATAGAATGCGCCTCTGGCCCTTTGCGAGAGAGCGACGAAGGATAAGGACATGGAACACGAAGGCACCATCATCATGACCAATCGCGCCGCTCTTGAGCAGCAGATGGATGAAGTCCGAAGCGACGTGCGGGAAATGCGCGCGTCGATGGCAAAGATCGCCGAGGCGATTACGCGCCTGGCAGTCCTCGAAGAACGTCACCTGTCCACCGCCGCGCGCCTCGACAAGATCGAGAGCCGGCAGCGCGACTCCGAGAGCAAGGTCTCGGAGCTGGACAAGACCCAGATCAAATACATCGCAACCCTCGACGGCATTACCAAGACCGTCCGCATCTTGTGGGTGGTCGGCGGGGCAGGGGTGCTGGCAATGATCGCCGGCTACGCTAAACACGCTTTCGGAGTGTAGTAAATGCTGACTATGCAGAAAATCCAACGCTGGTTCAAGTCGTTCTTCGACTTCCGTCTGCTCCTGCTGATCGGTCCAGCCAGCTACATGCTGGCCACCGACATGCCGGTATTCAAGACCCTCCTGTATTCCATCAGCGCCATGCTGCTCATCGTCGGCGTCGCCCACTGGCTGCGTCAGGTGGTGATGCACTACGTGGAGCTGGGCGACCTGATCGACTCTGCACGCCGTGACCCGATGGCGTCTGCCGTCGTGGTGCTCGCGGTATGCCTGTTCATGTCGGTGCTGGTCGGCGGCATGATCTGGTGGGTGCGCGGCTGATGCTGCCCAACCTGGCGCACCTCTATGTGCCGCTGCTGACGGCCCAGGTGCTGGCCTTCTGGCCAACCATGCCCGCACCTTCGACGCTGGCCGCTCAGATCGAGCAGGAGACGTGCGTCAGCCTCACCCACGCGAAGTGCTGGAACCCGAAGGCGGAACTGAAAACGACCCGCGAATACGGGTTCGGCCTTGGGCAGCTCACTGTCACGCCGAAGTTCAATAACTTCGAAGCCGCGAAGACCTGGGACAAGTCCCTCGCCAGCTGGAAGTGGGAGCAGCGCTTTGACCCGACCATGCAGCTGCGCGCTCTGGTGATCTATGACCGCAATCTCTACACCGCCGTAGGGCCTGCCGCGACCGAGATGGATCGACTCGCCTTCATGTTCAGCGCCTACAACGGCGGCCTGGGCGGGGTGAACAAGGATCGCCAGGTCTGCCGTCATACGCCAGGCTGCGATCCGGCTCGCTGGTTCGGCCACGTCGAGCAGCACAGCTTCCGCGCGCGCACCGCCGTGCATGGCTACGGCCAGAGCTTCTTCGACATTAATCGCGGCTACGTGCGGAACATCCTCTACGTGCGTCGCCAGCGCTACCTGTTTCTGGACCAGAAGGACAGCCGATGAAGAACCTGATGCTCGCGCTCATCGCCGGCCTGCTGGTCGGCGGGGCGGCAGGCTATTACACGAAGGGCCAGTTCGAAATGGCAAAGGAAGCGACGCAGCTGCGTGCCGACAAGAAGGAGTCCGCGCGCGGCGTCATCGCATCAACCGCCGCAAACCACGCGCTCGAACAGAAGGTCGATGCCAGCGACAAGGCCGTCACCGCCGTTCAGAAGGCCGTGGCCAAGCAACTGGCCAAACCTGTGAAGAGGAAAGACGCCCATGAAGAATCCGCTCAGTGCGTGCTGCCTGCTGGCGACGCTGCTTTGCCTTTCACTGTCGGCACTGTCCGGCTGCTCAACGCCGCCCGCGAAGGGGTCGCTGTGGATGCCGCCGCCGTCGTCGATGGAGAGAGCCAAGCCCCTGCCGACCTTGCGGTTGCCGAGTTCGTCGACAACGACCTCGAAGTAGTGCGGCTGTATCACGAGCTGGCGGCCAAGCATGATGCCTTGGTCGAGGCAGTGGAAAAGAAGCTCAAGGAGCAGGCTGAATAAGCCTGCTTTTTCGTTTACCCCAACCTACCTTTCCAACCCATGACGGACACGAAGGCCGATCTGAGCCGCTTCATCAGCGTCTACAACGACCTGGCAAACTACCCGACGATGTATGACGTGGCAAACGAGCTTGGCATCAGCGTCAAGACCGTGCGCAACAAAGCCGGTTTCCTGCGCACGCTCTCGCGTGACGACCCCAAGGCACCGAAGGTCATCATGCGTGCGCCCGTCAACGACAACCCCATGTCGGAAGACGCCTCCAAGTTCATGGAGCACTGGGGGCCTGACGAGTGCGTGGCGGAGCTGCGCCGCGTGGCCGAGATCGATCCGGAGCGTGTCGTCACCCGGAACCACTTCCGCAACCACAGCGCCATTTCGGAGTCGACCTGGAACCGCTTCTTCGGCACGTTCGAAGAGTTCAAGCGCCAGGCCGGCATCAAGCTCTCCCGCCAGCAGCACGGCATGGAGCGCAACATCGCCAAACACGCCAGCGTCGACCACTACCGCCGGATGAACATCGAGCGGCAGGACTGGGCAGACCGCTACGTCCGCGACAACCCGAACCGGTTCAAGACCGTCCTGGTGTGCTCTGACCTCCACGACATTGAGATTGACCCGTTCTACCTGCGTGTCCTGATTGACACGGCCCGCCGCGTGCAGCCGGACGTGATCTCCCTGGTGGGCGACATTTTCGACCTGCCCGAGTTCGGCAAGTATGGCGTCGACCCGCGCGAGTGGGATGTGGTTGGCCGCATCCGCTTCGCCCACGAGCACATCCTGCGGCCGCTGCGCGAGGCATGCCCCGAGACCCAGATCGACTTCATTGAGGGCAACCACGAGGCGCGTCTGCTGCGTCAGCTGGCAGATGCCACGCCGGCCCTGCGCGCGGTGCTGTCGGACCTGCACGGCTTCACGGTCGGCAAGCTGCTGGGCCTGGAGCAGTTCGAGATCAACTACATCGCCAAGGCGGACCTGTCTGCCTGGACCAAGCGCGACTTTGAGAAGGAGTTGGCCAACAACTACAAGGTCTACTTCGACACGTTCCTGTGCCACCACTTTCCGCATGCCCGCAACATGGGGCTGCCTGGCGTGAATGGCCACCATCACCGGCATCAGGTCTGGAGCGAGTTCAGCCCGATCTACGGCCCCTACGAGTGGCATCAGCTGGGTGCTGGCCACGTGCGCTCGGCGTCCTACTGCGAAGGAGAGCGCTGGCACAACGGCTTCGCGGTTGTGAACATCGACACGGAGAAGCACAGCACGGCCATCGACTATGTGCCCGTGACGGACTTCGCTGTGTCGGGCGGCAAGTGGTATTACCGGGCGCCATCCGAATCGCACGCTTCGGTGCAGGAGCCCATCCTCGTCGCGCGCTGACCTTTCTTATAGTTAGATAGTCAGCATTGACTTACAATGGGGCTTTCCAACCTAATCGACGGGAAGCCCCTCATGGCCCGCAAACACCAGTCGCAGCAAAAGAAGCGCAACGCGCGGCGCGCTCAAGACACGCACGAGGGACTGCATCGCCAGGCTGAAGCCTACGAAGCCATGCATCAGCAGAAGGAGCGGATCGACACCCGTCCGATCGAGCCGCAGAACGACGCCCAGCGTCGCTACATCAACGCCATTTCTCACTTCCAGCTCACCTTCGCAACCGGCCCTGCTGGCACCGGTAAAACCTGGCTGGCCGCTGCCCTTGCAGCTGCCGCGCTGAAAGACGGTCGCATCGAGAAGGTCATCATCACGCGACCGGCAGTGGAGGCGGGCGAGAATCTGGGCTTCCTGCCTGGAGAAATCGAGGACAAGTTCGACCCATTCCTCCAGCCATTCAAGGACGTGCTGAACGAGCGCCTGGGCAAGTCCCACGTCGAATACCTGATCCGTGCCGGCCGCATCGAGGCGGCTCCCCTGGCATACATGCGAGGCCGCACGTTCAAGAACGCCATCGTCATCCTCGACGAGGCGCAGAACACCACCCCGACGCAGATGAAGATGTTCCTGACCCGCATCGGGGAGGGCACCAAGGTGATCGTCAACGGCGACCTGGCACAGAAGGACGTGCGAGGCGAGAGCGGGCTCGAAGATGCCGTGGCCCGCCTGTCGTTCATCCCTGCCGTCAAGCACGTGCGGTTCACCAGCCGCGACATTGTGCGCTCGGGCCTGGTGCAGGAGATCGTCTCGGCCTACGACGCCCCGAAGCCTTCCAACGAACCGCTGCCGCTCGCAGCATAAGGACTGACATGGATAACCAACACCGCAAGATCGCCGGCTACCGCGAACTGTCGCAGGCTGAAATCGACCAGATGAACAGCATCAAGGCGCTCGGCGCACAGGTGGGCGAAGCGATTCAAGCCCTGAAGGCGATGCCGGGTCTGGACCAACGGGCCGTTGCGATCGGCATGACTGAGATCCAGACGGGCTTCATGTGGCTGATCCGGGGCATCACGCAACCGGCGAGCTTCGCATGATGGACGTGCGGCCGATGGAGCGCCTGCCGAAGGCGTAACGCAGGACGGGGGCGGGTTCGCTCCCGTGACTTGGGTTCCACAGCGCGGGGTCTTGGGTATCCCGCGCATTCCCGTCAAATACAACTACAACAACACAACAATGAACATGTGCAAGTTTGCTTTTACGGAGCCGAGAGGATGACCCAAGCAGTAGCCCAAGAACCCAAGCTCGCGGAATGGTTCGGCGAGTTCTACGGGCACGACCTTCATTTCCTGCACTGCGAAGTGCTGGCCATCCAGAACATCCCCGCGAAGCTCCTGAAGAAGGAGCCGGAACTGCACGCGACGCGCTGGTTCGATTACCGCCGGATGCACCCGACAAAGGCCACCTATCTGTTCTATGCCATGTATGTGCGCGCCTACCGGGACTTCATCACCAAGACTCGCGATCGCGGCATGGGCTCGGGCATCCTGCCGTTCAAGGGCGTCAAGGGCGACTTCATGAACGCGAAGGAGAAACAAGCGCTCTGGCGGCTGCGTCAGGTGGCTGACAGCCTGGGCCTGCGCTACGACTTCTTCCTGCGCTTTGCGATGAACTGGAAGATCGAGCACAACTGGCACCACGTCCCGCGACCGGCCCACCTGGCCGCGAACGAGGAGATGCTGGCCGACTGCATGCTCGCGTGGGAGCAGGAGTGCAGGAACAGCCTCCAGCTGTGCAAGGACGAACGCTACCTGGCGCAGAACTTCTTCGGCCACGCCGACCAGCTCGCCTATGAAGCGTTCATCGTCGGGCAGATCAAGACGCGGGCGCATCCAAAGTATTCGCTGCACGCTGCGCTCTATACGCACGGTGTGCTGCGCATCGAGGCGGCCCTGACGCACTTCTCGCGGGATCAGGTCGAAGCAGCCCTGTCGCTCGCTGAATAACATAAGTCAACACTGACTATAATGAGTGAGTCGACGCTGAGAGCGTCTTTTGTCCAAATCAGGAGAGATTGCATGTTGTCCACCACCGAAGCAGAACGTCAGGCCCAAATCGCAGAAGGCGCTCGCTTGGCGCGCAGCGAGGGCGAGTCGTTTGGTAGCTTCACTCGCCGCTCCGGCACGCTGTCCGTGCGCCGCAATCCCGATCGCGCCGATCGCGCCGATCGCCCAGTTCGCACCGGCGGCTTTGCCCCGCGTGCCAAGTCGGCTGGCGCCGTGAAAGGGCACGAAGCGTTCCTCAAGGCCCTCGAAACATCTGGCGCCAGTATCACGGTGCTGATGGCCAGCGACGAAGAGCCGATCACCGGCAAGGTCAAGACCTCCGACAAGTTCACGGTGTCGCTGGAGACAGCCGACGGCACCTGGGTGCTGTTCAAGCACGACATTAGCCGCTTCAAGCCGCTCACGCCGCGCCCTGGCAAGGAAGCCGGCACGGCACAGAGCGCTGACGAGGATCAAGCCTGATGAGCGCAGCGGCCGACATTCCGCGCACGGCGGAAGAATCGGTAGCCGCAATGGTCGGCACCTCCTTCACGGGCGGTGCCGGCTCGCCGGCTGCCGAACCCGCCGCCGAAGCGCACGAAGTCCCCAAGTTCGAATTCGACGAGGAGTTTCAGACGCGCATTGCCACCCTCGCGGTGCGTGATGGCGAATTCATGCGTCGTGCCTCGCACCTGTTGAAGCCGGAATACTTCGAGAACGCTGGCCAGGCCGCGCTGGTGAATATCACGCTGCGCTACCTGAGCAAGTATGGGCAAATCCCCAGCCTGCCGGCGTTCGCAATGCTGCTCAAGGATGCGCGGGACTCAAAGGCACTGCGGGAAGCCGAAGTGCGCGAATGTGCGGCGCAGCTGAGGGTCATCAAGGACGCTTCGCTGGCAGACCGCGAATACGTCGAGGACAAGCTCTCGCAGTGGTGCCGCAACCAGGCCGTCAGCCAAGCGATCCTGGATTCGGTGAGCCTGCTGGAGCGCCAGGAGTTCGGCAAGATCGAGAAGCTGATCAAGACGGCGGTCGACGTTGGCATCAGCGAGGACGGCGAGGAATACGACTTCTTTGCCAAGATCGAGGAGCGCACGGACGAGCGCCTGGACAAGGCGGCGGGCAAGATGCCGCCGACCGGCGTTACGACCGGCGTGCTCAAGATGGACGAAATCCTCTACCACAAGGGCTGGGGCAAGAAGGAACTCACGTCGATCATGGGCGGTGCGAAGGCCGGTAAGACGACCGCGCTGATCAACTTCGCCAAGAACGCCTCGCTGGCAGGTAAGAACGTGCTCTACGTCACGCTCGAAGTGGCTGCGCGGATCATTGCAGAGCGTCTTGATGCGTCCGTCTCGGACAACCTCATCAAGGAGCTGGGCAAGAACATCCACGACGTGCGCACCAAGATTGAGGCGTTGCAGAAGCGGGCTGGAAAGCTGCTGTTGCGCGAGTATCCGTCGGGCACGTTCACGCCCAACATGCTGCGTGCGCTGCTGGAACGCTACAAGTCGCAAGGCATCGTGTTCGACCTGGTGGTGGTCGACTACGCGGACATTATGGCGCCGAACTTCCGCTTCAACGACCCGATCGAGAACTCCAAGTCGGTGTATGTGGATCTGCGCGCTATTGCCTTCGAGTTCAACGTGGCGATGCTGACCGCGACGCAGACCAACCGTGAAGGCTACAAGTCGACGGTCGCGAAGGCCGAACACGTAGCGGAAGACTTCAACAAGGTCCGCACGGTCGACCTGATGATCTCCATTAACGTCACCGAAGAGGAGCGGGCGAAGGGCGAAGCGCGGCTGTATTTCGCAGCCTCGCGTAACCAGGAATCCGGCTTCACCATCTTCATCAAGCAGGACTTGGCCAAGATGAAGTTCATCGAGTCCATCTTGCGCGTCGAGTAGCGCAGGCAAGAGTGCAGGGGACGGTCTGTCCCCTGCATGCGATGCGTAGCATCACAGTATTGAATCGAAGTGATTGAACATGGCCGCAAACGAAGAACTGCAAGAGGCGCTTGATACCCTGGACATTGAAGCCTGGCTCGATCAGGAGGGCATCAAGTATCTCGTCACGCGCGGCGCTCGGGGTCTCCAGCTGAACGTGAAGGAGTGCCCGGTGTGCGGCAACTCCAACTACAAGGTCTACCTCAACGCCGACAGCGGGTTGGGAAACTGCTTTCATGGCGACTGCGAGGCCAAGTTCAACAAGTGGAGCTTCATCAAGGCCGTCCACAGCACGCTCTCGTCGCGGCAGGTCATCGACCACATCAAGCAGGTCGCCAAAGAGCAGGGCTGGCGCCCACCGCGCACGGTCGCGGTCGCCGTCAACATGAACACGGAGTTGGTGCTGCCAGAGTCCGTCGCGCTGCCTGTGAAAGGCCGCAACCTGCGCTATCTGGACAACCGCAACATCAACGGCACTATCGCCAAGTATTTCAGCCTGCGCTTCTCGCAGCGTGGGGTGTTCCGCTACAAGGATGCGGAAGGGCACAGCCGGGTTCAGGACTATGCCAACCGCATCATCATCCCGATCTTCGACCTGAAAGGCGACTTGGTGAGCTTTCAGGGGCGCGACATTACCGGCACGGCCGACAAGAAGTATCTGTTCCCGCCTGGCTTCGCGTCGACCGGCAGCGTGCTCTACAACGGCCAGAACGCGATCGGCGCCAAGCGCGTGGTGATCGGCGAAGGCGTGTTCGACGTTGCGGCCACCAAGATTGCGCTGGACGGCGACATGGCGCTTCGAGACGTAGTGCCCATCGGCAGCTTCGGCAAGCACCTGTCGGAAGGCGATGAGAACAGCCAGGTCGCTCGGCTCGTCGAGCTGAAGGCGAAGGGCCTGGAGCAGGTCACGTTTCTCTGGGACGGCGAGCAGCGAGCGATCGCGGACGCCATCAAGGCGGCGCTCATGCTGCGCAAGTTCGGGTTCGTCGCGCGGGTGGGCATTCTGCCGCCCGACAAAGACCCCAACGAAGTGCCGGCGGAGGTCGTGCGGCAGGCGTTCTGGCGCGCGGAGGTCATCACGCCTGCGTCGGCCACCAAGCTGATGATCCAGCACAAGCTCAAATTTGCCGCTTAATTCCAGTCACGATTGACTTTTAACCCCTGCGTCTGATGCGCAGAATACATACATCGAAAGACACGCAGTAATGCGAGGTAAGCATGGCAGAAGAAATCATCATTGACTGTAAATTTCTGACGCATACGGGGGGCACCAAGTTCTACGAGGTGATCCAGCTCCACAACGTCGCGGCAAAACGCTTTGTGCTGGTAAAGCGTTGGGGCAAGAAAGGCGTGATGGAGAGCGGAGGCGAGACAAAGGTGGAGGTCTTCACCGATGTTCGCAAGTGCCAACACGCCGCGCACAAGATCCTTGAAGAGAAGCGCAAGGGCAAGCCGGGGCAGGGCTCTTACGAGAATTTCCTCGCCCACTTCGGCCTGCACGGCCGCGCCGGCACGCTCACTCACGGTCGGGCCTTTGAGGCCATTCGCGACCACTACGGTGTCCAAGCGGCCGAGCACTTGAGCCACGAGTTGATGCTCGGCGCATTTGCCGCCGAGCCCGAACAGGCCCCAGAGGTCGTCTTCGAGAAGCCGGCCACGCCCATTGATCGCGGCGACACGTGGGGCAGCTGGTGAGCCAGATCGTCGAGCTGGAACGGCTCCACCCCACAACACAGCAAGCCATCGCGCATGACTTGCGCTGCCAGGTGCTGATGAGCGTCGTGGCCGTGCGTCAGCAGAAGGCAGAACTCGAAGTCAAACGCGGACTGTTCGGCGCCATGTTGCGCACGCACGCCCGCACCCGCCAACACGATGAAGCCCGCCCCGGTTGGGGCTCTTGGTAAGGAGTGACCGCAATGGCCGCCAAACAATCTTCGTTCCATTTCACGGACGAGACCTTTTACCCGCCGTCGGTATCTGCCAGCCCGAGCAACGCCTTCTACCTGCGTGGCTGCGACGTGGTGCAGCACCGACCGGCGTATTGCTCGTGCCTCGCGAAGATCGAAGCGCGTCAGCACGGCGTGCTGGACAGCATGTTCGCGGGCTGCTCGACCGCCATCGCGCACAAGACCTGCCAGGCGCTGTCGATGCGCTCGGAAGAGGAGCTGGCCGGCAAGGCGATCTACTTCGTCAATCGCGACAAGCTGCGCGCCTATGCAGATGAGCAGGCCGGCGGCGTTACGCCCCCGCTTTCCAAGACGAGCGCAGCGCCGCTCAAGCCCGCGCCGCGCCCAGCGCTCAAGCGCCCCGCCGAGACGAGCATCTTCCCGACGATGGCGGACGGCTACGCGGCGGCAATCAACGCGGGCATCGCAGAACTGAATCAGCGGACGCCGGCACCCGCATCTGTGCCGGAAGAGCCCAAGCAAGTCGTGAGTCTGCCGTCGATGAGCCCGAACCCAGGCGAAAGCATGGTCGAGTTCGCCCGACGGATGGCCGCACAACGCGCCGCAGCTTAACCACTACTCACTGGAGAACCACACTCATGCTGAACAACGAATCGCTCAAGCCGACCGCCGCCCAGATCATCGCCTTCCAGGCCAAGCTCGAAGAGCACATGCCGAAGGCTGGCGAGCTGGTGAACGAACTCATCTCGAAGGCGCTGTCGCAACAGCTGCTGCCCGCTGCCACCACGGTCGCGCTGATCGTCGGCGCTGTGAATCTGGCCACCACGCTGGTGGTGAACCAGGGCGGCGACGCCGACACCATCAAGAAGATGGTGCAGGACTTGGTGGACAAGGCCCTGGGCGATGTGGATGCCAACATGGTCACGATTCAGGGCATCGTCGCTGGCCAGGCCGAGCAGGTGGCGGCATGAACTCGCGTGAAATCTTCCTCCTGGTCGCGGCGATCGGCGCCTGCACCGGCAAGAACGACAAGCTCTCGCTGGTGAAGGGCAACATCGACGACCCGGAATTCGTCCGCGTCCTCAAGGCCGCACTGGACCCGACTGTGACCTACGGCGTGGCCAAGCGACCGGAGGTCAGCACGAGCGGCGGCGATGTGTTCGACAGCCAGACCTGGGACATTCTGGAGCGGCTGCGCGTGCGCGGGCTGACCGGCAATGCCGCACGTGACACGATCGTCGCGGAGATGGAGCGCCTCGATGCCGAGTCGGCCGAGTTGTTCTGGCGCATCGTGGCCAAAGACCTGCGTGCCGGCTTCTCCGCCGAGACGGTGAACAAGGCAAAGTCCGGCACGATCCCCGACTTCCCCTACATGCGCTGCTCCCTGCCGAAGGACGCTAAGTTCGACAAGTGGGACTGGTCCAAAGGCGCAATCTCGCAAGAGAAGGCGGACGCCATGTTCGCGAACGTGAACCACGAGCTTGATGGCCAGGTGGCAATCTCCAGCCGCCAGGGCTCGCAGTTCCCCATCGAGGCATTCGCCGAGCTGGCGGATACGGTGCGACGCATGCTCAAGCCTGGCACCCAGACGCATGGCGAGATTGTCGTCTTCCGTGACGGGCAGCCGCTGGCCCGCGCCTTGTCCAACGGCGTCATGAATCGCGTGCTCGACGGCGGCGCGTTCGAAGGGACGGAGCGTCCGGTGTTCTTCGCCTGGGACCAGATTCCCCTCGAAGCGGTGGTGCCGAAGGGCAAGTATGCCGTGCCCTATAAGACCCGCTTCACGGACCTGCTGCGCCAGCTGGTGCAGAACGACGTGGATGCCAGCTCGGCAGTGCGCGGCATCCCGACGCGCGTCGTCCACTCGCTCAACGAAGCCTACGTGCACAGCGGTCAGCTGATGGCGCAGGGCAAGGAAGGCACCGTGCTCAAGTCGCCCGACGCCACCTGGAAGGACGGCACGAGCAAGGAGCAGATCAAGCTCAAGCTCGAAGCGGAGGTGGATCTGAAGGTGGTTGCGATCGTGCTCGGCCGCGAAGGCACGAAGAACGAAGGTCGCGCCGGATCGCTCGCCTGCGAGAGCGGCTGCGGCCGGCTCCAGGTGGACGTGACCGTCAAGAACGAGGACATGCGCGATCAGGTCGACGCCAATCCCGACGACTGGATCGGTCGAATCATCGAAGTGCGCGCCAACGATCTGGTGCTGCCGTCGGCCAGCAGCGACTACTACTCGCTCTTCCTGCCGCGCATGACGGAAGCGTGCTACCGCAAGGACAAGAGCGAGGCTGACGACCTCACCCGCATCGAGGCGATCTTCGCGGCGGCCAAGCTCGGCCAGACGCTCAAGGAAGCCGCATGACAACCTTCTTCGAAGCCTCGCGGGCGGCCGTGAACTTCGACGCCGCCACCGCGACCGTGCAGGTCCGGTTGGCGGTGGAGCGCGACGGACGGCTGTGGGTGATGACCCCCATCCCCAGCCCGACCTACAAGATGGTCGAACCTGGCGATGTATCCGAGCCCGCATTCGCCATGCTCCAGCACGACTTCCAATCGTTGATGGACGCCGCGTGGGATGCCGGTATTCGACCCACGCAACTGAAGAAGGACCACGCCGCCGGCAGTGAAGCGATGAAGGCGGTGCAGGCCCATCTGGATGACATGCGTCGGCTCGTCTTCGCGCGAGAGCCTATCCAGCTGGAGCACGGCGCCGACACACCAATCACCGTCGACCTGCGCCGCGCCGGCGACACGGTTGCCACATTCTGAGGAAGCAATGGACGAAGAGCAGTTCAAGAAGGTTCAGGCAACGATGCCCTGGACGCACCACGTGATCCCGACCAATCGTGGCGGCCTGGTGCAGGTGCTGGACAACAAGGGCCAGGAGGTGCCCATCTTCACGATGGTCGCCTTCCTGGAAGTCATCACGCGCAAGCTGGCTCGCCCTGCGCAGCCGGCACAGGAGGCCGCATGACCGAAGCTCTGACAGGCAAGGTCTGCATCACCCGCCCGAGCGGCGGCAGCATCGAAGACGAGCCCGTTATCAAGCTGGAAATCAAGGACGAAAAGTCCGGCGTCCGGTTCCTCACCATGACGATGAAACCGGCTGACTTCGCACTGGCGCTCACCGGACTGTCCTTTGTGCCGGCGACGTTCGAACTGCGCGGCAGCGAGAACGTGGGCAAGGTCAAGGAAATCATGCGCGGTCGATTCGTCGTGCCCCGCGAGGAAGCGCGTTGCGGCCTCTCGAAGGACGAGATGCGCCAGATGCTGCGCGACCGTTGTCAGAAAGAAGGCTGGTTCCTGGACGACTACATCGGCAGCCAGGGCAGCGTCACGAAAAGCGAGGATGGCGGCACGACCATCAACTTCAACTATTACCGCTACGTCGAGGAGGCACTCCATGCAGAATAAGACCATCGTCACGCTGACCGGCCCGAGCTGCGGCGGCAAGACGACCCTGGAGGGCCTGCTCAAGGCCGAAGGGTTCGTCAACATCATCTCCACCACGACGCGGCCCCCGCGTGAGGGCGAGGTCGACGGCCAGCACTACCACTTCGTCGACAAGACACAGTTCAAGCGGATGCGCGAGCAGGGCGCTTTCATCGAGAGCGTCGAGTTCGGCGGCCACTTCTACGGCGCGTCGGTCAAGGCAGTCGAGCGCGCCACCGCCGACGGCAGCCCTGTCGTTCTCGTGTGCGAGCCCGAAGGCATGAAGCAGATCAGCGCCTACTCGGATCTGCACCGCTGGCACCACCTGGCTGTCTACGTCGACAATCCGGCGGGCGTGTTGGCCGAGCGCTTTCTCAAGCGTGCCGGCGTCGACATTGCCGAGCAGATGATCTCCAACGACCCAACTGCGGCCGCTCGTGTGGTGAAAAGCTACGCGCGGCGCCTGGCGGAAATGCTGTCGACCGAGCAGACGTGGGCCCAGGCCATCTTCACGAAGGACATTGACCTGCTGCTGCCGACCTTCGACGCTGACAACCAGGACACGGCGGTGCGGACGATCCTGGAGCGCCTGGCCACGCAACTGAAGGCGGCAGCATGA